ATATGAGGGATATGAGGGATATGAGGGATATGAGGGATATGAGGGATATGCGGGACGGACCACCTCCCCGAAATCGACCCGGCCGGGCTGCCGTTTTTGGGGCCGCCCCCCCCAATCCAAGGAGGGCGGAAAATGGGAACGGAAAACAACCAGCGATCCAAAAAAAAGAATGCTTATTTTTTATTTAACTTGTTGATTATCAATCATATAAACTAATATTTTAATACACATTTACATTTGATTAGTTTTATTATATATAATCGTTGAATTTTTATTGCATAATATTTGTTTGATTATAAAACATGTATTATATTTGCAATGTGAGATAACAATATTAACAAACAAGGCGTGCTAGATGCCTATACAAGTCCCTAGGGCAAGGGCAAATCTAATGACAAGTAAAGATCTTAACAAAGTACAAAGTGAGGTAAAGAAAGCAAGTGAGAAAACGTTAACAGGTGCGGTCAAAGCATGGTGTAACCTATTTAAGTCCGGAAAAGAGATCAACGAAATATTAAAGGATAACGATATTAAAGTAGATAAAGCTATTGTCCCCGCCTTGGTGTCTTTGGCAAAAGATAAAGAGATTGTGATACAACTTTGCAAGGAGATACTGCCACGTGTTAATACAACTTTTTGCGCATATAAAGAGGTGGAAAGGGTATATTTTGATAAATTAGATCAAGATAAGAATATTAAAACAGCAATTGACAAAATAGAAAGCGTTGCAATATTAGGCACCAACCATAAAAGGTTTGGATATAACGAGCCTGTCGAATATGATGGGGGTGTATACTATGATGTGTTTAACGGCTCAGACAAACGCATTGTAAAGTGTGCCATACCCATCAAACGATATACTTACAATCTGATCGCTAAATGTATTACTTACTACCTAACACACCCTAAAAATGATAGATAATTAGGCGGGCTATAATAGCCCGTCATGGTTGCATGCTATTGCGTCCCCGTCGCGCAACTGGACTCAGACTAAAATAGCGAGTTATTTAACATATTGATATAAGCATACACAAGCGGGTAGGGGTATAGCCGTTGGCGTTCGATAACTTGTGTAGATAGGCCACCGCTTAACAATGTGGTTTAGGTTCATATCCAGTCGTAGTATGAACCATTATTCTTTGGGCTTGTATCAAGACGGGTTAATACGTCCGGTTTCCGGATAGGCCGTGTAAAAACACGGGGTATATTGGTGTATATACGCATGTATAGGGCGTATGGTGATATGTTGTTAGAGTAGCGCATATCAAGTGTATGACGGTGTTATCTCCGTGCTAATATATCAATACGACGTATGTTAGGGTTGCTTAAATACCTAACATGTGTACGGATAGCAAATAACAACCCTTACAAGGGTATTTAGTGCGGTTAAATTGACGGACTCAATACGCCTTGTCGGTACGTATCACGGGTGACGTATGTACGTATTTGGCTTCGTTCGTTCGGGGCAAAGGGACAAAACCAAAGGGAATCGGGCGGGTGTGGTGTGCCCGGCTGGATGTGTTGATAACGGCGGCTTTGTGCCTTCATGGCCGCCCGTTTCTTATTGGCTTCATTAAATTCGATTGATTATGTATAAAAAGAAATTTAGTAACCTGAATAGAAAACTATCTATCCAAAAAGAAAAGGCCTTAGAATCTGCTAGAAAGTCTCAAATTGAGTTCTACGTTGAGCTTACCAAAGAGCTATACAAGTCTAATAAATTAGATTGTAGTAGAGATTCTGATAAATGTAGGCGGAAACGTGTTAGCTACATGGCAAACAAATTGCGACAATAGGTCGTTTGTTTTTATTTGATTTTAAAGTTTTCTCTTCCGTAATGTAGTGATATAGGACGGGAGGGCTTTTTTGTGCCTATATTTTACAATATGATATTATAACAATGCTTTTACTTACGCATAAAAGTGTCAAGGCGGTAAATTTTAAGCCTTGATCTAAAATGTGTAAGTAAAATGCTTTATTATGTATCATTTTGTATATATCTATATCCATGCAGGCGGGTATATTGTGCCCTTATGTATGGTTTCGTGCGTGAATCGATCCTAAAAGGTATATAATAGGCGGTACTTATTGTATATTTTTTATCTATATCTGGGCTTATCTTCCCTTAGAGGAAGCTCTAAGGATTGATGTATATTATGTTATTGATACTCAATTATTTGTATTATTTGAGTATTGTTTTTAAATCACGATTACTTATTGTATTTTTTATGGGTATATTTATATATTTCGTACTTGCCTTGTTCTGTTGGTACATGGCTTTTGAGTTAGGGCGGTACGTTATAGCTACGGGCGACGCCTTGCCTTTAATCATAGTTCTTTTATTGGCTTTATTATCAATACATTGTATTAGGCAAGTATATAAGGCAATCAAGAACAAAGACCTCGATATCCTAGACTAATCGGGAGTTCCACGTGGAACAATCGGGAGGAAGGTCTCGGGTTTTATGCTGGGAGTTGGTGGGGTTGGTTTGTTTTGCGGGAGGGGACACCTCCAAAAAAGGGAAACCAAGGGAAACCAAGGGAAACCAAGGAAAAACCAAGGAAAACCAAGGAAAAACCAAGGAAAACCAAGGAAAACCAAGGAAAAACCAAGGAGAAACCAAGGAGAAACCAAGGAAAAACCAAGGGAAAACCAAGGGAAAACCAACGGAAACCAACGGAAACCCCTTCAATCAACAAAAGAAATACCTTCCAATCAATGGGAGTATCTTCAATCAATAGGATTCCTTTCTAAACAGGGGTAATACTTTACCGTTAAGTGGAAACGCAAAGCTGTTGCGAGCGATGGTGGGTAGGGTGTTATTGGTGGTAGATATTGTCTGTTGGTGTGGGAGTGATGCGGAGGGAACCAAGGGAAACGGGCGGCGGCGATGGCGTGGGGTCGGCCCCGCTGGTCGTCCGTTCCCTGTTCTCCTTTGGCGGTAGTGTAATATTAAAAATCTGATAGTGATATGACGAAAGAGGAAGCGAAAGAAAGGTTCGGTGACAATATAATAAACAAACTATTGTCGCTTGGTGCTGAACCGACAAACGTATGCAGGAATGACGATATTGTGGAATGGTGCAGTGATGGATGCATAAAAGTGGGCGATATTGAAGTATGGGCTTACTATTACTTTTATGAAGGAGAGAACCCTGATTTATGTAATTGGGAGGATCGTATGGAGATAGAGGTAGAGGAATGTTGGATTTAAAATCGGTTGATATGAGATTCATTTATTTAATGGAGCTTAGAGGAAAGGATATATGCGTAGGCGACAAAAAGTGCAAGAGGGTAAAAATATATGTAGGCAGGCCGTTGGCGGATACGCCTAAAACCTATAAACGAATAGGTGGATTTGTAGCAAAAGAACTATCCAACGCTTATAACAGCGGTTGTGTTTCCATCTATGAAGCAAAGGATAAAACGCTCAGATATTCGGTTTATCGAGACGGTTGTTTTTATCCTTATTGCGGGAAGTTGGAAATAATAGAATAATGATATGGGGACGGAAGAAGATGAATGTGAAAGCTCGAATGTTTAAGAATAATAGACAGGTTATGCTATATCTGGATATTAAGGGGACATCGGATTTAGATTGTCCTTATATAGATATTGACACGGGGTGGGTTAACAGGATTTTCAAACATTTACCGGAAAAAGCGTGGGATAATACCATCATAAACATGAATATATGTGTTGAGTACGGGACCGGTGATCTAAGGTATTCCAGAGTGAGGACATTTGAAGGGAGCTGTTGTGCGGAATATATTCTTACATCTAGAAAACCTAGGAAGAATAACCGGAGAGAGCTTGTGAATAATCCCGAAGATCAATTATTGGATTTTGATACGGTAAGGGAGACTGTATTTGGGATGAAGAAAGAATTAAACATTGATGAGAGTATTAATGTGAAATTTGGTTATGAGATTATTGGAGGAAGTTGATACCACCAAGGGGAATGCGGGCGGCTGCGGGGAGGCTGGGCAGGTCTTGTCGTTAGCCGTTCTTTTCTGCTTGGCAAAAATAAGTGTTTATGCGTATAAGAAGAACTGTAAAGGAAAGGGATATTGTAAAGGTATGGGTATTCGGGTACGATCGGAAACTTATGAAATCGGCGGTGGATTCCGGGTTCAGAAACATGTCGGAGGTATTATCTTACGCTAATTGTATGGCAGGAGATAAGCCTGTAGATCATATTAGGGTCTCGAATGAGAATCGTGGCTGGTGTGGATCGTATACTATATATGGTAGGGAGATAGATTAGTTTTATAGTGAACAACAAAGGAGGTGCGTATGAATAATGTTATAACAAACGCCAATGGCGTGAAAGTAAAAGTAAGGGTGTATGATTTGGGTGATAAAACGGCTGATAGATATACTATCGTGTGTGTAAGCGGTAAGAGTAATGATCATAATAATGTCCCGTATTACCCGATATTTAGTTGTAGCTCGAACCCGTTCCATCCTCAAGGAATAGCGATGTATGTAGGGGATTATTATCCGTGGAAGAGAAAGACATACGATTTCGGTAAAAGAGTTAAGGATCTAGCATCCTTACCAGAAGAGGTGATTAAGTACATAAAAATAATAACAACATGAACGAAATAGTTTACAACAATTATGATTTAGTGGCTTTCGAACAAGATGGAGAAGTGGTAGTGGCCGTAACATTTTACAGGTATTACAAGAAGAAAGCCAAGGGCGAGGTTAATTATAGATGGAAAACCAGATGTCCGGAGTTGGTGGATAAGATTGTAAGACACCGTACCAAGGTGTTTACCGGCCAGCTTATTCAGTTAGCGAAGGCGTATGGGGAGAAAAGGGTCATTAAATATCAAAAACAGGAGGAAGAGGTATGTTAAAATACGACAGGGACGCTATAGAAATATATATACTAGATCATATAGATACTGATAATTACAAAAAGCAGTTTAGATATGATAGGGAGTATCTGGCTTTTATGCTTAACGTGTTTAAGGATGAGTATAAAGAACATATCAAAAGGGATGGGATTAAGAAAGCTTTCGAGGACTACATAATGAGCGTTCCGTCTATATTCAGGATTCATATAGCGAATTGCGATATCAGGTATTTATTACGTTCATGGGGAGTGGAGTTCGATGATGATGATGATGAGATATACATCTTGTATAAAAAGATCATAAGGGAGGTCTTCTTTAAGATGTGTAATGATATGAACATTAGATTTTAGTTTGTTAATATTGTGACCATGACCTTGGCGGGGTGGAAGGATATATCATAATCGTACGTGTGCGGATATGATCCGGGGTCGGTTCCCGGCACCTTGGCATAACTTAAATGTAAGTAGTATGGAAGATAATATTTTAAAAAGAGCGGCAGCGGAATTAAAAGAAGCCGGTTGCAGGGTTTTCGCATGGCAGGATAATACTTATAATAGAGGTTGGAGTAAGGGTGATTATATAATGTTGTATTACGCCTTCCCTGATTCACCCAACATCGGGTATCTGAGTCATGGAGAATATGGAATGAGTGTAGCATATAGTAGAGCCTATATACCGAGCCGTGGAAGTGGATCGGGATGTGGTATCAAGGAGGAAGCTACGTTCGACCTTGCGACGGCATTAGACGTAATGAACGGGCCGTTACCTAGGTGGTGTAGGTCTTATGGGGTTTATCCAAAGCAGTACGATAATATTGACAAATGGTATAATAGCGATAATCATAACAAAAAATTATTTAAGGAGATTTGATATGGAGGTAAAAGATTGGGAAAATTTGGTTTTGAATACAGAAGTAGGATCACATTGTTTTGTTACGCTGATTGATGATAAGGACATCAGTAGAGGTTATGCGCAAATCAGACGTGCGGAGCATTTCGGGTATAACATCTGTTTTACAAGGTTATACGGGAATAAGTTCTATTTCGAAAAGATAGAGGAAGGACGTACGCAACAATATATCAATAGGAGGAAATAAAATGGTAATAGAGTTTGATTTCGAGATATACAAAAACGGAGATTACGATAAGGTATATCTACGTAACGGAAAAGAGGCAAGAGTATTATGTGATAATGGGAAGGGTAATAGTCCTATGGTCGTGATGATTGAGGATGATAAAGCGGATGATTATATTATTCTTCGTTATAACGAAACTGGCAGGAGGAATATCAATGGTCAATCGGGTCTCGATCTTATGTTATCGGTAAAAGAACGGGAACCAGAATTATGGGTTGTTGTCATATCTTATATGGATAATAAGGATAAGAGACAAAAGATGGTCTTACCTAATTTTTTCTCAAGGAATATAAGAGGAAATATATATCTTCAAGGAAGCTCTAAATCAAGTGTATCATATTATGTTGATAAGCTAGAAGAAGATGGGTACTTCGATGAGCTATGCGAGAAGATAAGGGTAAAGAGAGATCGCATTTATAACATGGAAATAATATCACTATCAGATGACGAGACGGCAGTTTAACCAGTTGATAAATGATCTGGACGGTAAAAACCCGTTTATCGTGTTGCATAGGGATGCCGTTGCGCCTAAATACGTAGGCGTGGAGGTCTCGAAAGAAGGCGTGGTATACAACTACTCGGTTATAAGCATAAACGACGAGTATAAGCCTAAAAAGGCTCTTATTTCGAAGATATTGGGTATAGCTGATAATCTTAATAGCGATAAAGACTTAAAAGAGGATTGATTGGATGTATTTATGGCATGCGGCATCATATACGATATAATGCCGTGAATAACGTTGTATGAAGGATATGTATGGCAATATGATAGATAACGTATTTGTGTCTTGACACCATAATATTATGTCATTATATCCTCTTTTTGTATAAAAAAGATAACAAATAATATAAATATCCTGAATATGGATGAGATTAGTATAGGTGATAAAATCATGTTTCATGTTACTGGAAATCATAATATGGGATATACCAAAGGGAAGAAGTATGTCGGGACGGTATTAAGCCGGGATAGTCGATCACGCCTTCATGTGAGGGCGAAAGGCATGCCTAGAGCTTGTATTGATGAGCGGGATGTGGATAAGCTTATCGAGGAAAGTATGGATTTTGATATGGATGAGGTAATATCTAATCCAGTGGCGAGGGAGTTGTATAAGCTAATGAGTAAATATATTCGCACATTCGGATGGTTTCATGAGAGTATCAACGGCTATATCATATATGATTGTGTGATGATGGTCCGGAATTTAAATCACAATGTTATGTATGTGTTGCATGATCATGGATTCGAGACACGGTATATTGATAGTTGTTCTTGGTGGATGACTAATGAGAGGCTGATGTCCGAGGTAACATATGCGGAGGGGGATATTCATATAGTTGTTCATGAATGCATGGAGGATTATGTGGATAATGTGAGATTTGGAGAGGAGTTTTATAAAAACAAGGAAGTATGATAAGATACTTACTCGTAACGATGATGATAATGTTGACACCGCCAAAAGGGAGCGGTGGCTTGCCCCACGCTCCAAGGCCTGCCGTGGTAGAGGCACGGGTATGGGATAAGCTGGCGGCCGCCCTGTCTTTCGTGGAGTCAAAGGATGACGATCGAGCGTATAACGCCTCATCCGGGGCTTTAGGGAGGTGGCAAATGAAAAGGATATATGTTGATGAGGTTAATAGGATATTGCGCCTTAAAAGGGAGAAAAGGAGATATAGATACGAAGATCGAACGAATCCTGTCAAGGCTAGGGAAATGTTCGAGATATATCAATCTCACCACAATCCTAAAAAGGATATAGATCGGGCTATAAAGTTGCATAGGGGATTGCATTCTCCTATGTATGTTAAAGAGGTTAAACGTAAATTAAGGGAATAATATGAATCGTGAGGTATTAATAAGTATCATTAATAGAGGTAGAATAAGGTTTATCCCAGTAAGAAGATGTTTCTTATGCAATGAATATGTAGGATATAAATTCGTTAGGATGTGTGATGGAAGTATGATACCGGTATTTTCTAGTGGATGTAGGTGTTGTGGCATAAATAATGGGACGCTATCAGAAAGGACTTGGGATGAAGTGCTTGATCTTGTCAAAACGGTACAAAATAAGCCTATGAATGAGAGAACGGAGGAAGATGAATTTATATTAAATAGTTTAATATAAGGAGGTATTGTATATGAAATGGGTGATAATAAAAGGGGTTAGATATCCTATCTCCGTGGTGTCATCCTTCGCTGCGTATTACGGGGATAATCCCTTTTTGAAGATAAGGATAAGAAACAAATATCACATAATTTATTTTGATAATATGGATTATCTGAATATTCAGATAAGGTATTTGATTAACAACTATCCTGACTTCGTGCAGATAGGGAATTGGTATATATCCAAGAAGCAGGTGATGTCGTGGGGGCCCAAGGGGCAGGCCGTGGACGGATCGGGCTGGGTTATATCCTTCACCCTGTCCTTTGGTTTGGAGAACAGTACTCAAATTAAGTTCGACAAGGAAGAGGAGTATCAAAGAGCTTTAGATAGTTTAAATGAGAAGTTCAATGTAATATTATGAGTTGTATCATGAAAACCATGATACTTAGAGGAGTATTGAGATTGATAGCGATCAAGGCAAATGATGTTGTTTAATTAAAAAATAAATTGTTATGGAAATAAGAGAGCATTTATCGGTTTATCTAGAGAGTGGATATCTTTTTGACGATATGTCAGGAAAATTAAAGTGGTTTGAGATTGATAAAATCTTGATCAGTTTTACATATGGAGTAGTTAGATATGTAGGAACATGGGGAGGATGTAGGACTGAGAAGACATTAGATGGGAAATTATTTTATTCGTCCGAAGGATGTTTTAAAAAGGGTAAGAGCATCCCTAAGACAAAACTATCAATATATGATGTTTTTAAGTCATTATATGGATTCGCTCCAATAGGTGATGTGTGGAAATACAAAAACGGAAGAGCTGTCAAGGGTGAGTTGGAATATTTTGATGTTGAAATAGATAATAAAGGAAAAATTTATTGTAGGGAAACATATTACAGAACATGTGAAGATGTGTATAAATTCAATGACTTAACTGTAGTTGACAAGAATGGAGATATGAGATTAGTGAAATCTTCAAAAAGTAAATTAATGCTTACTAATGATCAATTAGATGTTGTGGAGAGAATGAAAGGCATCATTGATGACATGGTTAGGTTAAAGATGATTATGTATATTGATCTAGACTATAATCTTTGTTTTCTGCCGGGAGATAAAATAGAAGATTTGACAATGGATGAAACGGATGGATTTGTGGATACCACCGGTATAGTGACATCTATAAAATCTAAGGATGTAGTGGGGTTTTATGTAGAAAACCCATTCGTAAAGATAAAGGATGAATGATATCTGAATCTGGATTGTGGTGGTTCGTGAGAATAGCCACAATCATATCTCTAAACGTGAACATAAGGAGGTACGTATGTCATTCGATTGACGTTAGGGATCTAGTTATATTAAAAGAGGAGGGATTATGAAAAAGATTGTATTAAAACTGTATGAGTTTGATGAGTTACCAAAAGACTCACAAGAAAGGATCATAGAGCGTGAGCGTTGGAATGTAATGGAGCAATGTATGGATGCTTATGACATAGACTATAAAAAGTCAATGGAAGCCTTTGAAGATCTGACAGATACTAAGGTTTATGGTTGGGAAGTTGGATACGAGAGATATGATTTTAGTTATGAGTTTAAATACAAAGATCCTATTTATGAACATCCTACAGATTATCATCGTGATATATTCCCTGAGAATCTATGCGGCAAATTACTGTTCAGATATATCAACAACAATATTATACCATATATTATCAAGGGCAAGTATTTCTCCACGTCAGGTAAATATATTGATGGGAAATACAAATACAGGCACAAGTATAGTAGGGTGATGTTTGACTATGGAGATAATTGCCCATTGACAGGGATGTGTTATGATTATTATCTCCTGAAACCTATAATTGATTATTACAATGTATGGTGTACTTATCCGGAGGATTTTTCTTTAGAGGATCTGATGAGACAATGTTATGATAACTTCTTCAAGTCATGGCATGAGGAGTACGAGTATTGGGCTGATAATGAAGATGCGATACGTGAGGAGCTTCATCATAATCAGTATGAAGATCGACTTTATTATGAGAATGGTGATGTATATGTTGAACCATTAAATGAAATAGCATGAAAACACAAGAAGAATATGCCCATGAGATTGATGAGATCGTTCTCCGGGATGTAAAATATAATCAGAATGATTGGTTTAATATGGATAAGGAAATATTCATGCTTCCAGCAAATAAGAATAAATCGTTTATCCTTGGAACCAGAGAGACTGGATGTGATTTGCTGATATTGGGAGGTACTAATTGCTATGAGTATAATGTAGATAGCGTATTTGGAAGTTTAGGTAATGAAAAATTCTATTGTTGTAATCCAATTATTACCCAGGGAGTAAAAAAGAATAAGATACAAGAAGTGAACCCTTTGTACGCTTTTAAAGTTGCAACAGCGTATTTCAGGGAACAAGGTTTGATCCCTATATTTGAAGATTCATATTGTAAATTGATGAAGTTATGAATATAGAGATAAGGTGATTATATACCAATTTACACCAAAAGCGTAAAACAATATACATTTGTACGAAACTTCATACTGGGTATCACCAATACCCTCTACCGGTTGCTCAAAAGTGAGATCACCGGATTCTTTTACTTAACAAAACGTTTTTGATTTTACTTACCCAACGAATGTTTTAGGGTAAAACCTTATATCAAAGACCTCTTTTACCCAATCGTCTTGTCCGAAACAAGGGACTATGTGATTCGATTGGGTGAAACAAAGTTAGAAAAGAAGAATATGAAATTAAATAACATCTGTATGTTTTATAACATATCTGGTGTAAAATAGTATATAATCGCCAGAGATAATAAGATACAGGCTCCCGATTTATTGGGCTTGCCCGTTAATCGATGATGATTACGCTGGATTAACGGATGAAGAATGTGAGGAAATCAAACACTTCTTGGAAGCAGCAGAAGGTTATCCGGTAGATGTAGATTGGGAAACACAAGGATTCTACAGTTATAATGACGCAGGAACACTCCCCGGAGAATGTGCGGATTTTATTTTTCACAAGTATAATGATTAAACTAAAATGATATGGAAACTGCAAACAAACTAATTTATAAGCAAACAAATTATTTTAAAGAAGACGGAGAGAAATATAGAATAATAGTCACTATATCTTTAGATGATGATTGTCATAACAATATATGTGACTGGGGCATAACGGCTGATATCAGACGAAAAAACAAATATGGACGATATGAGGAGTATATGGGAGGTTGCTGTCACGGTGAAATTGCGAAGTATGTTCCAGAATTGGCAAAATTCATACCATTACATTGCTGTAACCATTATGGTGCTCCTATGTATCCGGTGGAAAATGGTACGTATTACATAAAGAATAGCGATAAGTCTTCAGCTATTGAATATTTACGTATATCAGACAAGGAATATTCCAAATTATCTGAAGCGGTAGACGATAAGATGTATTTCAAGTATCTGCTTTTCAATCTTGGGATTGTGGATAGATGGAAAAGAGAATCAGACGAGCTTCTTGTTGAACTTGAAGACCTGTGTGGAAAGAAATGGGTTAATCCATATAAGCTGGAAGAAGAAAAGTTTACCCTAATACTAACAGACAAGGAACGATCTTTTATTGAATAGCGCATTGAAGCTGGGTATTATTCCATAGAAAATATAGAAAAACGCCGGGAAGAGACTCATAACACAAAGATGATGAAAGAGCGTGCCAAGATTTGTGAACTATATGACAAACAAATTAGAAAGGCAGAAGTTGGGAAGAAGATAATACTCTGTGTGTTTGATCATGGATTATCTGTTGATAATGTAATATATTATAATCATACGAACACGTTAGTCTTTAACTGGTGTGATCATATAGAAAAAATCACTAAAGAAAAGTTTGATGATTTCGTAAATAACGTAGATCGTTCCCGACTTCCGGAAGGAATTAAATTTGAGTTAAAGTAATTTTTAGTCTACACATAATCACTATCAGAAAAATGAACAAGATTATAGAAGATTACAAAAAGATAGTTGCCGGCAACAAAGCCGGCAAAAACATCTGCTTTATGTCAAGAGGAGAATACGCTGATCCGAAAATAGCGTACAAAGGTATCCTCATGAATTACTGGGATGTGTATGATTGTATGGATGAGGTAGAAGAACCGACAGATGATGATTGGTTAAACGCAGTAAGTAATTTGTTTGACTCATATACATATGATGTTGAGAATACGGATGTTGATAAATTCAAGATGTCGGATGTAATGAACGTATATCGTATTATTAATCTGTAGTTGTATAACAAAAAAATATTGATATGAACAACTCTATGGTCGCTCACTTATGGGCAAATGAAAAGAAAGAATCCGGAAAAGGTAGTAATCTTTTCTTTGAAGGTAGAAGTATTTATTCTTATGGTTATCATTTTGAGGTTGGAAGAATCGTAAGAAATAAGTGTGGTGAAAAGGCGTATTTGCTTAACGATGAGTATTATTCTTCTTCTACCTGTAAACATCAACGTTGTGTTCGTAGTGCAATACCAACTGGTTCAAAGGTATTTTCTGTTGGATATAATATGTCTGATGATGGTAGCATGGCTTTTATCACCAGTCGATTGGAGCTTATCAAAGAGGTTATCGAGAAATACAAGAAGGTCAGAACAAGCCTGTCTTATAGGGATGTTTGGGGAGTATTTAGAAGTCTAATGGATTATATTGAGTTCTTTAATATGGGTACTCCCGAGAGCCTTCTTAAAAAGAGCGCAAACAACTGGATTGGAACTAAACATGCGTTATCTTATGAATCAGATAAGATTAAAAGTGAATATGTCCATGAGTTAAAGCGTGTGTTTGAGGTATTGCTAAATCATCAAGCGTTAGAAACTTTAGGGACGACCAATGTGATAGTAGATGAGATTTGTGGTGAAGGAACGTGGGCTGGGTATGTGGCCAGATGTCAGAGATGGAAAGATAGTCAGGCGAAAAAAGAGGCTTTAATTTTTGAAAAAAGAAGAAAAGAAAAAGAAGATCGCAAGAAAAAATTTGAAGAACAGATCGAGATGTGGAAGTCTGGCAAGATTCTGGAATTATATCTACATTATTATTTGGAGGATGACCAGCCTAACGTATGGCTTCGCATCAAGAATGGCATAATTGAGACTAGCAAGAATATCAAGATAGGACGAGCTGAGGCTGAGAGACTTTGGAAATTAATAAAGTTCTTCCATAATGGCAATAAATTCCAACACGATATGGTATTGGATACAACCGGTCACAAATGGAAGATCAATAGCTATAAGAATGATATATTGGTTGCTGGATGTCACAGGATCGCATATAGCGAGATGGAGGGTGTTGCGAGACAATTAGGATGGGATTAAACAGATATCAACTAACATTTGAGAGCTATGGCAATCACTATCAGATTTACGGGAGAAACATCCAAGATGTCATGGGTGGCGTTACCGGTGGAGCCGGCGTATATGGGTAGGCGGTCGGGGAAGACAAGGCGCAGCCCTTGCTCGTTGGCTTGGTTGAGTAATAAAATAACATATAAATACGTAAGAAAATACGAGTATTAAAGAAGGAGATATGGTATCTATAAGACAGGATTTTATAGATGAATATCATAAACATGAATATAATAGCAAGGATATATGGGAGGTCAAGGAGGTATACAACATAGGGGGTGGATATTATGTAGCTATAATAAATAATCTAACCGGTTATGGGGATGCTCATATATGCACATATAATCTAAATTTAATGACTTTGCATGATCTTAAAATGAGAGAGAATGAGATAAATAGAGATAAAGCAGCCAAGATGTTCGCATGTGAAAGATATCTGTATGATAATGATATCCTTTCCACAAAAGAGCATAATGATATATTAAATAGATTAACGGATTTCGTTAAGGACTATGATGTGGATATACAACTTGAAGAAATACTTAAAGTGAAAATAACAATATAAATACAAAATTATGGAAAAGGGAATGATAATAAAACCATTTAACTTAGAGTTGGCAAAGAAAATCAGCAATGGTGAACGCAAGGGCGAGATTATAACGTTCGGGCATAATTATAAGGTAGAGTTAGTGTATACTGATAATGGGCTAGGAGCAAAAGGATGTATGCTTTGTATTAATATTCCGGAATATACCACATTCAAGGACGGAGATGTATTGAGCAATGAAGAAGGTGATTACTTATTCATATTAAATACAAACGGGGAATACCTTACGTCTTATCATGCCTCTTGGCAAGAAGGGGGTTATTTATGTTTCGACAATGGAGCTGCCAATGAAAATAATATTGAGAGATATAGATATGCCACTGAGGACGAAAAGCGAAATTTTATTAACGATCTTAAGGCAAGTAAAGAACCTAAAGCCAAAATATATTTGAAACAATTCTTTGGTATTGAAATAGAACCGAAATATAAATTCAAGCCATTTGATAAAGTTTTAGTAAGAGATACAGAAGACGATGATTGGCACGTAAGTTTGTTTGTTAGGGGAATTGCTGATGCTCAATATAAAGAAGAGAGATATGAATGCTTAAATGGGACGGGATGGATCTATTGTATTCCTTATGAAGGTAACGAACATCTTTTGTAAAAAAACGTATTACCGGAATATGAAAAGGCAACCAAGTATAGAAATGATTATAGGGTATGGTTGGACTATGCTGGAGATTACAGAAACGAAAATATAGAATAACATGAAATATCAAAATTTTATGTGCCCTTATGAGCTTGCGCTAAAGTTGCATGAGTTGGGCGTAAATTCGGAGTCGGAATTTTATTTTGTGAAAGAGATGAAAGGAGGGGGAACCCAGATAGATTCAGTTGTGCAAAATACAATGAGGTATTCATATAGAAAAGAAGGCGACCTCATACCGGCTTATATGAGTCATGAACTTGGAGAGATACTACCAAGTATGATAAATGTCAGTAAATCAAAAATATGGGATGACTGGTTGCAGTTGACACAATATTTCCCGAATAAGGATAGCGAATATTACGAAACTGCCTATGTTCGATACGATGTTTACGATTCACAAACAGAAGTGTATAGTGGATTTGGAGATACAGAGGTAGAGTCGAGAGCGATGCTACTTATTGATCTATTGGATAAAAAGGTATTAACATTAAGTGATTTAAACTTAAATTAGATTAGATGGGAAATCACTGAAATTAAATAGATATATAATTACATTCCTAAATTAAATAGGTAATTATATTAGAAGAAATGGAGGGAAAAGATCATGGAGAAAGCAGTTAAAACAGATATGGAGTATAGGGAGATATTAGAGAAATCATTATCAGCTATTCAATATCTAAGGATACATGGATTCTCGACATACATGGAATCGGAGGGGATTGTAAATAGGATAATGATGTTCAAGGATAAGAATGAGATGGGAGATCAAAAGATCAGATCAATTTAATAGAACTAATTATGACAGTAGAGTATAAGTGTACTGATGTTTACAAGAAGCCAGAGAATCCAATGGAATGGTTGCCATGTCCACGATGCGGCCTCCGGCCTCTGGTCTGGGAGTTCGATAACGGGAGATCCACGGCGTGCGGGTGCGGGACAGACTGTTATCGTCATTGGAGCGTGCAGGCGGAAAGCATTATGTCAGTTATAAAAAGGTCTTACAATGGTCATTCGGCTGAGGCTTATGACATTAATGAGCTTAAAAATAACTGGAATCATTGGGTAAGTACAGGAGAGGTATTATTTATACCGGGGAATGGGAAATGGTAATTAATTAACAATTTAAGATATGGATCATTATTTGGCTACAATTCAAACGATATTAGATAGATGTGAGAATGACAATGCATCTCCTAGTATTAATGACATGGAGATAATAAAATAAATCTATGTAGAATAATCCAGACTCGTTACGGAATAACTCAGTTATGGTTCATTCCGTTGATAGAGAGAATCCAGAATGCTTGTTGCAAGCATTACAACGATGTTGATCTATCATGGGAGAATTTTATTAAAAGAATGAGTGAATAGGGGGAGATAAATATGGATACAAAAGATAGAATCAAACGGGAGCAAAATCAACATATAGGGTTGATTTGTTGCAATATTCATGAATTGACTTATGCGATGCATGAGTTTAACAATGGGAAGTATGACGAAACTCGCACGAAGGAAGTCATTGACGAGATATCTACTATGACCAAGGAGATAGGATGGCCGGTAGTGGTGATGGATACGCTTGAGTATTATGCGGGCAGTGCTGATGATGAGGTTCTGGAAATGGATGTGCATGAGTATGTCGAGAAAAAATACGATGATTATCATATTGTTTATATCTGTAATACGTATAATGATATGGTAGAGAAATTAGATGGTTATATATATGGGATCATGGATAAGGATGGGAAGGTAATATGTGATTTGGCTGAACCGGATTACATAAATCTTGCGAGCGAAGGTATTATCAATGAGGATAATATGGTGGATGATGATATAATAGATCATGTGTTGGGATTTAAGGTTAAAATAGTAATATTAAACGAAGAATCATATGGGAGCTACAATAACCGTAATTGGATCGGAGTGGATATCATTAGATAATTCTCTACCGGAAGTACAGAAACCATGTTATTTTTTGGATAGAGAGAACATTTTTCGTGGGGTAATGGATGAGTCGGGTGACGTATATGAGATATTGGATAATGGCACCAATGATGTTGTATATCATAGCAATATAGAGGATGGATATATAGCTTTTTGGAAACAAGAATTAAAAATGATTGAGAATATGGAGGATAAGAATATTTCAGATAAGACAAGAATGAAGGGCATGAACCAAGGGATATGGCTGGCGGTTCAGGAGCTAGCCCACGACGGGCGATGGACGCAGGCCGCAGAGGAACTGGTGTCTTCTTGTGGATTGACCGAGGATGAATGTAGGAAGCTGCAAGAAGAAAGCGGATCGTTTAATGATGAGATGCTTGAATTTATTGATATGATATTTGGTCATACGGATATGATAGGTGAATGTGAAGATGATACAGAATAAATATGTATAAATATCAAATAGTAATTATATACAATAAAAATTATGAGCTTAATAGATAAACTAGAAGACTTGGTGGCTAAGGTAGACACCGAATACCAAGAGAAGATGGAGGCAGTGATCCGGGAGATAGTCCCGGGGATGCCGGAAGGGAATGTACGTCATGCCGCCGAGCTGATGTGCACGGACAGGATGGGGAATATGATGGACATAGATGTTTATATATTAAGGGAAGAAGATAGGCCTTATGAATGCCATTATCTAAAGGATCTATTGGAAGATAGGGTAGCTAGAATAGATAAGATGCATGAGGATAAAAGTTACACATACAATATAGATGATAATTATTGGTGCGCTACATGTGGTTCCCATTCTCATAAAAAGGATTCCGAGACAGGGTATTGCTGGCATTGCGATACGGTTAATTGGGTTAAAGAAGATGGAGCAGATGTTAGGGTATAATTACCAAAGAATAAATATGAATGATAGGAGAAAGGATAGTATTAACTATTAATAATGTTTATTTAATTTAATTCAAAAACAAAATGTCTACTTTTGTAGACATATAAAAATTGCATATATGAAAAAGAGTGAGTTTGTAAAGAAATTGGAGAAGATCATCGATATGGTTAAGACCGAAGATGATGGTTTCGAGTATGGTGGCAAAGTCATTTTCTATAAAGAAGATGATAGTAACTATGAAGTCTCGGTAATGAACATTGAGATGAATTTGGAAGTAGAAGCCAATGTTATGGCTGGTATGGATGATATGGATTTTACCTGCCTTATGAGTGAGGTTTATAAACAAAAGGCGGCAAAGGCTATAATGATGGAGAAGGATGACGATGAAGACAATTAATGAGATGACCGATCAGGAGATATATGATCTTACTGACGAGCAGATAGATAGATTGATCATAACAAGATGCGCTAAGGAGGGTGTTAGGTTTGTGGACGAACCTCCAGTTATGAAGACATACGACTACAAACCTATTTCTCCATCTAATTTCTTCTACCTTTTAGAAGGATTGAGCATAGCTGTTTTTAATCAGGATGATGCTATTAAAATAGCTAAGTTCTTAAGTAAGTTTGATTTATACAAGACTACATACGATTTCACTATATCCAATGATAAGATATATAATAAGTTGGATATAATCAATATCAAACATATTCCAATGTTTGATACGAAAGATGAGGAATCCTACAAATCTATAAAGGACAAGAATAATAAGATTGAGGAGGAGTATAAAGATCAGGTAGATAAATACAAGAAGGGTATAAAAAGAATGAGTGAAATCCATGCCGAGATCTGGTCGAAGGTAATCGATGTAAGAAATAAGATTGATCATATGAATCATCTTAGATTCCTTTTTGTAAAGGAATATCTTCCGTTGGTGGATCATGATACGAATACGGCTATGACGTTTTTTAAGAAAGCTTATGACGTGGATGATGATACGGAAAGATATATTCGTGAAGGGATAAAGGATTACCCATTGTTTAACAACAACATAGATTAATAAGATGCACAATTGGTTTAAATGTGCGGTTTCTTATGAGACCGATGCCGAGAATGGCATGAAGAAGAAGGTTAAGGAAGAATATTTAGTAGATGCTCTTTCTTATACCGAGTGTGAAGCTAGAATCATAGAGGAGATGAAACCGTTTATCTCCGGTGAGTTTAGTGTTGATATCAAACGATTCCGGATAGCGGAATTATTCGCCATGGATGGAGACCGGTTCTATAAGGTCACGGCTGATTATATTACGATAGACGAGAAATCGAGCAATGAGAAACGCAAGGCGTTTAACTACATCGTTCGGGCCAATGACCTTGATCATGCCAAAAAGAATTTCGAGGAAGGCATGAAAGGAACCATATCAGATTTCGTTGTCACTTGTATCAAGGAAGAGAAGAAACTGATGGACTTCTATGAGTTTGATGGTAAGATCAGGAATCCGGAGAAACATGAGAATAGTAAGCAATAAAGCTAGCTATGAGACCACATCATCCGTCGCCGAGAAGTTGATGGAGATAAGCAAGATGGAGGGTACGATTTATCGTATCCTCACATTGTCTAACAAAACTTATCTAGCTTCTAAATTAGGATATAGCAGATCGGGGTTCTATAAGAAGATACAAAACAGGAGTTTTAATATCCGGGAACTAGCTCAGATATTCGACACGATCATCAATTTCAAGGATCAGGATTGGACGAAGGGCAAAATAGATAGGCTTAAGAGATATAGAGCCATGAGCCTCATGGAGTTTAATAAAAGTTATAAAAAGAAAAAAGCATGAAGGGTAGGATGTTACCATGTGAGAGGTGCGGCAGGATGGTAGCCATAAGGAGCAAGGGGTTGTGCCCTGCGTGCCGGGCTAGGGAACTACCGCCAAAGGGAAGGACGGCGATACGGGTGAAGACCAAGCCGAAGGAACGAAGCCTCAGCATCTTTTTTGGCGCTCATGTGGCAAGATTAAGTATGGTAAGAAGATCCCTTACGGGGATGTATATACCATGCCCCGGAGTAGGCAATATATGCCACTTATATCCTAAACGAAGATATAAGTCTGTCGCTGAGGATAATGATAATGTTATTTATTTGACGATAGACGAACACACGAGGTTTGACTATCTGCTAGACACGATGGATTTTGATCGGCTTTTAGAGGAGTTCGGTGACACATGGCTTTTAGTGGCCAAAAAGATGAGGGATCTCGCACCTAAAGTCGAGGAGGATGGTAAATTAAAAACCAGATTATTATTATGGATAGAAGAAAACAAAGATTACTTCTAGCTCTCGGATACGAGGCTATAAGTGACACGATATATAATAACGGAACGATTATGGAAGTTATAAGCGATCAGGAATCGTTTGATGACATGAGAATCCGTTTATCTAAAAGACATCATATGGTCATCACGGATGATGGAGTGGTAATAAAGGCGAGTTTTGATAAAGAAATGAATGAGCATGCGCCATCATATTACTGGCGATCATCACTTCCAATATTAAGGGCATATCATACAGATCCTAAATTTACCGCATTCTTTGGCATATTAGACGTTTTATCAACGGTTCCGAAGGAAGATATCTATGAGGAAGAAAAGCCTGTTGACGAGCCTAAGAAAGAACCTAAGGAGGAGATAGAAATTGAGTATGATCTGGAGACTGAGCAACAGTATTATGCCGCTGAATGGATCAAGGATATCCCGACACCAGTCTTATACAGAATGACCGTGGCTGGCAAGCGTGTTTATTATGAAATGGGAACTGATGGATACCCTATCATATATGATGGGGCTACCAATAATATTGCGAATGGGTATTGTGATACTTCCGGGGCATTAGAAAAATGGAAAAACGAGATGAGACTCAAGGGTAAGGACCCAGACGAGTACGCCGACTACCGGGCTGACTTGGGTACGATCATGCATTACTTATTTGGATTGTATCTGACGGGAGTTAAGATAAAACTGATTCCAACATGGATAAGAAAAGCTGTCAAGGAAGCTAAGTTGAGAATAGACAAGTATAGGATGGAGCGGATATTAGTGGATAATATGGATGAGTTGATAGAAGACCTAATATCATTCGCTATATTCTGTAAAGAAAGACATGTAAAACCTGTGTTGATTGAGAAGATGTTGAGGTCAAGGAGATTGAAAGTGGCTTCCTCTGTGGATGCCGTGGTGGAGATGGATAGCGAGCCGGAGATGGTGGAGATAGAGGTCGAGACAGGAGAGCTCTATAAGACTGGAGCCAAGAAAGGCCAACCTAAGACAGAGAAAAAGAAGATAAAGAGACGCAGGAGGATATTCGCTATATTAGACTTCAAATCAAACAGGAAAGGCAATTTTTATGATGAGTATGCTTTCCAGCTTGAGTTATATAGAAGAATGATAATGGAGAACTACGGAAAGATATTGGAGATAGAGGAGATATATAACTTCGCTCCGGGTGATCCTACCGCTAAGACAAGCCAATATAAACTGAAGAGACAAACTGATAATCCTATACTTAACATGGCTACAGTCGTATATCTCCAAGGTAAGTATAAGTTCGAGAAAACCAATTATACGGTTACATCAAGAATAGGATCTTTGGATATAGAAAGTGATTTTGAATTGAATAACTTGATAAGAAAAGAATCACTGAGAGATTATATTTATCGAATCATGAGTGAGAGGATAGGATAATGGAGTTTAGGGAATTTGACAAGAGCGTTCACAGATATGAATTGGATCATAGTAAGCCAAGAAGAAAGCTGACGTGCCCGCAATGCGGCAGGGATAGATGCTTTACGCCGTACGTAGATGTAACCACCGGACAGATAGTAGGGGAGCAGTTTGGAGTATGTGATCACAAAAATAAATGTGGTTATTTTAAATATCCAACAGGCAATGAGCTTGGGAGCAATGATCTTTTTACCGATTCTAACAAAGTGCTAAGAAGATACAGGCCTCCTGTGAACCCAGATATAGCCAACTGTATCCCAGTAAACAAGATGTTTGAGACCCTTAATCCTTTCGAGACATCCGATCTTCAAGATTATCTATCCAATATCTTCGGATCGTATCATACCAATAGGGCATTTAGCTTGTATAAGGTGGGGATGATGAGATTCGGGGACTGGGGTAAGTGCTGTGTGTTCTGGCAACTGGATAAGAATTGGGTGGTGCGAACCGGGAAGATAATGGACTACGGGCCTGACGGGAAGAGGGTAAAGATCCCCATGGATCATGTATGTTGGGTGCATATACTGGACGGTCAGGATTACCTGCTCAGGCAATGCCTGTTCGGGGAGTTCCTTATCAACTTCTATCCCAATGACGCTCCGGTGTATATAGTAGAGTCAGAGAAGACGGCTGTTATCTGCAACATCGTGTACCCTAGTGGGTTGTTCATGGCCTGTGGCGGTATCCATATGTTGAAGAGGGAGATGGTAGAGACATTGGGTAGGAGGCGGATAGTCCTGTACCCGGATAAGGGCGACGCTTTCAACGAATGGAGAAAGAAGGTAGACAAGGATATGAGGGGGATGAATATAGAGATAAGTGATTTTCTAGAATCAAAACCCAATATAGATGAGGGGATGGATATAGCGGATTATTTTATAATTAAACAAATTTACAATAATGGCAAAGGTAGTTGATAATTACAAAGGATTCAAGGTGCTTGAAATAACAAGACAGGAGATGATAGATAAGCTTACCAGATATGGGTGCTTAGGTATTTGCGATATGTGTAATAGACCTACATCCGTGGGCTATTATGTAGCAGTAATCAATCAATGGATGTGCGAGGACTGTTATAATGATTTCATCAAATCGGTTGACAGGTATGAGGAGGACATGAAAATAGAAAACAAGAATTTTAATAGATTCTGCAATCTATTTAATGTTAAGATGGAGGAGACGGTATGAAAGAATTGTCTTTAGCCCAGAAAGCTATGTTAAACGGGTCCATATGCCCATACTGCAAGAACCCGTCCACTATGATAAATACGGTAGAGGGGAAGCAAGTAGGGTGCGAGAAGTGTGGGGCTTGGATGAGGTCTGATTCGATGGGTAAACCAGTAGGGAGATTGGCGAAACCAGAGCTTCTTAGGGCCATGGATATAACAGCTATTGAGATCGATAGGTTCTTGAAAGAGTCGAGTTATGAAAGGAAAAACTTTTACAAAGAGTTATCCAGTGAGCTAGGAATACCAGAAGAGCATGTGTCTCCGTATAAGATGTCCTTATTATCATTGCTTAATGTTATGAGACATATCAAGGTATATGGGAAGAACCATATACAGATACATGAGGGTACCACGATAGGTAAGGCTTGCTCTAGGCACGGAGCGGTGGCGATCGGGAGTAACGCCTGCCACGGATGCCCGGAGTTTCTGTTTCATGTGGTAGACAATACAACCAATACGGTAGTCTGTGATACAGACATGAGTTATGGAGATTATGTAGGTGAAAACAAATAAATTTGGGCAATAATATCAATAGAATAAAAAATGAAAGTAATTTTTATTCATAAGCCAACAGAATTTTATGTTGGAGGATCGGTGTACAACAAATCTTATTGCAAGGATAAGATGATAGAAAAAGGCATCAGCGAGAACCGGGCAGAGATGCTTAGTGATATAATAGGTCCATACGTATGTGTGTGGGAGATAAAGGACGGAGATGATCCTTACGAGAGCATGAGAAGCAGACTCGGAGATAAAGCCTCATATTTAGATGGAGAGGATATTATCGTAGAGGATTATAATTATGACGAGGAGGACGAGGATGGGGAGATCGACTGAATACTATAGGACACATCCGGAGGCCAGAAGAAAGAAAGCCGAGACGGATAAGAAGATCAACGCCCGCCCTGAGCAGAAAGCCAAGAGACGGGAGTTGGGTCGCAAGAACTACAAGACCGATAAGTTGAAAGGTAAAGCCTATCGGAAGGGAAAGGATTTATGCCATACGGCTAAAGGACTTAGATATAAATCAAGATCAGCTAACAGAGGGTCTAAATCCGATACGGCTGGCGATAGAAACGCAAGAGGATGAGTGAGGATAGGATATGGAGGTCATCCAAGGAGATTATCATGGATGCCTATGAGAGGATAAGAAAGTATCAGTCGGGAGAGCTTCTCCCGGCTCGTACTGGATACGCTTATCTTGACAAGGCGTTGCTGGGCGGGTTCTACCCACAACATGCGGTGGCTATCGGCGCTAGGCCCGGAGTGGGCAAGTCTTATTTGGCTCAGAAGATTATGAGCAATGTAATGAATGTTAATATCAATCCCCAAGCTGATGATTATGTATGGCTCAGATGTGAATTTGAAATGAATCCAGAGGATTTGATGTTACGTTCACTATCAAAAAAAATGGGAAAGGATATACAAGATATTCTCCTTAACGAGATGTCTGATGAAGAGATAAAGGAAATGCAGAAATGTCTTAAGGAGGAAAACTCCAGCAGAATAACATACATCCCTAAACCATCGACAGTAGACGAGCTTCAGAACTTCTTATGGAATAGTTATATGCCAGCGAACAAGGATAAGAAAATGGTATTTGTATCCATAGATCATACAGCTCTTATACAAGGTACGGGTGACGCTAAGAGGAATATAGATAGCCTGATAACCATGTGTAATATAGCTAAAAGAACTTTCCCCAATATATTCTTTCTTATAATATCACAACTTAACCGTGATATTGAGGGAAGACGGGATCCTAAGGATCATATGCCAAAACAATCTGATTTCTATCAATCAGATACATTGGGGCAATTGTGTACAGCTATGGTAGCGTTGAATATTCCAAAGAGATACGGCTATTCATCATACATGCAATTCCCGCAAGGCTGGTATCCTAATCTGGAACGTTTTAAGAGTGAATCAAGGCGTTCTTTCCGTGTAGATGGACTTATATTCCATCATATAGTAAAAGTCCGTCAGAGATCGTTAGAAGAGATTGAGGCTATACATGTGGATATCATGAAAGGATATGAGCGATATTATCCTGACGGAGGTGTGGTACGCCAAGAAAGACCAGGAGGCTCGGATGCCCCTGTAGGTAGCGGCAGGCCGGATACGGCAGTCGTTACATTACCGCCGCCCCCAGGGATACCTTTGGAGCATCAATATATACCTCCCAGTGATGATTTCAATGTAGTACATGACGAAACACCTTATTAATCATGAGATTAAGGAAAAACTATTTGCTTGTCATTATAAAGGGAATGGAGATGCTATTAAAAGCCAATTTCTCTGCCGAAAACAAGATGGGTATACGAGAGATCATATCCTCGTTGAAGGAAATGGCCGAATACAGCATCAGGTACGTCATAAACCGGGAACGGGAGAAGGAGATCATGGGTATCTGCGAAGAGGTGTCTAAGAAGGTTCTAGAATATAAGAGAATGAACGACAACTCTATGGTTTTGGAACTGGAGAACCTAAAGAGGGAGGTTGTGGCGGTAGAGGATCTTCTTAGCTCTTACAAGGGGGTTCTTGACGCTGAGTTGGTAATAGCTGAGGATGATATCAGGATCATACGGGACAAGATCGCCATAAGCCTGAGAGAGGATGGGTCGTGCAAGAGCATGACTGACGCAGATAAAAGAGCTAGGGTGGATGTAAGGTACGAGCGGGCGTTGGAGGATTATCGAGTCCTTCTAAGATGCGCCAATACGGTTAGAGCCAAGATGTCGGTTATAGGGCATCTTAATCAATCAATAAATCAATCTATATCAGTTGGTAGGGTTGGTATGGCTAATGAATCTTATACGGTAAAGCAATATGAAAAAGGGAAAGAGATTATCGAAAGCAGACGCCCTTAGGGTGTTGAGAAGGGCTTACGATCTAATAAAGAATGATAATTATACGTTTATGTGTAAAGTAATAGAAAAGGCAGCGGTTGAATTATCACTTGCCGAAAGATCATGTGTAGCGTGTTATCTTATACCAGAACTGAAGATGTTCAAACCTGTAAACAGAAAAAATGGAGATTTTTGGTTTCATCCATCAAAGAAAAACATAAGGTTACATATAATAGATACGCTAATAGATATATATAACGGAAATGATCATCCCGATATAGTCGAGAGGGTAGCCAGAAAGATTAGGTCAATATTTTAACTTATTTACATATGTATATAAATTTTGAACAGATGATGACATCAGGATTAACGATGTCTGATGTCGGGTATCTTTTGATGATCCGGCAAAAAGAAGAGATGGCTAACACCATTCCAAAGGAGAAAATAGATAGCTATAAAGCATCTGGTTATATTGAGCTTCAGAAGAATGGGAAGTGGAAGATAACGCCAAGGGGAGGATCGCTGCTGATGCTGATAGAGACGCCCGGCCTGACACCGGAGGTCGAGGGGATCCGGGACCGTATCGTTGGGGTATATAACGATATGGGTAAGGATACAGGAGCTGTCAAGGAGGTAGAGAAACGGCTCGTATGGTTCGTGGCTAACACCAACTTCAAAGAAGAACCTATAGTAAGGGCCGTAATATCCCATATAGACCTTAAACGTGAATATACGATGAGGTTGGATAACTTGATATGGAAGCCGTCAAATGTCTATAGCGTACATATGAGCTTATCGGAATCAACGTTATTCGATACGATCATAAAGATGTATGGCATGACATCCGATCTGTATCTTAGGGAGAATAAGAACAAGGAGCTGGCATGGTTGTTCGCCGTAAGCCGACTCCCGGATCCTCCTAAGAAGATGGATAAGGAATATACTATTACTGGAGATGTTAAGATGGACATCGAAAGAATATCAGATATAAAAAAAGAATTAGGTAGAAGATTAAAAATATCGATTTAAGAGTTATGAAAAGAAATCAAGTATTAGGAGTAGTGATAGACGCAATATTTGCGAAAACATCTGAGTTTGATGATATTGAAGACATAAAGGAAGATAGTAACCTATCGTCCGATATGGCTATGGATTCATTGGATCTTGTTGAATTGATAATGGATATAGAAAAGATGACAGGTGAATACATACCAGATGAGGTGTTTCGCAATACCCCTTGCGATGAAATAACGGTAGGAAGTTTAACTGATATGTTGTATGTTTATTTTAAGGACAAATAATGGATTTCGGATATGATGATTGGGAAGAGGGGCTAGAGACCCCTCTTGTCGATGATTGCGATGACGATCACAATGAGGAGGACGAGTATGATTTCGGCTAAAGAACTAAGGATAGGGGATCTTGTAAAAGACAAGGCTGGCAATATATGGAGGGTAGGGTGCGTTACTGGTATGCGTAATGAAAGTAAGTCATTGGTCCTTGAACGTGAGGTTGATGATGGGATAATGAAATGGTATTCCGGGGAAGATGATGTCATGCCTATTGAGATAGATGATAATATACTTGATACTATCTATTTCAAGCGTGATAAGGGGCGGGATGTATATCGAGGCTACGGAATATCTATAGAGATTTTTGATGATGGGTATTATCTTAGCCTTAGGGATCTGGAAGACGATCTAAGCGATCCTATTCAGATTAAGAATCTTCACCATCTACAAAACCTGTTAATGGACTTATACGGACATGACATAAAAATAGATAAGCTTTATGGTGATACCGGAGAATAATTTGTTATGTAAGGTTATAAACGGAGAGAAGGTTCTCGCCGTCTCTTACTCGCAGATAGACACGTTCGTCCAATGCCCATACAAGTGGTATAAAACTTACGTGGAAGGGAATAGATCCACGGAGAAGCATGAGGCCACGTCATATGGTACGGTTATCCATCAGACGATGGAGTATTTCTTCAAGAACGGATGCAGACCTTCTTATGAGGATATGAGCAAGGCATTCAACTACTACGCCGATATAGAGCAGATTCCTTTCGATAGCGTAAAATCCCAAATCGAGTCCATGCAACATGCGGCTAGGCTAATAAGATGGATTGTGGGGTTGTTTGAGAAGGATGCTGCTGGCAATTATAAGAAGGCATGGTCCGATCTTACGCCAATGGAGAAGGTGGTCCGGGGGTCGAGACCGGCCGGCGTGGAGGAGGACTTCGTCCTGCCTTATAAGCTACCCAAGCCCCTTACATTGGATGGCGTGACATACGATAAGGTACATATCATAGGATCGGTGGACTGGCGTGGAGAGTATAAGACAAAAGACAGGATAGCTATGTATACGATAGACTGGAAGTCTGGGAGAAAGTTATTCGATGAGGATAAGCTGCTTCACAATCTCCAGCACCCGATATACGCCTTTTACATACTCAGAAAATATAAGGTACTTCCAGATATGTGTAGCTATTTCTTTACCCGTATGTTGGATAATCAAAACGTGAAGGTAGATAAGGAAAAGGTAGAGAGGTCAGTCAAGGAGCTTAATGATATCCTTCTTGATATGTATGATTTCGAGACAAATAAAATAGATAGCTATCAAGCTCACGTTTGGAACGACGCCAAGCAAGGGTATAAGTACGAGACACGCTACCTCATGGGACGCCAGCCGGCCTGCCTTGAACCCCGCCCCAAACCCTTGTGTTTTTGGTGTGATTTCTCGACCCACAAGCAAGGGACATGCAGATACTCATCAGATTGGGACGAGTCTAAAAGAAAGAATAAAAAAGATTAACTTCATTAAAAAGCCTAGGTAAATATCTAGGCTTTAATTATATTTGCAATACAAAAAGATCAGATCATGGAAGAGAAAGATGTATTAAATTTATTAATGTCGAGAAAAGATATCAGAAAATTGGTAGAGAAATCGAATGAATGTTATTCTAAAATGGATTTCGTGGGAGCCATGAAATACCGGAAACAGATAAAGGATATTATTGACAAGGAGTCCAGGATCATGCTAACAAGAAGCGAGTCGCTTATTGAGCTAATGAACGGCTCTGGCGATGAGTATAAGTTCAAGATGTTGGTATGGCTACATTCCATGATGTGCATGGCGGATGTATTTAACGGGATATTGGAGGATTTCAAGGATGGGGTAAGGAAAGCCAATGGCAACTCTAAGTTCGTTAAGTTCGATAATCTGGATAGATTGATGACAGAATGTAAGAAAGAGATTGATTACCTGATGAAAGGCACAAGTAAATCATTCCAGATATCTTTTGCCGTAAGGAGCGATGAGATGAGGGAGATGATAGAGAATATGGTTGGGAATAATATCCGGGAAGGGTACGACATGTTCAAGGAAGAGGCTGAGATGGTGAATGAGACAGACAGGAGTAAGATAGAGGAATTTAATAAAAAACTTGACCATGATCAAATGTAATATAAAGCTAGGCGATATAGTCCATACCCAGATAGGAACAGGAGAGGTGATAGCCATAAGCAAGACCAAGGAAACTTTAATGGTGAAAATGGACGATGGTCGGGAGTGTGCGATAAGATTAGAGTACGTGAAAGACGTTTTTGATAACTACAGATCCAAATGATTTACAAATTAAGACCATATCAAGAGGAATGCGTTAAAAGTATCTCCGATTACATAAACTCTGATAGGCATGATCCAGTGTTAGTCATCGGACCGGTAGGTTGCGGTAAATCGATCCTCATAGCAGAAGCGGCAAGATTGATGGGAGATAAGACGCTGGTTCTCCAGCCGTCTCGCGAATTACTAATACAAAACTACTGCAAGCTTACATCATATGGCATACCGGCGACCATCTACTCCGCCTCCTGTGGCAAGAAAGAGCTATCTAACATGATATACGCCACGTTAGGGTCTATCAAGAAGGTTGTTGGTCAGCTTAAGGAGATGGGAATCAGAAATGTATTGATAGATGAGGCTCATGCCGGATATAGTCCTGAAGACGGCAGTGAGTTCATGACATTCATGAATGAGCTGAAGCCGAGAAAGGTGATAGGGTTTACAGCCACGCCATGTAGACTTAAAAACATGTCGATAGGACAGACATCATATTCCCAACTTAATTTCATCACTCGTATGAGACCGGTATATTTCAAGAACCTGATTCACGTGATACAGGTAGAGGAGATGATAAGGCAAGAATTTTGGACACCTCTTAAATATGAGACATGGGATTTCAATGGAGATGCCCTTAAACTCAATTCTAACGGCTCCGAATATACGGCTGAGTCTATTAGTGAGGCGGTGAGAAAAAATGGCTTAAACAACCTTATTTTACGTCGGTTGATGGTATTAAAAGACATCTGTAGATCTATACTGGTGTTTATGGATTCTGTTGAGAGCTGCAATACTGCCGCCGAATGGATGAACGCCAAGATATGTGCCGGCATTGCGGAGGTGGTTCACGGAGGCACGCCAAAGAAGCAACGGGAGGCTATAGTCGAGAGGTTCAAGTCGGGTGGGACGCAGGTGGTGTTCAACTATTCCGCCCTCGGTACGGGATTCGATCATCCGGGTCTGGATTGTGTGATAGTAGGAAGACCAACATTCTCATTCTCGTCGTTTTATCAGTGGCTTGGGAGAGCTGTCAGGATAAAGGACGGTAAGGATAGCGCATTGGTCGTTGATTGTTGCAATAACTCGTCAAGGTTCGGTGATATAAGAGAACTTAGTATAGAGAACTACAAAGGATATGGATGGGGGATGTTTATCGGCGATAAACTAATTACCAATATCCCGATGGGGGATAAGGTAACGAAAACAGATCTGGATATCAAAGCCGCCAAGAAAGATCGAAGGAGGGGGCTGGCGCAGGGCATTACCGCCTCCCCTGTACCCGGGAGGCCGGATCATCCCCTTGGCTCTACGGTAATGACATTCGGGAAATATTGTGGGTGGATGTTGCATTCGATCCCAGTATCGTACTTCAAATTCATAAACGAGACATTTGACTGGGATAATGATAGAAATAAGGAGATAAAAGAATACATAGATTTTTTAATTAAAAACAATAGATTATGACAGGATGTATATATCATGAGGCTGATCTTGACGGAGTAATGTCAGCGGCTATAGTAAAAAAGTATTTCAAAGGGGACATTGATCTTCTTCCTTACAATTATGGCAAGGAAATACCTGACGTGAATAAATATGATAAGGTATTTGTAGTTGACGTGTCATTTGGAAACAGAACAAGATTCCTTTTCGATGAGTGGAAAGAGAAAGGTATAGATGTCATATGGATAGACCGTCATAAGACAGCCATAGACGATATGAGGGATTACGAGGTAAAGGGCAAGAGGCGTATCGGGGCGGCGGCCTGTGAGCTTACGTGGGAATATCTTTTCGATGACATCAAAACTCCTAATGTGGTAGAATTATTGAGTGCTTATGATGTATGGGATCACGACCGATTCGAGTGGAGTGATGTCATGGCGTTCCAATACGGGATGAGAGGATATTGTGGTCTTGACGTGGATATGGCGGCAAAGGTCATGGACGGCGATCATGACTTCATATATGACATGATAAGGAACGGGGAGGCGATACTGGAGTATATCGTTGAGAAAAACAGGGGCGAGATGAATATGTTCTCATTCGAGGCAGATATATTTGGATACAAGGCAATATGTATGAATACCACGGAGTTTAACTCTACTACATTTGAATCTATGTATAACCCTAAGAAACATGATCTGATGATGCCATTTTGCTGGAACGGAAGATTCTTTAGATGTTCATTCTATACCACTAAAGAGGAGGTGAATGTCTCGGCGCTGGCACGCAAGGCCTATCCCGGGGGAGGAGGGCATAAGGCGGCGGCAGGCTTCCAGCTTAGTGTGGAGGATATGATGGAGTTTCTAAAAACAAAGAAAATGTGATATGATATGGGTCTTGCTTAGTATGGCAGTGATTATATTATCCATAGCTGTAATGGTGAAAGGCTGGGATGATTTACATGGAGGTATGTTCCACGGAGGATTAATTATGATAGCTATAGGAATAATATCAATATCTGCATCAATATTTTATATGAATGAAGGGAATATTAAAAATATGGAGAATATGAAAAATGTGTATAAATTCAAGAGACTTAACGAAATGAAGCTAGACGATTACGGCTTCGGTTTGTTCGAGTACAATGGTGCTCTTTATTTCAAGGAGGCAGATGGAGGGAAATGCTTTGATGTAAGGAGCGGGAATGAGGTTATTATCGGGAAAGATAAGATTATAATGACCTTGGAGGATTGATCATGAGAAAGCTTAATGACACCAACAGGACAAGGAAAAGGAGCGTACGGCACTCGTGGGTAAAGGCAGGCCCGGGGGTCCAACGCTGCGCTATTTGTGGAATTACGAAGCAAAGCGAGTGGAGAGACGGAAAGACCTCGATTTGTGTACATCTATCATCTGGTGAGCTTTACTCTATGACAGGCGAGACACCGGAATGTAGGGATCTTAGTGAATTTTATATATAATTACATATGAAAGAGGAATTTGGTAAATACGAAAAAGTTGTTTATGACGGTGAGGTATTTGAGGTACTTGAAACCGCCGATCGTACAGGAATGATGAAATTAGGCCCATTATTTAAAGCATCATATGAATATGCTTGGGCTGACGAGGAAATGGTTGTATCATTAAACAGAGCTATTAAATTAAGGATTATTGATGAGGAAACGGTCGATAAGCTTACGGATTATAGCTCTATCGGCGAGGGTCTATGTAATACCAATGAGGGGAAAGCGACAGACGCACCGTTCGTCGGGAAGGACGGCAGCGGGAAGAACGACCGGGCCGACGGCAAACTCCGGTGGGACCTCCTTCCTTTGGCTGAGATAGAAGACATCGTGAGGGTATATACAGAAGGTGCCAAGAAGTATGCTGATAACTCATGGCAAGATATACCTGATGGGTTCAATCGTTATCTAGGTGCACTCATGAGACACTTGGTCGCTTATACGAAAGGGGAGAGATATGATAAGGAGGGATTCATGCATCTATCCGCCGTATGCTGGAACGCTATAGCATTATTATATTACGATAAACATAACAAAGGGCTTATAGAATGAAAGAGTCAGGAGAAAGAGTAGTAGATGAGAGATTAAGAGCTATCAATAAAAAAACCGGTAAATACGTTGATTTAATCAAGCGCACTATTTATGATGATACTCCATTTCCGATAGTTAAGTATCTCAATTATAGTTATGATGAATTGAATTATGATTATGTAAGGTATCTGAATTTTGATATAGACATAAATTGGGAGCATCGTAGATATCAGATTGTTAAGGATTTATTATCTAACGATTTCGATGGAAGGAAGATGGGTATAGATGAGGTAGATAATGCTATATTTACTGCTGATTTAATTATTAACAGATTAAAAACTATTTAAAAATGGTAAGAATTGATTTTTTCACGAAGAAAGACGCTGAGTACAGCGATTACATGCGATATATTATCGCCAACACGTTACAGGAGTATGAGGGTGAGGTTACGTTGAACCAGATCCCGGAGAACAAGGCTACGGAGGAGGAGATATCCAGATACGGTATTGAGGTATACCCTACTATCATCGTCAGCGGTGATAATATGGATGGTTTCGAGAAGCTTGAAGGGATGACCAGAAAGGCTGATCTTATCAACGTCATGTCTATGTACGATAAAAAATAAGCTCATGACGATTGAGGATAAATATCTTGGCTGGAAGGATCTGTTCTTCGACCGGTTTGTTCATTGTTATGACGACATAGATCAACCGCCGGGGAGTAACATCCCTCTGGCCAAAATAAACTTCGATAACAATACGGGATATGTGGAGGACGGGACTATTAATATAGCCGAGCTTCTTCAATATCTTCGGATACACAATAAGGTGTATGGGCATGACTATAATCCTCTAGAGATATTCTTTGTCTTACAGACACTGGAAAGACTAGTAGAAGGAGCTAAAGAGATATTTAAGGATCAACCAGGAGTGCAGGATATGCCTACTTACAAAGGTTTCTTCATAAGGGATGATTTCTCTAGGGGTAAAGATTATGCTCTTGATCTGGATAAGATCGTAAGCGGCATGGGAGGATGGTATGGCGAGGATGAGGATCCTTGTTATTCGATGTTCGTCAGCCAAGACCAGATATGGAACTTGAACCCGATATTGAAGGTATTAGCTGATGAGGGATCGCCATTAGCTAAGAAGCTTGGGTATGAGATAAACTCATATGTAAGTGATAATGGATATACGATATACAACCCATACCTTTCATGGATCAATCATTACTATCATTATTGCCCGACATTTAACGAGGATAAATTAAAGCCTTGGGATAGGGTAGAGGATAGGAAAAATAAGTTCAAGATGACGGATAAGGTTAAGAGAGGCGCCAATAACTGGTACTATTCAGGCGGAACTATATCTTGTGTGGATAACTTCATGGGGAAAAGATACAGAAAGAACCTGCGAACCTTTATCTATCGTGGAATAGTATTCTTCCTTGACCGGATATGGCATACGCCTTTATTTGAGAAGATGGGTGTGAAAATGAAATACAACGCTTATTACTGTTATGCCGCTACCTCCGGTATTTGGTACAATAAAGGATTCAAGAAAAGGCTAGCCAAGAGATTTAACGAGTCTTTACGTGGCGGAGGGGATCTGTTCGGGGCTAACCTAGCCTGCATGGTCTGTGACCGGCGGGATATCGATTGGGAAGCGCTTCGTCTTTGGCTTGACAAGTATGACGAGCCTACTGATAAGGGTATGGTGAATAGCCCTATCCAATTTATGTATTTATATTTATATTACGCTTTTAACAAATAACTTGAAATAAAGAAGATAAATGACTGGGTTATAAGGACATTTGGGTTGAGAGGTTCATGGAGCTGGGCTAAGAAGCAGATGTTAAATGGAGCGATCATTAAACGTAAGGCTACTATAGGGACATATAAAATAGCTATTGATAATGACAAGAATAGGTTACTTGTAGCTACATGGGATCATCTAGATCAAAGTCCTGTATGGGAAAGGTGTCCGCATAGTTTATTAGATGAAGATGCGGTTGATTATTTTGTCACAGCTCATAAGGAATTATCATATGGGGGCATAAAGATCAGGATGAAAGATGAATTTAATTGTATCGATAAAATATTGAAAGCATGAAAAAGATTACCGATAAAGACGTAGAGGCTCTTAAAGCCGGGAAGAAGGTGACAAAAGGCTTTATCCATATGCAGTTGGATGATAAGGGGAGATTGAACATGTGGGCTGATATCAATATAACTGACAAATATAGGGACTTTGAAATAGACGCTAGCAAATTGTTTGATCATGGGATTCTTACTGAAGAATATGATAAACTTAGAATTATAAACATACATTAGCAAGGTAGAAGAATATGAGAAGAAGGATGATAGGCGGTCAAACCGTTTCAAACGGTATATATATCTTACACACCAATGGCAAGTTATATACTCGTGATAAATGGAATTATTCGTGGAGAAACGACGCCGTAGGAGTGGCGTTGATAAGCGACAACAGCAGCTTCGTTATTTCAGGTATTGAGCTTAAGAATCGAAGCTGGTCTAATACGACTGGATTGATCCAAGGAGTAACTACAATAACATCAAGTAATGAAGCAAAAAAAAGATTTTAATGGATTTCAAAACACACAAAGTATCGCGGAATATACGCATGCTAGTGCCGCTTATGAATGTACTGTTACTCAATTCAAGAACGGGCAAATGGGATATCTGGCATCAGTGGGAGAATGGATGGAGATCATAAATAATTTAGATGAGATTAACAAATGCATGTCTCTTATCGATGGATTAGATATAGACGAAGGCGCTACAAGTTATTGGACTAGCACTCAATATAATTATGAGAAAGCATGGTTAGTGACTTATAACGGGAATGAGTTTTATCCAAATGATGAGAGAAAGGGCGTTTCCTTCTATGCTATTAGAGTAATATCACAATTAATATAAAAAAACAATTATGACAAAAAAACAGTTAAGAATCCCATTTAAAGATGGGAAACCATGTAAGTGGGTTAAAGATGATCATGACGAGGAACGTGATAATTATGAGTTCGAGGAATGCCTTGAGATACACGGATTCGTTCGTGGACGCTCTTCGGCTGTAATGATATTAAGACCGGCGAATGATCATGGGGAGGATTTTAATTATGCCAAAAGTGTCTATTACCAAGTATTCTTGACAGACAGTAAGGAAGTAATACAGAACATGATGCATGGAATCATATATGGTAAATGGACGTTTGTTAAGAGAGGCGAAAATTTTGGCATTAAATTGGTTAAGGTCTTACCTAAGATACATAAAATCTCCCTTGATATGATCGCAAAGGATATTTTTAGGCCTGAAAAATTATAGCGATATGATTATAAGCAAGAAATGGTCAATGCCGAACAGCGAGACATTCAGCATAAAACCGATAAGAGAACTTATAGATAGATATAAAAAAGACGGAATGGTTATAGTAGATCCATTCGCCAGAAACAGCGATATAGGGACGATAACCAACGATCTTGATCCTGAGACTAAGGCTATGTATCATAAGGACGCCACGGACTTCTTGTGTCATCTTGATGATAATATAGCTGATATGGTATTATATGATCCACCATATTCTGCGAGACAGATATCTGAGTCGTATAAAAGACTTGGAGGTGCTGTTGATATGCAAACAACGCAATCCAGCTACTGGGCTAGGCAGAAGAAGGAGATAGCTAGAATCACCAAGAAAGGCGGGGTGGTCATTACCTGCGCGTGGAACTCCGGCGGTATAGGGGCCGGGCTTGGCTTCGAGCAGCAGGAGATTCTTCTTGTGGCTCATGGGGGATGGCATAATGATACGATAGTTACAGTAGAAAGGAAAATGAAATTATGAAGGAAAGGATATTCACCACAAAAGAACAGGGGAGGATGCTGGTCGAGGCCGGTCTTCCTATCTCCACCGCCATCGGCTTCAGAGACAAGTACCTTGACTCATTGCATTCTATGGAGGATGACGCTGGTCGTATAGGGTTGATCGAGGCCGTTACCCCTGATGTATCCAATCCTGTTTGGGATGTAGGTACGTTACTGAATTTGCTCCCATATGAGATAGAGGGTAGTACATTAGAATGTTATAAGCTAAAACATGCATGGTCTGTAACGTATAGAGATATAGATGAGATTCCTATATATTGGAGTAGCGAGAAACTTCTTGTAGACACATTGTTTTCGATGATGATGGAATTACTTAAACATAAGATTATATGAGCATAAAGCAAATAACAAAATTAAGGTACAAAACGAAAGATAAGCCTCCTATAGAAGGTGTTCCTCTTCTAGGATACAACAAAAGATATAGCTGTCCGTGGGAAGTAATGTACAAGAGAGGGGATAAGTACTACACCTGCATGAAGTATGATGCTGAATTTGAAACATATCCACCGGAAGAATATGAATATTTATATCCATGAAAATATGAAACAAGTAACAAGAATAAGATACAAAACGGGGGATAATCCGCCTATGGCCAATGTCCCTCTTATAGGATACAGCAAAAAATATGACTGTTGGGTAGCGTTAGTATACAGAAAAGGGGATAACTATTACACCAACATGGAGTGCGATGTTGAATATAAGACATCTCCTCCAGATGAATACGAATACGTATATCCGTGAGAACTAGAAGGGATATATTTATATTTAAGCATGATTAATATTATTTTAATATTATTCATGCTTTTATTTTTGTTTAAATCCTATCTTTGTATCAGTATTAAAAACCAGATTGTTATGAACAAATTGATCTTGAACGATATCCAAGACCTGTGGAGGTGGAGGGAGAAGATAAACATTGATGACTTCAAAGAGGATCCTATGGCTGAGGATATGCCATTATATTTCCCGTGCGCCGTCGTATGGCATGTGAATTGGGGTGAGCATGACGCTGATAATTATATATGTTATGGATTTGTTTATGTAGCAGAAATATTAGGGATATGAACATTAAAAAACAGATAATTCTTGACGATAAAGACTATGAGCAATTAGTGCACGATGCTAATCTCAGTGATGATGAGATAAAAAGCAAAATTGCCAGCGCTCTAACCACCGATATAGTGGTTAGTTTCGATTTCGATGTAAATAAAAAGGTTACGGGGAATATAAGGATCGAAAGCGCCGCCTATAATCTAGGATATAATGAATATGATAATATCGTAAGGGCTAGAGACAAGAATATTCACCATGCTGTTTATACAGCTATATATGATTATCTTGAGAAAATAAAGAGAGATAATAATGAGCTAAGCGCAAAAGATTGGATATTATTCACGTCTATAATCTTATCTGTTTTAGCGATGGGATTTGCAGGCGGATGGTTGGCATTTAATTGATTGAATTATGGGTAATTTAAAAGACATAAAACATGAATAAAAGAAAAATCAAAAAGAAACTCCATTTAAATAACAAAGGCATTGATGGGAAGATAGCTAATAATACGACATTTGATTTCGATTTCAATGTTGAAAAGAAGGAGAGCAATAAACTAAATACAAAAGATTGGGCGCTGTTCTCGCTTATGGTTTTGTTTATTTTTGCGATGGGAGTTGTAAGTGGATGGTTGGCGTTTAATTGTTTAGGCATTGGAGAAGATTAAGGAACATTTTAAAAATCAATAGATATGAAATTACTATTTTTCGATTTAGAGACAACCGGGGTTAAGTTCTGGAGAAACGGGATACACCAAATAGGAGGGATCGTGGATATCGACGGACAGGAGGCTGAGAGGTTCGACATCCGCCTAGCCCCGAACCCTGCCGCCACGATAGAGCAAGAGGCACTGGACGTGGCTGGCGTTACCTTGGAGCAAGTGCAGTCGTATCAGCCTATGGAAGACGGATACAGGCAGTTAGTTGGTATATTATCCAAATACGTGAATAAGTTCGACAAGAGGGATAAAATGTATTTGGTGGGGTATAACAACGCAGGATTCGATAACAGCTTCCTACGGGCTTTATTTACCCAATGTGGGGATAAGTATTTCGGATCATGGTTCTATCCTAACTGTATGGATGTATATGTTATGGTGACACCGTTCCTGATGGGTGTAAGAAACGATATGGAGAACTTTAAGTTGATGACCGTGGCTAAGACCATGGGTATTGAGATTGATGAGAATAAACTCCATGACGCTACTTATGATATTGAGCTGACTAGGGATATATTTTATAAGATAATCAACAAAATGGATGTTAAGTTATGAGGGGAATTTTAGAGGCTATGCATGATTACCCGGATGAGGCGCTTGGGTTGTGTTTCTTTCTGATAGTGATTGTCTGGTTATTGTCAGGTATATTTGAGAAAAAAAATGAATGATAAACTCGATGAGATACTGGATCTCCTGAGATCTCAAAATGAGATGATTAAGGATATCCACGATTATGTGAAAGAAGTTACCAGCGAGAAATATATAGGGGAGTCTAGGATGACCAGCTTCTCTATTAACTTGGCCGCTGATATACTTACCGAAGCCATTAGCCCTAAGATAAAGGAGATGATGGTGAATTTATTAAGGGAACAGGGATGGAAAACTGAATAGGATATGGGAACATATGAGAAGAAGGTAAATCAGTTAAAAGATTTGATGATAAGGAAATACAAATCAGCTTACGACAAGTCAAAGGGAATAGATATAGATATAAGCTCGATAATGTATCTCCCGGTACCAAATGAATTTAATGATATGGATATTGAGAATATGTATGTTATTCTCGATAAGATTAAAGATATTATAGATAACAACAGGGATAAGCTTAAGAATCCGACTTGCGGCACTTGCGTACATCTGCATGATAATGAATGGGCGAAAAGATATGGCAAGGTATGTTGTTCTATTTGGCAGGTGTGTGACCATTATATAAACCCTAACAGGAAACATAATAGGAAACAAACAACATACGTAAGGCGTCCAAGCAACAAGGCTTGCCCTAATTATGAGTATGGTGATGATAATTTTGAAAACAGAAGAAGATGTATAAAAGAAAAGAATACCCAATAAAGAGCTATGTGCCGATGCGCACCAACAAGGATAGGACGTGTATCTGCTGTGGCGATACGATCCCGGCCGGCAGCAGCAGGATGATACCTAGACACGCCAAGGCAAATCACGATCTATGTTTCCCGTGCTTCAGGAAATGGAGAGATACCGGAGGAGATCTTAAGCTTATGGACAACCCTGAAGATGCGAAGAAAGAGCATGTCATACATATGTCTAATATCCTGAAAGGGAATTGTGATATAATAAAAGGTCGAAAGCTTTACGTGGCTTTTAAAAAGGCGATAAACGGCGGAAAGAAGATCGTTATCAAATTTGACACTGATCAACCGATATCTATGTCAACAAGAGTCATGAATCCTTCATTCGGAGAGATCATGGACGAGTACGGCAAGGATATATTCCAAGGCAACCTTAAACTAATAGATGTCCCAAAAGGAGTTAAAGATTTAATAGTTAACTATATAGAAAAATATCGTAAATTGTGAACATAAAGACATTTATATACATGATCTTAACATTCAGAAGAATAGATCCTATACCTAAGAATATAGGATTTATGTTAAGTATAACATTCTGGATATCTGTAGTATGGATAATATCCAACTTTACCATATTGATAATGAAATTAATAAAATAGACGAAATGAAAGAAGGTGACGTGATATACAAGAATGGCATGGAGCTGCTTGTGGTATTAAGCTACGATCATAATGAACCATGTAGGGGCTGCTTCTTCTACAAGGATAATAAATGTGGATCAGAAAGACTGATAAAATGCTGGGATTGTAAAAAGGAATATATATTCACGGCTATACGTAAATATAATACGACTGAACTGTGCGGAATAGTAAAAAGATATGAGGAGACGTGATATACAAGAATGGTATGGAACTGCTATGGCAAAAATTAAAGCAAGTATTATTATCCTATCTCTTATCATGATAGGATGTAAAGATAAAAAAGAAGAAGATGTTGATTGTTATCCTAAAACTGTTTATGTGGATAGTAGGGGTAATAAGGCAACCATGTTGAATGATTCTATTTTAGTAGTATGCACATGCCTAGAGTACCCAGAGAAGTATAAAATGGAGGTAATTAATATAAAGAACAAATAGATGGTTATAAATGACAAGCAACTTTACAAAATAACCCTAACAAGGGAGCAACTGATGTTGATCTCACAATGCGTGGAAGACATCAGTAGATTTGCGGCGGGTGACATGGATCTACAGCATACGACAAGTACGTTGATAGATGATATGGATAGGACGGAATCGCTGGGGATAAGAAGCTTTATAGTCAATAACTCACGAGCGATAAGAAGAAGGTTGTTCCCAGATCTTGAGGATTTTGAGCATATAGGGTACGATGGAGGCAGTAAGGATAAGATAAATAGGAAGAGGCTTATCGGCAACACTTACCAAATATATAGATCTATACTGCATCAGCTAGCTATTGACGAGAACTGGAATAACGTGTATAGTGATATGACGTTACCTTCAGGTGATATGGGAACAATTAAAGTGGAGAGGATTGACGATGAAAAGAAAAATGAGGATGTTTAATAGGAATATGGCATGGAAGGCAATCCAATGAACACCGTGCCGGACGGGGCGGTAGATGTCGCCCTTACCTCGCCGCAGGGGGGAATGGATTCCCTGCTTGTGGAGATAGACCGTCAATTCTTTGATGAGATGATAAACAGATTTAATAACAATAACATTAAAACAGATAGAATATGAATAAGATTGAAGAACTGGAAAATAAGTTGAAGGAAGAAAAAAGCAAGATGCAGGCTAATCTAAAAGAGAACTATAAATGGGTTGTTGGGAAATACGTCAAATTCGATGAATCTTCTATAATGAGAATAGATAATCTACGTTATATTCCTATAAATACCATAGAAGATTATTATAAAAATGAGCTAGATCCAAATGACGCTATTTACGTAGATGGCCCTGTGGCTCATTATAATGTAGAGGACAATTATTATTCTTTGGCAAAACATAAAAACATACAGATAAAGATAAGAAATATAATAGAGCCTGATGGTGAATTTGAGAATCTGGTAGAACGGTTGTTTAATGAGGCGAAAAAGAACTTACTATGAGCCTGTTTGTATGCGCTAAATGCGGTTGTGTTGATAATACCGCTACGTCTAGTTACTGGATGTTGACAAACGAGTATATGGTGGACAAATTCGACTATGCCAAGGAACTACAGCCGTACAAGGGCATGGGGCTGTGCAGCGAATGCGGGAGGCTGGCTACCAGCCCAGACGGACGTTGGGAAGAAGCTGAATGTTTTATAAAACAAAGAGCTTCTACCGAAAAGGCTGTTGGGTTTATTCCTAAAGATTAATCATCTATACCACATCCAAAAAACAGATATTATGGCTACTAAAAAACAGATATTAGAATCAGATGAATTACTTCAACAAAAAAAGAAGAGCTTATTATCTTTCAGATGAAGGATTCGAGGAATATAAAAAGTTCTTGTCAGATCCCGATCAAAAGAAATTCTGTTTCAAGGGATATTATTATGTAGAGGTGAAGGAGCAGGATGATAAAGAGCTATCAGGATTAATGGGACGAGTAGTATACGAATAAGGTAAGGTAATGTATAAGGGCTGATAACAAAAGAAGGATAGGATGATAATCGCCTATCCTTCTCTTACTTTAATCAAATATCTTGCCGCCAAAAGAGATAAAAGACTCTCTTGATTTAGGTATATTCCTGATATTATATAACGTTTTCTCAAATCCCTTCCTAGTCATATAAACCGTATTCCTGATCCCGGTATCCGTATTGTATCTGTAATGTGCGTAACCCTTCTTCATAACATTCTCTGTTAATATCCATTCTCTTTTATTCTTGTAAAAGAAACCTTGCTCTTGTAAAAACTCTCTTAACGATCTTTCCGCTATATCACATCCATGAGACTCAAGTTCTCTCCTAACATCACGAATCAACATATCATCACCTTTGTCATTGGCCATAATAGCTGTTTCAGCAAATCCTACTTTGGGAGCTTGTTCTTTGATAATATTGTCGGATATTCTCTTAGCCTCCTCTGCCGCTTTCTTAGCTTCAGCTAACGCCTGCTTTTCTTTCTCGGATACCAACAACGCCTCTAATGCTTCTATGTAATTATGTGGAAGATTCTTTTTTATGGATGCCTCCATTTCGTTAAAAGCATTCATGTACTCCAATTTAAATTTTATAGCTTTGCTACCAGTAAACCCCATGACAAGTATAGTAAATCCATCCCTATTCATTACATATCTTTTGGATTTTCTAAATCCACCATTAGGTTGAGGTATGTCATCATAGCATAAACAAAACATTTTATGTAAATCCATTTTTGGATTACATTCAGTATCAATAACATAACTCTTTTCTAACAAATCATCTATAGATCTTATAACTTTGCTATGATCCTTCTCAAATTTAACAGCTACTCTCAAGCTGTCTGTCAACACATCATTAGATTCATTAATAAAAACAAGATTATCCATAATATAAAAAAATAGGCTCAAAAGGAAATGTCGGATCTCACCTCGACAAATCCTAATGAGCCAAAAATATCTTACACATTGAATGACCTTGAAGTGAGATCCCGTCATTCATTGTTTCATGATGCGAATATAACCATAATATTTATGCTACAAACCGAAATAACAATAATTTATATTTATTTTGTATAATTTAATTTTGGCTATTTGAAGAATCCTAATAAATGCTTACATTTGCATTCATGAATAGAATATATATTCCCATCCGTCCGAGATGGATAGATAGGAATACAAAAATAGCCAATCAAATTGTCTTAAACAATTGACTGGCTATTTTTTTGTCATACTATATCAGCTATCTTCCTCTATCAAAATACCAATTAGCGTCCTCCCCGGACTCATCCTTATTCCTACCACCTAGGAAGAATCCCATCGTCATGCCGTTGGTCATCAGCCAGTAGTCGGATGTCTGTTTAATATCCCTAGCCGTCTTGATATTATACCATTGCTTACCAAACGAGAACTTCATGAGCTGCCTCCATAGCTTGCTCTCGTCCTTATACACGCCGGTCTGGACGGTAGCGAACGGATCCCAGTTCCGAGGATCGGTGAGATCGCCTAACTTCCGGGCCGTAACCAGCGGATCTTGCAGCATATCTATGGCGTTAAGCTCCATGAACGGGGATGTCTGGGAAGCGATCTCATTGATCGTCCTGAACCCGATATAGGTAATGAACTGCCCGAACCAGCTATCCTCATTATCCTCCCTATATCCCATCAAGGCCCTTCCTATAGCCATCATCGTGGCGAATACCGCCATATTGATAATAGATCTCTTGATATTAACCTGCTCATAAGGTGTAAGCTTATCATATTCCTCCTTAAGCACGTCATACACCTCTCCCATACGACCCTCGGACATCGTATTATAGACATTCCCCGCCAATCGCCATAATGTCCTCATATATCCTTCCTCGAACTGGTTGGTCTGGAAATTAAAACCGGCTTTCTTATATGCCCGCTGCACGGCCAATATAAACCATCCACGATGAGGAAGCACCATATTAAGGATCGCGTTCCGGCTAGCCCCCACCCGGTTCTGCTCATTCAAGGCGCCGTCGCAGATCTGCACCATGCTCCTGACCCTACTGGACAAGGTAGGTATGTATCTTTCTATAATATCCTTATTAGCTTCGTTTTTAGCCACGATCTTCCCGTCCTTGACATTTACTAAGTTCCATATGGAATAATCCCTTAAACGCTCCCAATCACGTTTAGCCTCATTAGCGGACATATTCCTGTCTTTCATCATCATCTCCTTGAAATTAGAATATGACCAGAACTGACCCTCATACAGGCGGGTGTCATCCATTACCGAGATAATAACCTGCGGGTCCAACGGGGAGTTAAGAACCTCCATCATCTTAAACGGCAGATCCCGGAATAAGGTTCTCCAGATCTTGTTATACGCCGCCGATCGTACACGGTTGCGGACATTAAACACACCTAGGGCCTCACCGACAACATATAACTTATTGGTACGATTTATGTCCCCGATCTCAGACACGTACGTACTTAACTGTTTCTGGGCTTCCCCATAGGCGTATTTCATGGAATCCTTGCTTATATACTGCCCCACCATACCCTCCAAAAGGAAGTTGGCCTGCCCGGTAAGGGCACCGGTAGCCGCGACGAACGGGGAGAAGCCTAGGTTGGATTTGGATACGAATTTGGTAAACATAAGAGCCAGCTTATTAAGATCGACCTTATAATTGCCTATATTCCATTCAGTCCGCTTATTGTTTATCCTAACGTCATAGATACTGGCGTTAACCCAGTCCTGAAACATCCTATAGGCGTGAGTGGCCTCCGGGTTCTTGCCTCCGTCGTATTGTGTCTCAAGCATCATATTCCTATATCCCATGACATCATCCAAGGCCGCCCTCTTATACTTGTAAGCGGTAGCCTGTAAGGATAACATGGAATAGGAGTAGGCGAAGTCATGGGACACGTCGTTGGCGTTCTCCAACTTACTGAGATAGTATTTGGGGATCATACGATATTTGTTATCGTTCTCGTCAAGCCCTCCTAGGTCTTGTCCTTGACCGTGTATAGGATCATCCACCCTCTCGCCAACAATATCACGTACGGCATTGCCGATAGCCGCCTTCGGGTCAACCCCGGCCTGCACCATCCTCTCCACGCCGCCCTTGGATATTTGTGGTATCTGGTAGATATTCCTGAACCGCTCATCATAGTCCTCCATAGCCTTACGGCTTATGTTAAGCAATTCCTTCCTCATCTCCCACTTATCCTTATTGATCGTAGCCTCCTCCCCTTCGTTGGTAATACCGTATTTCTTGAAGAAAGCCTCGTTCTTGTACTTATCGAACCTAGGCGTATGATACCCGTAACCCAGATCAGGATTATAGTTAGGGTTGCGGAAAGAACTCTCGGCGTCGGCCTCATCAAGCCACTGGTTGTTGATCGTCAGGTCGATCATATTAATATCGAACCCGAAACGGGATACGCTCTCTTCCTTGGATATACCATTTTCTATGGCATCAAAGAACTCGGATACCTTATACGTACCGTTATTTATCTTACTGATGAAATCAGAATACCCTTTGGGAGAGTATTTTCTCATATAAGGATACAGTCGGGTTCTGGCGTACTCGACAAGGATTTCATCAGTCTTACCCATCGCTATGTCGTTAGCTAGCTTATTATTGAAGTCAGGACCGTATTTCCTTCTCAAAAACGATACCTCCACGGTCGTCCATGACGGGTTCTTCCTAGATAGCTTAGCGGCCATCCTATCCACCTGACTCCGGGAGCGGGCAGACATATGTTCCTTGGCGAATTTAATCTCATCCATACCCTTGTCGTATGCCATGGCATCCCTTAAAGCGTTACGGTAAGAATCCGTGACTCCACTCTCCACCGTATCAGGCATATCCATCTCAATATCCTCAGCGGAAGCGGCGGCATTAATGACGCTCTTAGCTTCTGCCAGACGATCATACAACTCGTTTATCTTCCTTAGCGACGCCGACCCGCGCAGCCTGTCGAAATCATATTCCCCGTATCTCGTGCTATCCCGGTACTGGATAAGCAAAGGCCTTAGCTGGTCATTGATCTCGTTTATTGTCGCCATCGCCTCCTCTACCTTCTCTATTCTTGATGATGATACAGATTGCTCCGTGATCTTATCAACAAGATTCTCGTAATAATCACCCTCCTCGGATCCCCACATATCTTTGGAGAAGCCAAGATGACCACCGGCTAGCAGGAACTCGAACGCCGCCTTACCGCCCTCAGACCGCTCTATCCCACGCAGTATCTCCTTAAACTCGGCTGAAGCCTTACGACCCTCGTTGGTATTCCCGAACTCCTCGGCCCACGCCTCGTCCCATGCCTTGATCTCCTCGGACATCATCAACGCCTCGGACCCCGCTTCCTTTGGTGTCCCGTCGGAATACCACTCGCTCTTGGCTATAGCCCTATCACGAAGGATATCCAGATAAGATCTCCAAGCTATAGGGTCAGATTGGAAAGCGTCCCAATCGACCCTCTTGTTCTTAATAAACTTATCCATAGCCACATATCTGCTTCTGCGAATACGGGACATGAAATCGGACGTGGCTTGTGATACCCTACGTCCTAGCCTCTCCTCGACCTTCTTATTGACATTCTCGATCTTATCATAATACGCTTGAACCATGGGCTTCTCACGATTCTCATCCAACCACCTATTTATCGTATCCAGATACCGTTGCTGATCCTCGAACGTCATGTCCGAGATATCAAAATTCTGGATGGTAGGTTTGAATACATGATACACGGCCTTCGTAATAGGCTTATCCCCGTCATATCCTACTATGTCGTCACGGGTCTTCACCTTAAGACCTTTATCGGATAGAAGAAGGTCGATAAGTTGTTTCTCAGTCTTACCAGTGACATTCTTAAGATCATATATATCTATAATAGCCTTAGCCTGCTCTGTCCGGTATAGTAAATCGTATTTGGCGAAATCACGGGACGAGTCAAGGTAATCGGAGTTCTTACCATTTATCTTCTGTATAAGATCCTCATTATCCTTTATCCCCCATCCACGCTCTTTCATCATCTTAGTCATCTTATTGATATTAGCCACACCCTCAACATGAGCGTCATTATAAGCCTTGGCAAGACGTTGCCCTAACATGCCTAAGATAGCGTTCCCGCTATGTTCTAACGTCCCGAAAAACCGAGACATAACATTGATATCCTTATGGATGTTATTTATCAACTTCTTTATCCCATTCCAGAATCTTTCCGGAATATTAAACATCCGGAGCTGTCCATCCAGCCAATCCTCGTTACGATCACTACGGAGGGCGTTTATATCGGACATGGATGTCTCCGCCATCCGTAATATATCATCCATATCCTCTACCATACCAACCTTATCGTTGCTATAATAATCCGCCGCCTGATTGTTGACGAATCCACGCAGATTCCTGATCAATGGCACTATCTCCCCGTATACGTTATCGATAACCTGTATCGTCTCGTAATCCAATCCCTTATCACTCTTACGCAAGCTACTGGCTACGGTGACCAAATACTCCACCTCAGCCTTGGCGGTAGCTATAACGCTTTTAGTGGATAATAGGTTGTTGTTTTTACTAAGCTGACCTCCAACCTGCCTTACCTTCTCGCCTATATCACGAAGGAGGGTGATGCTCTCTCCGATCCTCTGGCTTTGGCTTGACCTCATCCTCTGTAACCTAGTGTATAGCCTCTCCAATGACCTCCCGTTCTTAATCAACTTATTAGCCACGTCAACATCCGATAATGAGTACATGAGATGGTCACTATCCTTTAACAGAAGCACGTCAAATGCGCTTGGATCATCAGCTAACGCCGACTCCTTTATCCTATCAAGAACCTTATTCAAGTCTGATCTTTGAGTAGAGAAGAAATTCCGTATAGCCCGGATTATCCTGCCAAACAAGGAGAGCTGGGCGTCCTCGGACGAGGCCAGATCCTCCACCGCCTGTTCCATGCCCGGTACGAACCGCTGGGCCAGCGTCTTACCTAGGATCTCCCGCTTCACCATCCGGTCTAGCTCCTCTCCTTGGTACTCCTTCCCATATACCTCATAATAACGACCAGCGAATTGGTTCCATAATGAAGTTCCCTCGACAGAATCAAGTATCTCGTCAATCTCCTGCTGATTACGATAAGTATCGATCAAGAAGTGAGCCACCTCCTCATTAAGATCCTCTACCGTAGCCCCCTCAGCCAATGCTATCACGCCATTAGCCATATCGGATAACGCCCTAGCGGAAGGATCTACGCCATTACGCATCTTATACTTATCCATATATTCGGACATACCCATCACACGGATACCTAATGTGGATAAGATGTTGGTTATATCGGTCCTGTTTTGAAGATCTTCCGCCTTCTCGTTCTCAATAACGCCACGGACATTACTCCCATATAAGGCGTTATCCTCCATCATCAACGATAGCGCTAGCTCCATGAACCCATCATACCTGTTATTAAGTTCCTCGAACCGCCCTTGCCTTAACATGCCTTTAATCTCAGACCTGCTTACCGTGACCTTCTCCCCGGATGTCGTGATAAGATCAAGATCGTCGCTCACCTCCGTATCAAAACCTATAGAACCCAATACGTTCATCTCAGAGGACTGACTTCCAAATCTATTCCTGATGCTGGATAAGGCATCCATAGCGTTATAGATCTTAAGACCATCGGAGTTGCCGGCCCCTGTAAGATAATACCTATCTCCTAGCCTTATACGCTCACCGCTTAACATACCTTTCTTGATAAGGTAATTAACAAAGCCTCCACGGGTGCTTATATTAGAATCTGAGCTGATGCCAAGGACCGGGATGAACGAATCACTGTTGTTAAGGGTTATGGAGGACGAGCCAAAGGAGATGTCAGCCGTACCGGACGGGACGTCGCTCTCCTCGACACTGCCGGCCAAGAACCCGGCCTCGACCCGCCCGCCGGACGATCCTTTTATGGCATTGGCGTAAGATTCGTGTATCTTTCCGTCATCCGATCTAAAAAACAGGCGAGGCTCACCGGAATCATATACCAATCTTGAAGATGGGGGCGTATAATCTTCAATATCATTTAACGGCAAGACATTACCAGAAAATATGATCTCCCCATCTATATTTCCGCCCTTCACCCTGATATTAGGTCGTTGACCGGTAAAAGCGCTTTCCACGGCCTTCCATAACATACGGGCTGTCTCCCTAATATCTATATTCTCCCTGATAGCCCTTATATCATCCCATGACGCCTCTTTCAGTATCGTATCGCCAACATTATTCTCGTTTATGGAATCCAGATCCACCTCCTGTACCGTGGACGTATCTACCACAGCCATATCATTGACATCACCTACCTCTCCGGAGGTAAGATAAGCCACGACATTATCGCTATTCCCGAGACTTCTGGCCAACGCCGGGGCATCCATATCGCTTATGGCGGACAAGACCTTGGCTGACATAAGCTGCCCCCACTCGCTAGCGTTAAGTTTGGCACTTATGGATCTGGCGGCATCCTTATTCCTTGACACGGATCTAGCCCAGTCTCCGAACTTAGACCTGAACTTATCGTTATAAATAGTCATATAAGCTTCAGCGGCCTTATTAAGGTCACTTACGGCGGCTATACCCGCTATCTTATCGAACAAGGTAGATACCTCTCCGGAAGGAGTCAAGACACGGATTATCTTACCCTTACTATTTCTTTTAATTACGCAACTTGACATAACTTCATGTTTTTGACAAAGATAAACAAAAAGCCCCCACAAATAAGCGGAGGCTGATATTCTTATATTCCTTATATAATTTACGACTTAATCCGTATTCTTGCTATTGATGAACTTACTAACGCAATCACCAGCAAAGCCGGCTATATACGCCGCATGCTCATCCTCTCCAACCTTAAATCCAAGCGACATATTACAGAACTGGCACACGCTCATGGCTATATGGAACGACTCATGACATATATTTCTCATCATTATATCATCGTCGCTTGAAAAATTCCAAAGTATGGCGAATTTACCATCATCGTCCCTATCCCTTACCAGATTCACGAAAGACGCTTCCTTATCCATATCATCCTTATCACCCCATTCTCCCTTATGATCCGGCTCCATATTCTCGAAACGGTTACATAACGTCTCGTAATCCAATCCTACCGTGATAATCAACTTTAATGGATATACCACGAAATCAAATTTCTTTTCTCTCATAATCCCTTTAATTTTTCTATAACCTCAAAACACATCTTGCACTCAATCCTACGATACAACTGCCTTACGCCATCTACCGTAACCCAATAACGATCACCATCACGGTGCAGGAACTCACTCATAACCTTGGTATCAGCCACATCATGTAAATCGTATGAACTGAAACATAACTTACATATATCGTCAAGATCAAAATAAGTAACCTTATTATACGACATACAACGGATTTGTCCTCCATCAGGAATCTGAACATCGAAAACATCTATCTTCTTCACGTTATTAAAATTATTTATCTTATCAATTAGATTAATATTTATATCACAAAATGTTTACTCTAACCGGGTTAAACGCCAACCCACTATCGATTATCCTACTGACGTAAGAATCACCGAATACTTTTCTTCCAATTCCGATAGCTCCATTGATATCAGCGTTAATAAGCTTTCCGATAGAGCTTTGGAATAATCCACGTTTCTTTCTTTTGCCTAGATAAACATCATGCTTACCTAACTTTTCAAAAGCCAAATGATCTACTTTAGAGGTATAGGATTCCTCATTGGTTTGAAAACCTATTCCAGCTAACTTGCACTTATAGGATATCTTTTCAACAAGTTTTGAGAATGGAATCTCAACGAACTTCTGGTTTATTCTCTTTCCTAGATTTATCCCATTCTTCCATCCTTTGTTTAATCCTATCACAAGACTTCCGATATTGTTATCGATACAATGGTTAACAATATATCTACTGACCTTATGGATATGATCTTCAATCCAAAAATTCCTATAATTATTTAGCCGTCTAAGTCTCTTTGAAATTCCCTTGTCTCCAACGTAAGACATCAATCTAGCTTTCTTTTTATTGTACCACTGATTAAAGGACTTGATAATCTTGCCGTTTACAATGAAAGGCTTGATACCTACATTGCTTACACATGTACATAAATTATTCAATCCCAAATCAATCGAAAGAACATTATCCTTATTCAGGTTTAGATCCTGCTCCTTCTTCTCATAAATAACCTCAACCACATAGCAAGTAGCTTGAGGGATTATCCTAACCTGACATAATTTGCTATCTCCTATTTTTGTTTTTATTGATGGAATTATGTTTTTGATAAAATGGATGTAACCATCCTTTTTTAATCTACAAGAGTTTGTTGTAAATACAACCATGTTCTGTCTCTTTCCTCGCTTGTACTTTGGTAATCTAGGTTTCGAGCTGAACTTAGAAGGATTCTTCTCATATTCCTTCTTTGATCTGATCCAAGAACCTATCACCGAGAAAACTTGAGATATAACCTGCTGAGATACCGCTGCTGGTAAATTTCTAAAATCAAATTGATTCTCCTTGCAGAGTTTAGTAGAGAGCTCATATTCCTTTAGATAGTTACCTTCGAATATCCCTTGCCTGACGTTGAAAAGAACATAATTATACAACAACCCGGATTTGAGGCAGATATCCTCAAATCGGTTGTCTTTTATGATATGTCTCTCAACTAATCTCATTCTTAATATCTTATGCCATAAATATAAACATTCTTTATAAAATAAATAATTTATTCAATCATATTAAAAATAGAGGGATACCGATCCCATCACAGACCTGTATCCCTTTATAATAAATTAGCGATGAAAAGCATGATGATGGACATGCGCCACAAATGTAATTACAAAATTCGTAAAAACAAAATATCAAGGGCAATCACCTATGCATTCGCACGGAGCATCGCTCTTTAAAATCCCGTATACCCGGTTGTCGCTGGTTAACCACCGTTTCCCGTCGCTCGTGATATAAGCTTGCCTACATCCCTCCTGATTCACCGTGAGCGTCTTCTTAACGCCTTTGGGGGTTGTTATCTCCAACTCAAGGGTACGGTCAAGGCCTTTGTTCATTACCGAGCCAAAAGAAACGGCGGCGTTACCGGTCCCGGACCCGGGGCTGACGGTCAAGTGCTGGTTCGTCACCTCGCCTACCCCGTCCTTCCAATTAATATTCAAATCATTATCCATATATATCATTTTTTCGTTCTATTGCAAAGATAACAAAACAAATAAACCCCAACCGGATTTATCCAATTGGGGTTCGATACCATTATCTCCTAACTGTTATCGTCTCATCATCCTCAACACGGTTCTGGAGGCTGCTTGCGCCCAGGTCCAGCTGTCGTTAGATGTTACGTTAACCGTCTGTTGAGTACCATTTACATCCAAGTTAATAATCTCATTGTCAAGCTCGATAGTAGAGTCTCCAGCGGCTTGGGTTACCGTCACGTTGGCTGTCTGACCACCAGCGGCGGTTACTTTCAATGTAGCCGTCAGTTCATCGATCGTGACGTTGGCCGGTACGTCCGAGATCGTGATACTCCAAACGAACTCGCCAGCGGCTCCGGGATCATCGGCGATAACCGCTCCGTTAGCCGTAGTCTTTCCAGCCGCCGTGTAGTTAGCCGGGAGCTGTAACGTAAGCCCATTCTCATCAGCCGGCGTGACCGCAAACGTAAGCTTAGTACTGTTAGACTTACCTGTGATGGTAACATTACCACCTGTCTTTTGTACGGAAGCGTTAGGGCTGTCTGATCTTACCACCTCAGCAGCCGCTGCCTGATTAACTACCAACGCCTTCTTAGCCCCGCCGTTCGTGGTGACTGTAAGGTTGATAGTGCGTTGAAGACGACCGGTGTGTTTCTCACCGGAGAAATTAATCGCCTGATCTCCTGATCCTGATACTGGGTCGACGGTTACGAAACCGAATTTTTGTGATGCCATACTTAAATATATTTATAAATAGCCTTTTATTATGCCAAAAATAACTTATATAATGTTAGCCATAAAATATGGGGGGGGGGATAGATCGCACTACGGCTACACCCGCTCCACGTACAGACCTATTAAATCCTGTAGATTATGGCTGAGAGGAGTTCCGCTATCCCTGGTACACTTATACACATCAGCGTTCTGAATGTAATACTTATCCTTGAATATCTCCATTGGAGGGAAATACGGGATAGGATCCCCTATAGTACCGGCATGTTCCTTATCAATAACCTTATACAAGGAAGCCGTATTTAGTCCGGGTTCCCATTCCTCCGACAGCGTATGTTGTTGGATAACCTCATAAAGGATATCCGTATCCTCCTTAACCACCCTAAGACAAAATCCGGTATCCACGGATAGCCCGAACTCCGCCCCTTCTTGTCCCCATATAGGAAATAGGACCTTAACATCCAATTTATCGTTAGAGGATAAGGATAAGTTTTTATTATTAACCACCATTCTAGAAAATTTTACAGCCACCTTCTGAGGATCAGAGGCGTCCTTCTCCTTCGCCTGTTGCTGGATGTACGCCGTGGTAACACTTACCTTATCAGGATAGCCGGACTGAGCACTAATAGCCCTCACCTGCTCTACGGTAGTGGCTAAGCTTACTCCCTTCTGTTTGGCTCCTAACGCCGACATCAGGTCATTATCGTACTTATCCATCATCCCGACCAAGATCTTGCCTTCCGTCATATCGAACTCCAGACCCATGATCGTTATCTTACCAGCTATAGCCCCATCGCCCAAAGCGTTACGCCTATCATATTCAGGGATATAGATATTTTGGTCATCCAAAAAGAACTCATGAAGATTATCATTCTCATAAGACCTGATCTCCTCATATTTAGCCGATTTCTCCTCATTAAGAAGCCTTGAGTCATCCAGCTTAACCTCAATAATTTCCTTAACCGTAGCTTTAGGATTAGCCTCCTTGAACGCCAGTTGCTCCTCCCCAAGCTCTATCCATGGGGCGGGAATACCTTTGGAGTAATCATCATAACTATAGCCCTTGGCGTAATTATCGTCAAGAGGCTCATCTTGAACCAACATCTTGGGATATATCTCCCTATTTATATATGTAAAACTCATAGCTTATTGATCTTATTCTTTAACAGCGATGCTATACTTGCCTGAAGCGTAACACCAGATATTTATCTCGAAAGGCTTGTTAGCTGTAGTGATTATAGAAGTACCACTCATGCTTACATAAGCTCCTGAATTTGGTATGGCTTGAGTAAAGGCCGCAGACGGGACACACCTGATCATCAGCTCCTCTCCTATCTGCATACCTGACGCCACGGATAGGGTGGTAGCCGCTGATAGCGTGGCCGTGATACTTCTCTTGGTGATAGGCAGGTTGGCTAATGTCGTGACCGTATTAACTCCTATAAGCCTGTTCACGGTCTTCTTATCGGCGGCCGCCATCAATCCATTAGTGGATTCGTTGGCCACGGCATATGTCGTGTTAGGAGGGGTAGCCCATGTACCATCTCCACGCATAAAATTAGAGGTGCTACCATTAAGCTGTCTCAATAAGCCGTTGGCGGAAGTGGAGGCCAACCCGTACGTGGTGTTGGTAGGCACGACCCATGTTCCATCGCCACGAAGAAAAGACGTCTGCTTACCAGCGGCAGGAGCCGGGACCAATCCCGCAGCACCAGCCGCTGAAGCCGTAGCTGCCTTCATATTGGCGTAAGTGGTATTAGTGTCTTTATAATAAGGGACACCACTGACAATAGGACAGGCGGTATAGCCAGAAGCGCTGGTTACCGTACTCCCGTTCTTTACCAGACCTGTAGACCCGTTAGCTCCTACAACACCATACGTCGTATTAGTGTCTGTCCAAGGCACATTGACATACATCTTTCCGCTACCGTCCAGTTCTACCGGATAATTCTTGCCATTCTCCGCATATCCAATCATTACCAGCCCAAGGGTCGATGTATTGGCCTTGGCGTATGTGGTATTAGTAGGGACAACCCACGTGCCATCACCACGTAAAAAAGAGGCCTGTTTACCCGCGGCTGGAGCGGGAACTAATCCGGATGTTCCTGCCGCCGATGACGTAGCTCCACCCATGTTATTATATGTAGTGTTTGGAGGTGTCTGCCACGTTCCATCGCCACGAAGATACTTACCTTGCGCTCCAGCGGCAGGAGCAGGGACCAAACCAGCCTTTCCCGCAGCAGAGGAGGTTGCCGCCCCCATATTGGAATATGTGGTGTTGGTGTCCGTCCACGGAACATTCACATACATCTTACCATTTCCGTCAAGAGCTACCGGATAATTCTTCCCATTAGCTGAGTACCCGATCTTAACAAGACCCAGATTATCGCTCGTGGCCTGTGAGTATGTAGTGTTATTGTCAGTCCAAGGGACATTGACGTACATCTTGCCATTAGCCAAGAGCACAGCGTAGTTCTTTCCATTAGAAGCATAGCCGATCTTAACCAATCCTAAGGTGTCGGCCGTGGCTTCATTATACGTGGTGTTATTATCTGTCCATGGAACGTTAACGTAAGCGTTGCCGGACGAATCCAGTTGCACCTTATAGTTCTTCCCGGAAGTCGTATATCCTACCTTAATACCGCCAAGAACGGTAGCGGAGGACGTGGGAGGGGCGAAGGTACTTGGTTTGCCCGTAACCCCGGACCAAGGCACGGAGGAAGCCTGACTGGCCGTGTAAGGCTCATACCCATCCTCACTGTTTAATTTAGACTCGTCTTTTATCAGATACATCTTACCTGTAGACGTGACCTTTACCGTATCACCACTTTGAGCCGTAGCGGTGGTAAGGGCGAATCTAGCCGCATCATTAGCTACCACGACCAATCTCTCCAAAGCCGCCTTAGGTAACCTATCTATGCTGATGGTTCCGGACGCGATCTTAGAGGCATCAAAATTGGCCAATGTCGTGGAGATAGTTACGTTGTCTCCGAAGTCCGATGAGACACTACCGGTAACAGCCCCGGACAGCGCTATGGTTCTAGCTGCCTGTAATTTCGTGGCGGTAGGGGCGTTATCCGTCTTAAGAGCGTATTTGGAAAGATCAATATCATTAGCCTTATCCAAAAGCTGCTCTATCTGCTCGCCATTGTATTTACCTTGAAAATCTGCCATATCATAATTATTTTTGCTCAAATATAACTATATACATAAACACCAAGAAATCGAGGGGGGGGGTAGATGCGGGCAGGTGTTAAAAGCTACCGTCCCCATGCAGGAACCCGGTACGGAATATAATAGCCTTGTCTTTCAGCTTCTGGACAGACCCCCATTCCCATTCACCCTCACAAGGCTTAATGACATACTTATTCCCCCATGTCTTAAATCTCCTCTCTATAACGAACATCTCCGAGTCTTTCAAGACATGGAAGATACTCCCTACAGGGAAGTACTTATCCGTCCTTAATATAACACGATGATGCTTCTCGTCATATTCAGGATCACCCACGATATGTGCTTTATAAAACTGGAAATCGTTTAACGTTTGATCCACAGGCTCTATCCAGTAATACCCCTTACCCATTGCTGTTTGCGATTTAATAATTATATTTGCAAAAAGTAGTAACTCATAAGGTTTTTAGGTAATTTTCAACCAAGGGGAAAGGGTGTCCGTGAGGATATCCTTTTTTCATTCCCGCCCGCCCTACCTATGAACAAAAGATCTACCTCGAACAAATGTAATCATAATAAAGTTACGGGCAAAAAGAAACCCCATCGGTATTCTATCGCCGACGGGGTTCTTCCAACGTTGTATCAAATCATATCATCTCACTCCATTTGATTGTGTCACCGACGAAGCACCGCACCGCCAGATACCTTACGAACGCCGTCCCTTCCGGAGCGTCAGGGTCTTCCAGATAAGCCAAGACAGCCTTGACTATTTTCTGGTCGCAGTCCAATACCTTAGGAAAGTAGTCGCTATAGAACATAGCGAACAGATATTGGATATCTCCCCAAGTGGCGTTATCAGGTTTCTTGGCCCCGCATTTATCGAACATCTGCTTAGCATCCTCCATCGTCCATCTTCTCTTGGATCCGTCGGCGTTAAGCATCTTATCAGCGGCCTCCCTAGCCAACTCCTTGGAAAAGTGATATCCATGGGTGTCTATATACCGCTTATAATCCGGGTCATCAGCGTCCGCTCCTCAGTAGTAACGACTTCTCCTACCTCTACGCATATAAGGTTCCGTACCATCGTACTCGTCACGGATGCCACGTTCACCGAACCATCCCCTGCGATACATCTCATCCTCTCGTTCATGGAGTCTCTCGCGTTTCTCAAGCTCACGCTCATCACGTTCCAGCTCCCTCTCGCGCCTTTCGAGATCACGCTCACGGCGTTCTAGCTCATCCATCCTACCGTCATGCTCCTTGCCATAATGGTCATATATTCCACCACCATAACCCATGTAAGTCCCATCTGAACGTCTGCTACGTCCACGGCCGCCTCTGCGATCATAGATCTCATCATCATATTCCTCTTGGCCGTTGCCTAAATCTATAACTCTCATATTAACCTAATTTTTTAATTAACAACTCTTTTAGCTCATCGAAAGAGGATCCCATCCTATCGACTTTCTCCTCAAGATTCTTAATCTTTCGGTCTTGATCCTTAGTCTGCTTAAAAGCCGGATTGATTTCCTCAAGGATCGAATCACAAGCCTCTAGCGTTCTCCTATGCTTATCGATACTATCGAGAATATCGGAGCTAGTTCTCTTAGCGGCGTTAAGCTGGTTCATGATCGGATCGACCGAGCAGGCCAAAGTTATGTTATTGGACATAGCGACATCCCTACCCTCCGGAACGACGTAGGTCATGGAGGATCCGTTTATCTCCACGGTAAGGTCTATCACCCTATCCTGTAGTTGCTGATATTGCCCCATCTGACCCATCTGGGGTTGCTGGAACCTAGGCTCGGACACGTTAACCACATTCCCCATCCTGAACACCGGAACATCGGACGTATCCAGCGTATATACTTGAAATCCTTTCTTTAAGTCTCTAAACATATCTCGATTTTTAAGCGGGAGGGAATACCCTCCCATTAGACATCCAATCTAACCTATTCCTCACCAACAGTCGTCTCCGACGCCGAGGCGGAAGTTGTAGGCACACAGCAATCCATGAGCCTCAATACACCCCTTACCTTGTTGAAATAAACAAGGCGTTCGGTGTTGTTAACCATAGCCGCTCCGGTCACAGCCACGTTGATCGGATTCACCACAGCCACGCCGGTTACCGGGCAGCATGTGTCATCACCTACCGTGGATACGGTGCTGTTCGCTGGAATAGCTATCTGTACTGGCAATGTCTCGCCTGTTGTCGGAACCACCTGCCGGATTTTCAGCAGCAGAAGGCCCTCGCATGGCAAGGACAGCCATATCCTTGGGTTGATGCCGAAGATGGTGTTGGTAGTAGTCACTACCACGTTCTTCGTGACCAACTCATAAAGAGACCCTATTTTAGAAACACAAGCCATAATAGCCTCCTTCCTTTATAGAGTTAAATAGCGGCGTTTCCGTTGTTGCAGCATCCATTGTTGCACCCACATCCGTAATTACCTCCATAAAATGCTTGACCCCATCCATAAGTCTGGTAAGGAGAGCATGAAGGATAAGCCGGCACAGGGGTAGGTCTCAACTGGTTGATCAAATTCCGAGTCTGTTGCTGAGTCAACGCGGAGGCTTGGTAAGCCGACCTTTCATCACGCAACTGATTGATCGTATTCTGCATCTCACGCATTTCCAATTGACAGAATTTATCATTAATCAAGGTTGTTTGAGCATCAATCTTAGCGCTCAAGATATTGAACTGCGTAGTAGCCTGCTCACGATTGTTTGTCAATCCTTGGTTGATGTTACTCTGAAGAACATTGGTTTGCTCTAACGTCCGTAATTGATTGTCAAAGCCTTGCTGCGTTATCATATTTTGAGTAGCGCACGTGCTTTGGTTGATCAAAGAACTCAAATTGCAGCAGCAGGAGCTAATCTGGTTACCGATCTCACATCCTTGTTGCTGTACGGCGTTAATAACAGCCTGAGAAGTCATACCTACCTGACCAGCTACCTTATCGATAGCGCCTTGCACGTTACAGATAGCGCTTTGCAATTGAGTAGTAGTACAGTTCAAGGCGTTAGCGATCTGCTCGATAGCGCTTCTGTTACCTTGGATAGCCTGCATCAATAGCTCACGGCCATAGTCGTTGTTCAATTGAGCCGGAAGACCGTTAGCGCAACAATCATTTCCATTACCACCAAAACCATTCCCGAAACCACGTCCGCCCCATAACCAGAATAGGACGATGATCCACAACCACCAGCCGTTAGCCCCTCCGAACTGGTCTTGGTTGTTACGACCGTTCATCAACGCAGCGACTAAATTCGGATCCATCTTATTACCACCCAAAAGGCTGGTAAACATACCCGGAATCATAGATAATAAACCATTAGCGGCGCTACCGCTCCCGGAACCCATGCCGTCTAACAGCACGATTTTGTCTCCACTTGTACCCATGTCTATTTATTTTTGAATTAATAATAACCCCACCTGATAGTGGGCGTTACAAAGTTCAAAAATTAATAATCCTAGGATCGTGATATATGTCATCATCAAAGCACGTCATGTCATGCAATTGGTATTAATAAGAACCGGTACAAGACAAAAAATCCGGAACGTATCACTACGGCCCGGATTCATGCAAATCTATAAATTCAATGTTTCAATGCTCGAAAGAAAACGTCTCACGACGTCAAAGAGAGATTAACTACACGAAAAATCTCGCATCAACTTATTTGTATTAGCAGTGTATTCATTAACTATCTTACTGGATGAGGGATCATCCTCTATCCTTGATAGACGGTTATCGTCACTCCTTACCGTAACGTCACCCATCCTTCGTACCATGTTTTCTTGATATGATGATGGATCGGAGTATATAAGATCATCAACGAACCTGTATATTGATCCATCAACCGTCTCTCCTACCTTCTCATATAGGCCAGATTGGAAAGACACGAAATCGTCGTACCTCCCACGAGCCAAGAACGAGCCGTCCGGCCTCTCCTCGACACCGCCGTTGACCTCCCGGAGCAGGCCCGGATTCCTTTGGTACAGATACCTGTAAAACCCGACATCCATCATCCTATCCTGTCTATCCAGATAGAAAAGATCCCTCATGCTGCTGTCGCTGGACTCGATAGCCACATCAAACAACAGATCTCTTACCTGACCATCCGGCAACGACATCTCCATGCTTTTTAACGTACCTCTGTCATGGTGGTTCAAAGATACGTTATAAAATCCATTAAAATCAAGGAAGCGCAAGACATTATTATATAAATCCGATTTTTTTAACCTTTCCTTGATCTGGATCTTCCTCAACGATGTACAGGATTTGATAAAATCCCGATCCTTTCCCTGCCTAGCCTCGTATCTCCTGAACTCCCGATCAATATCGACATCATCCATCTTAGGGGTTACGGGATGCTGGTATATCAATCTGGTAAGGATCATGTTCTCAGTATTCGAGGATGAGATGTTGGACATAACTAGCTTCTTTATGTTATCCTTGATCACGTCAATATCGGAACGGGAAGCCCCGGCGGGAACCACGCCAGCCGGCAAGTACGAGGGCCGCTCTATCCCGATATCGGCCAACATCTCATAGGCCTGATCGGTGTCGGTTATCGGGGCTGTGTTATGGTACGTATTCCTACCCATATACAACATGCTCCTATCATACATATCGGAAGGGGATGTATTCCCGGACCTTACATACACCATCCTATCACTGGTAGAATAAGTATCCTGAACCTCGTATATCGGATTCCCTTTTCCTGTTATCCTATCAAGATCGGAGATAAAGCTATCGTATACCGAATTGCCTGCCTGTATGGAAGATAACATGACATCCAGCGACGCCATAAGATCACGGATATCCTCCGGTCTGGATATAACCATCTCATCGCTGATCGCCTCGCTTATATCCACGCCCATGTCGGCAAGATCCATAGCTATATCATACAGACGTCCGGAAACGTCCTTGATGTCCTTAAAATCATCCATATCGATTATCTCCCCAACCTTATCCCTTAGACCCTTCATATCCTTAGGCATACTGATATACGGTGTGGTACTATTGAAGTACGAGTCGGTAATCGTATTTCCGTCCTGACTCCGAACCTCCATACGGGTCATATTACGGTACGTGTCATACATCCGATCTGCGTAATCCTGATCCTCCTGATACCGGAGTGCCAAGGAAGGGTAGGGGACGGAGGTGAAAGCCCGGTCAAACTCCCGGCGGTCGCTGATACCGCCTACCGCCCTCATGATCGTATCCCTTACCTCTATTGGATTCAAGCCCCTTCTCTTTCCTAACGAGTCATATGTATCCTCATATATCATATAATCATCACCAAGGCCTGACTCGGAGGACAGGAAATACATATCCTTCTCATTAAGATCCCCGTCAGACATAAAATCGACAATCCTCCTCATCATATCCCTTACCCGATCATACGCCGATCGGTTGGTCATGATATTATCAATCTCATCGGCGTCATACATCCCAGATCGCTCAAGATTGTACCTATTGAGGAATATATCACCGCCGGAAAGGAAGTTAGATACGATCATATCATTAAGATCATTGATATTATCAACGCCCAAGGAAGTAAGGGTGTTATTGATATCCTTAACCTCATCGGCCATGAAATTGCCGGCGAAATAGTTCTTTCGCTTGATAAATGACATAACATCATCATACCTAGGTTCCCCATTACTATCCAGATCATATTCTGATGGCATGGACATCCAATCGCCAAAGAAAGACACGAAGTCGGGGGAGTAGGCCGTACCCCAGACCGATAAGGCCTGCTTCTGGTCGCCCAGCACCTCCATCGCCCTTTGGTATAATCCGGATGGTTGGTCGTTCGGGGCAAGGACATTATCTACCCCACCCTCCTTATTTTTTATAACATAACAAGATCTACCCATAGCTAAATCGTTTTGCCACAAAGATATGAAAATCCCGCCTACTCTCACGAGCGGACGGGAGCCAAATAACAATAATAACAAACCTTATGTTTACTCTGAAAAAGTACAAATCATTTTGCCGATCCTCACGGACAGGCAAAAACTCAATCCTAAATAACAAAAATGAATTTCATTATTCATCAAATATCATATATATTGTCAATATATTTAGCATTTGATTCTATAATTCTAAAATTATATTTGCTTATAATTTCCTTAACCTGCTTTTTATTCAAATGAAACCACTCTCTATCAACATTATATACACTATATTTAATATGCAGCTCACGCTCTATATCCATATCTACATATGCAATCATATAAAAATGGATATTACTCACCCTTAAACAACTCTCCCTAGTGTATAAATCCTTAGACTTACCAATTTTTACAAGACCATTACTAATATCTACTCCTATATAGGTACGCAACAGTCCACTATTTCTTAGTCCATAGTTCTTTTTATTTTTTAGAAAATAAGTATATCCTATTATAGAATCATACAAACCATAAAAATCATATTCTGTCGAATATGGTCTTATCTTGGACATCAACATAGGTATAGCGTTATTTACTTTCAGATCATTAGATATAGTCAAATGAATATCATCAACATCCTTGTTTGTATTTGATATAATGATATTATATACAACACCATTAAAAACATGATCTAAACACATTCTATCAATTATATACTCATCATAACCCGCATCATGTAGTTCATCTTGTCGTTCTATGGCTGCAAGTATAAAATAATTATATAACTTCAAGGCATAATCAAGATCAAAATCACTTCTACCGAATAACGTTATTAGCGCCATATAAAGGAAATTGCTGTAATCGCTATCATTCGAAGTTATTCTGCAATCCTCAACAATAAACACATTGTCATTTTTTGAACGATCACAATCGCTCGAAAATTTTTTAACAATAATCTCTAACTCTCTAGAATAACCTGAATAATCAGCTTGTTTCAATTTCCCTGTTTGGCAAAAATGACTTAAATCATCATACAACCCCAAAATATGATCTTTGTTCATAATATAAAACAACGAGAGCCACCAGCGTCCGTTACCCCACTGATGACCCTCATCTATCGCCTACGCTTAGGCGAGTTAATATCTTCTTATGGTCTAGCAACGGATAGACACCGCAAATATAGAACCTTATTTTGAAACCACAAACAAACAGGAGATATTTTTACAAAAATTGTAATCAACAATCGCATTCCTCTTTCATATATAAAGCGTAATCATACCCATCCTCCATCATCATCACCACCTTCTTGATATCAGATAGGGTTAGTTTCTTTATCTCCATATTCCTACTATCCATCCTGACGAAAGAGTCCTTGAACTCCTGCTCGGTTATGGCATCCAACCTAAATAGATTGTATTTTATAAGTAACTGGGTTATGTCAAATATCAAGATATTAAGATCAACATCATCTTTCAACTCATTAAGTAGATCGCGCATCATATCCTTAATAGCGTCAGTGTCAAGTTCCAGCTTCTCGGCTTCCCTCATCAACTTCTTAATGATGCCATTGTACTCGATTATGATATTAGCATTATCATCATCGGTAGGCAGAAGAATATCCATCGTACATTCTATACCAACCTTATCACTAAGCCTTTTATTGAACTCAGTCATATAATCGAAAGCCTGATCCCTGCTTAAAGCGTATGTATGGTCAAGCAACTGCCTTTGTCTGTTATTGACAAAATAATGACTGGTGTATAACATCATCAAGACCTTCACTCGCTGGATGCGTAGGTCTTGCATAATTTTACGGTGTAAAAAACTATCTAACTGCATAATATAAAGAGTCCCCACCGGGGCCATCACACACCCGGCAGGGACCAACTTTTAAATATCTTACTCGTCAGGTGATGGACTGACACCGCAAAGATAAATCAAGATAATTTATTTAGCAAGGATCATGGGCTTCTTTTTCTCCCGATACTATATTACCTTCGGAAGCCAAAGACTTGTCCTCGGCCGCCTTCGTAGGCGAGGCGAACTCCGATTGGGAACCGGACGGGTTGCCGAACGGGGTCTCCGTATCCTCGAAGAACGTCTCATCCCTCCTAATACTCATCCTGAACTTAGGGGCTATGAAAGGATCGTTATTAAGATCGATGTTGATCGTAACGTCATTCATCAAAATATCCTCCTTAGTCCTGGAATCGCCTATCCATCCTCTTACGTCAGTAGTCATAGGCATCTTACTAGCCGCTTCCTTGACAGCCTCTAGCCGCCCCTTGATAACATCCACGTCTTCCGCCAACGGAATCATATATGTCTTGTTATCCAGCCCAGATCTGGCTATAGCGTTATTAAGATCCATTATATCATCAATACTTACTCCACCACCTAGACCCTCTATGATTCTGTCAGCCATTGATCCGATCATGGAAGAGAATGACGATATATCCTGATTTTTCAATCTTACGGGATATAGATAATTTCTTCCGTTCCCTGTTTTTATAGCCACGACCGGGATACGTGAATTTTTATAATCACCATACTTATCCCTAACAATAGCCGTGCAGAACGGGAATATGTTATACTTGATATTATCCCTCATCGTAACCTCCCCATTCTCTATATATCCTACGCTCTCTACCTTGCCAACCGTCTCGTTGGTAAAGTCATTTTCGGATACCATCAACGTACCATTATCATCACTTATGCTAAAATTAGGTCTTCCCGGCAAAACACTAGTGACTGCGCCTACGAACGGTATATCAATCTCGCCAGCGACAGATCCTACATTATCCCTATACAACTCAAAGGCCATACTCCTTAAATCAGCGTTACTCCCTTTTGAGTCTGGATCATTGGCTTTTAGCACCGAGACAAAATTACCATCACCATCCACGATCTTAATAACCATATTATCAACCAGCTCTCGGTAAGCCGACTTAGTCTCGTCAGAATTAGGATCAACGGCATAAAGGCTATTGTATTTATCATACAATTCCTTGGTATACGGATCTGACATATCCATCACAAACCTTACCATATCACCCTTGCGGAGGCTAGCCGTTGCTTCCTGATTCACCGACTCGTTGTTAGATCCAAACGTATCACCCGTATAATAAGGGACAATAGATCCATCCTGCCCCTTGCGATACACCATAAACCAGATGGAGGTCGACAAGGCGGTTTGCCGCCCCAATATGACACCGGTAGCGTTCTCGAAAGCCTGAGCGTCATCCTCGCTAATCATCCATCTTGAGTGGTTATCTGACTCTATAACAGTAAATATGTCGGTTCCGTTGGTGAAATCCATCACCCTTCCATTATCAGTATCAGTGGCATCAGATCTTTTAAGCCCAAGACCATCCATAAACCTGTCAAGTCTCATTCCGCCAACTTCATAATACATAACCCCACCGATCTCTCTCTTCTGAGCCATCAACACCACCGGATTCTGGGCGGCGTTAACTTCCGTCCTGCCGGTGGATGTCCCGGGTTCGCTCTCTGTGAGGACATCACCCATAGGTATGGATTTATCGTAATCCTTGACAGCTATACTTCCGTTATCATACAACCTCATCCATTCCACGAATTGAAGAAGAGGCCCATCGGAATAATTATTGATAATATCAATAGCCTCATTAAGCTTATCCTGATCAACCTCATTGCCATTGTCAGCCTCATCCATAAGATCGTTATAGGTCTTTATAGCCTCCTTAACCTGATCCTGATCAAGACCATTGATATTCATATCTACAATATCATCAACAGCGTCCTTGATATTATCATAAATATTATCATGGATCTTCAATCTATCTATTATCGATCTAGCCTTATTGATCCTTGAAATAGGATTATCCCCAAACCCGTTAACTAGACTATCGACACGAGGCTTGTTATTATCATATATCTGTCTCTCCCTAGGAGATAAGACATCCTCATTACCGTTCCATATCTTTATAGCTATATTATTGATTCTATCGTCAGAAGGATTTATGATATCCTCATCATCAGGAACCCTCTCGACTATACTACCTTCATCGGTCTTAATCTCGTTCTCCATAGATCTGGCTATCATATGATTATATGTCTTGAACATAAATGCCTCATCCTCTCCTATAAGACCATCTTGGTAAGCCTTGTCTATGGCTTGATCATTAGCGTAAAGGGCGTTTGCTTCAGGATTATCAGTATTCCTGAAATCATACTTGCTATCATCCTCCTCATAAGTCTTACCCCATACGTTCGATAATATCTTCATGAACCCGCGCTCCTGCGCCCGGATGAATCTTCTGTCACGCATACGACGAAGAGACTCGTTTATATTCTTATAAGCCACAAGATTATGACGATACTCACTAAGCAACGCCATAGCCTCCTTATAATTATCAACCCCACGGATAGATACAGCATTCTCAAAACCAACTATAGTCTCATAAGCTGCCATAAGATCGGCGGCACTGATCCTTGAATCATTTCTATTTAAGAACAACTTAGATATATCAGCCTCTGAGTTAATTAACGTAGTTAATTTCCTCTCCAATGCGATCCTATCCTCTGTTAATTTAAGAAGCCTATCATTCTCCTTGACCAACTCAGCCTTATCAGATTCAAGAGCGTCCTTCGACGCGACACTTTGTTGAAGCCTCAAGATATTCTTCTCCATCCTCTGTATATCATCCGTAAGCTTCCTTAATTCTTCAAGATCCCTGCTCGAATCAGGATTAAGACGAGAATATATATCTAAAGCGGGACCTATATCCGTATTGTATATCCTTCCTAACTGATTAGCGATATCATCCAAATTATCCTTAGCCTCAAGACCGTTATAAGCCATGTTAGAGATGTAGGTGTTAAATGATCTATTGGATATACCATCGGTAAGAGAGTCGGCAAATCTGCTGGCCATAGTAAAATTATCAACCTTCTTATTGAACTCGCCAACAAGGTTAGACTTATACTCATTTACCTGCTCATCCGTCATATTCATATCGGAGGCTATATCGCTATTAGGTATAGACTCGATGACTGTCTTGAAATTCTCCTTAGTATCATCTAACATCCCCATTTCCTGATCATAACGAAGACGGTTGAATACGGCATCACTAAAAGTCTTATCTACGATTCTAGAATTAGGTATATCGTCAGCGTTATTATCCGTACTTAAGCCTGATAATTGAGCGTTCAGGGCCATGCTGCCACGAATAGCTTGGACAGCCGCCGAGGTCAAGGCGCCGGCATTAGTGTTGTAGGCCTCCACCATCCCCTTATTACGGGACATGTCTTGGCTCCATTCCTTTATACCTCCAAGGCTTCTTACACCCATAACCGATCCGATAATCATACCGATGCCGATTTCCTTCCATCCCTGATTAGATCCGTAAGTCTCCTTGAACCCGTTCTTTATAGCCTCCATATAGCCTATATTCTGCCGGATAGCCATAGGATTGTATCTTGATTCTACCCAATCCTCGGCGGATTTACTAGCCACTCCCTGAAGACCTTCCTCATACAGACCCTCAGATACCGGACGTTTGATGATATTGAACGTATTCCCGGCTATTTTCTGCCATTTCTTAGGCGTTATGGCCCTCAATGTCCCGTTATCCATCCTCTCGGCGCCTACGCCAAATATATTGCGTTTTATGAACTTATCCACACCAAGATCCATGCCGAACATATCACCGAACATAGCTATATTGGATAATGACAATATGCCGACGTTAGCGGCGAATACAGCATTAGCGGCATTGGCATTGTCAGCCCTGAACTTCATAAGCTCCTCATATGGGACTTCCCTTCCATAAGCGTTACGGTAAGACTGCCTGAAATTCTCCTCAGCCTCCATCAACATGCTTCTAGCTTCGACAGATGCCTCCCACGAGGTAGATGTACCAAGGAAAGCGAGGGTGTCCAGCCCCTTGCCTATCCTCTGTCCAGTACGGGCGGCCCTAAGGTAAACGCCGAACGCTTTCTTGGTATCCGAAGCCGCTTTGCCTATCCTAGCCAAAGCCACGCCTGCCCTAGCTCCCGTACGAGCTAAGTTCATCAATCCAGCACCGGAATATACAGCTGATGATAACATGGCACCAGCGGTAAAAGCAAGACCGGATAAGAAATCGTTAGACCAGAAATTAGCCGTAGTCATGCTCTGAAGAAAATTCATATCCCGCTCCTCTCGATTGTAATAATGAGCTAGACCATAATCCATCTTCTTATCCTGATCATCTAACCATCTCGTAAAATCATTATCAAAAACAGCATTGAAATTACCTTTGGATACTCCGGCATAAATACCATAAAAAGGCTGGATAACGCCGCCTAATCCGTATAAAGCAGTCTTACCCGCCAGCTTACCCAATCCTCTCATCCATTTCTCGGTCCTACCTTGGCTCCTAGATAGACGCGTGTCGTTATCTACGCCGGGAATATAAGACTCGTATTTAGGTATCCAAGTACCGCTACTGAGTCGATATCTCGAGTCCTCTAACGATATCTCAGGACCTGTAAGGTTAAACCTACCTTTATAACTTTGATCAGATGCCATATATCCCAATGGGGACATATGCTTTATATCATCATAATAATTTGTCTTAACAGTATTCTTGATCCTCTCCGACAATGATGGTATCTGGGACTTTGATCTCTCGGAAGCGGAATACGGATCCAATATCGGAGGCATGTCACGATCCGGTATACTATATGAATCTGTGCCAATAGCCTTTATATTATCTACGTTCATGGTAGGATATCTGTACTTCTCGGCAAGATCCTTCCCATTAGAGGTATTATTATAGATTTCCATTGTTTCCATTATTTCCACTATTTCCGTTATTCCTGTTTCTTATCTCCTGATCGATCATACTAGCTATAGGCGAGATGAAACTTTCAAAATCATCAGTAGTAGATCTACCTTCACTTCTCCAATACACCTCATTCTCCTTACTAAGTATCTGTTGCCATGCCATGACCAAATAATATTGAGGGCTGAAATCAATTTTCCTAGCTACCTCATCAGCATAATTAACGCCATCCAGATCAATTGAGTATAATGGAGTACCGCCATCCCTTGCTCCTCCCTTGCTGTATATATCAATATTTATCCCAGAGGAACCATTATTATACTTATATCCGGAAGCCCTTAACTCATACATAGAAGCGTTATCAAATAACACATCGGTAGCGATCATCATCTGATTCTTCCTGATATTACCGTCATTTATATTCGTGAACATATCTATATAAGGCATTGTCATATCCTTGGCTCCGCTGGCATAAGCTACAGGAGCTACCTGCAATGCCTTGGCCATCTTCCCATAAGCGTTATCACTTGAATTGGCAAACGATATAGATACAACACCAGAGTCGTAGGTCTCGGATGGGATATTTACATCTTCTTTATAAAAAGTAAGGTCATTGGCGGCTAAATCAGCCTCACTTACCTCAACAACAGATCTGCCATCACCTCCATTATTACCAATGATCTGATAATTACCATCACCTATAGGAGATATAGTAAATGTTATCTTTGTATTGGCATTATCCTTATCCTTAGGAATAAAACCACCACCACGAGTAAATAAATCGCTGATCTTTATATAATCCTCCTCCGCCTTACTTTTAGATGGATAATCGCCGGAGAAGATATACTCACGCTCGGCATATTCATGACGATATTGTCTTAGATAATCCTCGCCAGCACGTTTAGCGTCATCAGCGATCCTACCTAGATCACCACGACTCCATTTATGTCTTAACAAATCGTTTCTTTCCCTATACGCTCCATTATATAAAGCGGTAGCGACACCAATCGCTCTATTATCTCCAGCAAATCTATCCTCTATCGCCTTGACGTGTATATTCCTATTAGTACCAGACACAACAAGAGACATTATAGATTCAATATCATCAAGCGAGAAGGATGTCCCCATAAGATTATTTATCTTATCCAGTAGGACACTAGATTGACCTGAATCTATCGATATAGATGGCACTTCCCCTTTAACGGGACTATTAACAACATTTATATTATCATTCAATAAAGAACTATAAGCTGACAGTTTAGCCCAATCGTTTAACGTTATATCGTTTATACCATTTATATCAAAAACCTTATCGCCATTGTTATTAATATCTCCAAGATTGAATGTGCCGAATCCATAACTAATATCTATACCTGATCCACTATCCGATCTAGCTTCTCTCTGAATTATAGTATCAATACCATCCAAAACAGCATTGCTCGCCTTATTGAATCCATCATTGATCTTATTATACTTATCTCTTTGGGTATTTAGCCCAAGAAGCTTTATATAACTATCCTTGCCATTATAATCAAGGAGCGTATTCGTAGATCCACCATTAGCCTTGAAATATGTCATGATGATCTGGTCTTTATCCATATCCTTGACCACGTTACTATTCTCAGGATCAGACGCCCATGCGTCGATCTTCCTTCTAGCGTCATCTGATAGTGATTTAACGAAATTATCCATGCCAGTAGTCACCGCCCTCTCGTTGGCTATAAACCCGTTCATGAACTCATCGCTTATATTTACGTCCTCAAGGTTAGCGCTCTTAGTAACCACGGTAGGTCCTGTCATATCATCGTCTCCACCACCATTCTCTGACTTGCCCGATTTGCTGGCTTTCATCAACGCAGCTTCCTCCATAGCCAGATTATGTCTCTTTGTCTCATTGAACTTAGCCCTCTCCATCATCTGTTGATTAGCCTTGAAATAATAATCGTCAACGCCCAACGTCTCATATGAGTTATTATAAGACCATCTCAATCCGACACCACGAAGGAACTGCTGCCGCACCATAAACATGCCGGCCCGCTCCGGACTGTAGTTGTCGCCGATAACGCCCTCAGCCTCCTCCACGAAATCATTTTTCTGCTTGGTGATATCCGCCAGTTCCGACTCCAATTTAGCTTTCTTTATCTTATCATTGCCGACACCCTTCAGCTTAGCCCGTATGGATTCCTCCTTGACAGCAAAGTCATCGATATACCCTTTAAGGAAATCAGAGGTGCTTTGGACGTTAAATAAATCAGGATTTGTCCTAGCCATATATCTTCCCTCTAACTGCATCTGGGCCTTACCATTCTCAGATATGGAAGCCATAGCTATATCCCTGACCCGAGCATAGCTCATTTCATCTATGTACATCTCACGCATCTCCCCCGTCCTGTTGCCATTGGCGTCAACTACCGGCACATTGACTTTCTTCCCCTTGTTAAGGGAGATGAAGTTCTTCATCTTCTCATCAATCTCAGCGTGATAATCCGTATAAGGAGTATAATGTATAGGATTAAGACGTGTCCCTACCTGACCGTCATTCATCCAAGCCACGGCATCCGCGAAAGCCTCAGCCTCGTTTATAGGACGATACATCTTGGGATTGTTCAGCTTCATATCCTCCATCTTCTCGCTAAAAGCCCGGATCTCCCTAGTACCGGCAATAGCATTCAACACACGGGTATCCAGAGCTTCTCCAAGACGAGCCTGTATGCTTCTGGCTATACCGTCGGAAGCCAAATTAGATTTACGATACACGTTATTCACGTCCTGTATCAACCCATTTAACCTATTCTGAAGATATTCCCTATCCTGAGGTTTTATAATGTCAGAATTGATAATATAATCAGCATACTCGTTTATAGCCTGCCGATTGGTATCTATCTTCTGCTGCATGTACCCCATCCCCTGCATCATGACATCCATGTTGTAGGGTGATACGTACTTGCCGTAATTCCTTAATATACTATATTGTGAAGCCATCCTTTATCCTTTCTTGCCTTTAGTTACTTCCTGAGCGGGATATAATCTCCTATAACTCAATATATCTCCTTGAGGATCAGCGATCAGCTGCCCATTAGGACCGATCTTTACATCCCCGAATATAGACCTTAATGTATTCATGGTCGTAGCCGTATTCCACTTCTGCTGAATCTCATCATTGACGCTATCGAAATACCTAGCCCAGTTCTCGTCATTTATAGCCAATCCCTGCAATATCCGTTGTTGATAAGCTTGACGTTGGGCTATGTTCTTGTCGTAAGTATTCGCCCATGATTGAGAATTGACATTATCAGCCCAAGTCCTTTGAGCCACATTTCCTTGTTCTACCTCATTTATATACTTACCTATATTGGAACTCATGATAGCCTGTAAATTGGAAGATAAAGCCCCTCTCTGGGAATCCGGGACATTACCCATCTGATCCAATTGTGATTGGAAAGCACGATTAGCCTCAACCATATACTGATCAGCCGATCTCAACACCGGATCCACGGTAGGAGCGTAATGCCTTTCCAGACCTTCCGTTGTCACGGCTCCCGGGGTCATCCTAAATACCTCGGGGAAGTCAAGACCGCCACCCACTATATTCCTGCCTCCATTGCCGCTGTTCGACTTACCGGCATTTGTATTGGTTTTAGGAAGTGTATTAGAATCAATCAGCTCAGACATATCCAGCTTAACATCGGGATCCTCCACGTCACCTATATTCATAGGACCGGGAGCCACCTTGTGGGGATCGAGTATGAAGTCAAGACCTTCCATGCCTTTCATGGATCTTAACGCCTGCATCTTAAGCATATCCTCCCCAAGGATCTTATTAACAATATCTTTATTCTTGTCAGAAAACAGTTGACTGAAATGAGTGATACCAGCGTCATTAAGAGCCTTGTGTTGTTCCTCTGTAACGACATCCAAACCGATCATAGGACGAGATGTGGTAAACAAGCCTAATTTATTATCTCTCATCCTATCATGATATGCGGCTTTCTTGTCTTCCGGGTAATTACCTTGACTATCCTCACCACCAAAGGAAACGAGCGTCGTGTAATCCCGAAGCGCCTCGGCGTTGGCGATGATCGGGTTCTCTGCCGTAGCCAAGCCCATCCAGCTACTTGTCTGACCGTAGATAGCGTCTTGCAATGCCCTAGCCCTAGCGCCCTCTGAAGCTCCCATATAAGCATCGTAAGCGACCGGATTGAATGTCTTATAATAATTCAACCTCTCATCCGTATTAATGCCTCCATAAGAGCCATCGGCCCCTTGGCGCTGATAACCGAAATAGTTAGGATCATTGTTGAACCTATTCTCGATCGGACGGAAAGTTAATTTACGACCGAACAAAGACGTGCCTCCTATCTCCATCTTTTGACGAATACCAGCCACTTTATTAAGCAACTCTTTCTTAGCCTCGGCTATATCCTCCTCCGTAAGACCGTATTCTTTCATGGATCTGGATATGATGTTATCTATCTCACCACCCTTGGCGAAATACGTATCCTCATCCTTCTTCATCTTCCGGTCTTCCTGTTCCTTGTATATAACATTAGCGAAATCCGTAAATCTTCCCTCTAAGCCATTAACGGTATCGTTACTATCATTTATAGCCTTAGATAATATGGAGGCGTTTAAACGCCTTGTATTCTCGTCATCTATCTTATCGTTTTTCTTCAGCTTCTCCAGCGCCTTTTTCTGATCATCGTAAGCCGATTTAAGACCGATCTTAGCCTTATACCTATCCATTAACGTGGCGTACGTATCCTTTGGTGTAGCCTTAATACCATACGTATCCCTAATGTATTTAGCGAAATCCGACTCTATGGTGGTATCATCGGTGATAACCTTCGTACCTTCCTCCAAGAAAACGGGGGTTCCACCATCGGCGTGCTTCTGCCCCATAGCCTCCATCGGCGCCTCCCCGGGCTGCGTCACGTACTCACCTTTCTCGATCTCCACATTGGCTTGATCTTCCATTGACTTAGGTAACGGATACAGGTACTCACCGGTAAGGCTTCCGCTATCGAACCTATTATTAGGCCCTAGATAAACACCCCCACCATCCTTGTACTGCATCTGGGATTGCCTTCTTTGTCTGGCCTCACGCTCCTGAGCCAACCTGATATTGGTACGAGTACCTTTCTCAGACGCTATCCCAGAAACCACGTTACGAGCCAATCCCATGATACCACTAATTCCTGAGGCTATGGTGGTTATCGTATTAGCTGTTTTAGCCCCAGTGGATAAATCACCATATCCCTCGCTTCTCATACGCCCTATACCACGACCCATCTGAGTGAATCTAGACCCTATATCATCAGCGCCATAATAAGGTATGGTGGTAAAGTCAAAAACATCCGTACTGCCAGACTCGTCAACCTTCTTATTGCTGTCAACGATAGCGTTCAAATCACTTGTATCAATGGTATTAATATCAGGCTGCTGAATATCAAATCCTATCCGGGTAGACGAAACCAGAGGTTCCACCCCAAGACCCTGAAGACCAACAACATTACCGGGCATGACAGGATCAACTTCCCCAGCATCTTGATATTTAGGTATCTTCCTTTTAATTACATACTTTCCCATATATCAAATTATTTCGTTCTGATACAAAGATAGTTTAAAAAAAATACAGACTCACCATTTGACAATGATGAGTCTCTTTAATACTAATCCTTTAAAGACATAACAGGATTACCCCATTTCTTTTTCCACTCATGACCAAGATAATCTATAAGTTTATCATAAGTATCTATAAAACCACCATCTATAACCCCGGTGATAACATTCTCTACAGCTACTATGTCGTTTAACTGATTCTTTGTAGCCGTATTCCTTATCCCACTCTCATGCTTGTTAAAGACGATAAAATTAATAGCCTTAGCTACCCTTGATATCTTATCAGACAACTGACTCTTGTCGCTAACCAACCTGGCGACGGCCGAACTCATCTTGATATAAGCCTCGCCAGCGGCATTCCTGTCCTCTATGAATCCATCATGCAACCATATTATCACCTTGGCGTATATCTCCGGATCCAACTCCAAGGCTATCATGACAAAGAAATATGGATTAATATACCATTTTTGCCCCTCTCCTTTTCCCTTGCGATAAGCCATACCGTATTTTTTAAGATCCGTCATCTTACCTATTTTCAATACCTCTTTTTGTACAGTACTTTTCATTACTGTACATATATTGTTGGCACTTAGCTCTTTAACTAGAGATTTCATTTTCTCCTGAAATCCATTAGTAGCAAACAGGTGGTCGAGTCTTCTCGCCTCCAGCCCAATAGACTTGCGTTTCTCGTTCAACGCCTCCATTACTTCAGTTATGCATACAAATCCGTCCTTGGACATAACAGAAATGTTTCTACCTAACAATTCCCTACTCTCTGATGACAAAATCAAATTACTTTTCATAACTTTACCAAACGTTTTAAATTAATAAATGCGCCTATCCGCTCGTGATGAGTAGATAGGCGCACAAATATAAATAATACTAATATAATTACAAAATATAATTAACTATATTACAGATAATAATACCTTGTAATTTTAATTCATCGCAAGATAGTTACAGTAACTAGATCCTTTTTACAAATAACGAACCTATTGCTTTCACTAGGTCATAGAAGCCAGCAGCGCTAAGCCCGACAGCCACCCCATACAACAGAGCTTCCCACCATTCACTCCCTACTAACAACGGGGATACCTGAAGAAACCAAGCCAGGATACATACCAGCATGCCGATAACTACAGCCGATAGGATCTTAGCCCACTTGTGGGTGTCGATATACGGCACCACCTTAGCTAGCTGAGTAGCTGACATCGTAACGAAAGACATAATGCCGGTAAAGGTAGTCAGATCAATAGTAATAGACCCTTCTGATGGGATTACCTCTTGCGCCATCAAAGCGAATGGCGTCAATAACATAGCAAATAAAAACAACAATCTTTTCATATCAAAAACGTTTAATTACTTCACAAATATAGCATTAATTCTGGGTTCTGCTCATACCCTTTATATTCAGCATCAACCCCGGTATCATGTTAAGCACCAACTGCCTTTTCGCCTGTTCCTTACGCATACGCTCGGCCTCCGCTATCTGCGCCTCTGATTGAGGATCATTCTTAATATTATTAGCGATGTCCTCTATAGCTTTCTTGTTAGCGCCGGATTGAGCTAGCATCTTATATAACAGGTCTTGACCTTCCTTCTCCCACCAGCTATCTATGGAAGGGCGAGAAGCCAAAGAAGGATCGGCAGGGGCTACCGTCTCAGGCACGGGCTGCTGACCTCCGTCCCCCGTGCCCGAATCCCGCTGTCCGAACTCGTATCTCATTGGCTCGTTCTCCGGGACACCGTATCTGTTGGAGAACATATCGGCGAACTCAAACCGCTTCTCGTTTCTTAATGTCGATCCAAGGGGTCTTCCGTATCCTTGATTCCATGCCACGGTAGCGTCCTTGTAGTTGGTAGCGTTATCAAAATCAGCCTTCGAATACATATAGTAATTATATACATTACCTTGAGCGTCCTTATCAAAGAACTTGCCTTGGTTCATGTAGTTCCAGCCTAGCCCCGGTACACGACCTTGATACTCATCCACAAGATAATCCAGTTGTTGGGTCAATGTCGGTTTCTTACCATACCTACGCTGTAGCTCTTTCTTCCTCGGTCCAAGCCATTGCTGGATACCAAAGTCACCGGCGGCGCCTAGGGCTTCGGTGTCCCCTCCGGACTCGGCGGCGATGTTCGACAGGATGCCGATAGCTTGCGTTTGTGGTATCCCCTTCTTTTCTGTCAGATAATCCCATATCTCATCATATACAGCCATCTTATTATTCTCTGATCTACGAGGATCAATCACATACTTTCCAGAACCATAATCGCTCCCTGTATTTATACGACCTCCTTCAGCCTTGTCCTCCAACTTATTCTTAGACATAATAGCGTTACGAATAAGAGCATCCTTACCACTCTCTGGAGCAGGATTATAATCCTTGAAAGAGCCTCTCTCCTCAAACTTATCACCTATAGCATCTAATACCTTGGTAGCTATATTGATCGGGAACTCTTGATCATTACTATAAAAATCATATACATCGTAAACACCTAACCTCCAATCCGGACGTCTATAAATAGTAAAATTACCAAACCCTGATAATGGGGTAAGCTCACCAGCAGCTTCGGGATAAAAATCGTACTCAGAAAAAACCGTAGGCTTTCCGGATCTTACCGAATTACGATTCTTCTCAAAGATATCTACCCATTCTCTAGACTTTTTCAAAAACTCCAGTCTACCATAAGCATCATCTGTAACCGGCTTATCGGAACCATATATTTCTCGCTCCGTATCACGAATCTTCTTATCTAACCTCTTTATCTCATCCTTAGTGTCACGATTAAACATCCTCTCGATATCAGCAATAATATTATCGGGGATTCTTATTCCCTTGCTATTTCCGTCAAGACTATTAGGTTGGGATAAGAATCTACCCCATAGCTGTTCACTATATTCATCAACATTAGCTTTGCCATTTCTTCCGTATATAAACTCCTTAACCTTATCGGGAAGACTGGCATTTGAGGCTACCACATCAGGAGTGACATTCTCGTGCAACCTTCTTCTTATGGCATTACCTAAGATATCTTTTAAATACGAAGCTCTATCAGATACATCTTGTCTTACATACATAGGATCATTACCAATAGGACCTCCTTCGGCTTTCCGCTCAATTTTCTCTCCCCATAGCCCATATTTCTCCCTAGGCCATATGCCGTCTATGGCATCCACATAACCAACGGGATGCTCCCCGTCTAGACGCCGGTTCCGTCGCTCGTCCGCAGGGTACAGGGCGTTAGCCAACGGCTGCGTGATATAACCCAACCCCTTATCTTTGGATCTCGACATAGCGTCCACCACAGTCTGATATATAGGTCTTAATTTCTCAGGCAGATACAATCCCGCCTCATCAACCAGCTCGCCTATCTTCTTATTTATACTCCTAATGCTGAAATTATAATTACCCATGCCATTATTCAACGGAGACAACGCACCTCTTATCCCATTCATACCCTTAACAGCAGCTCCTCCACTAAGGATATCAAACTCCGGGGATACGTTCCTTAAAGGACTATCATCCATACCCCTGAAATACATGGGACGCTCACCTCTTACAACACGATCAAGATCTTCCTTATACAAATCCTTTATCCATGAAGGAATCTCCTCCGGTCTATTTTTCTTAGCCATAAATCACGTTTTTCCACAAATATACGCACAATCAAACGGATATTAAAACACGAGACGGGAACATGATCCACATCACATATCCGCCCATGATATCAACATAAGACCAAATCCCGCCCCATTGAGGGCGCTAGCGTGTCAACTAGCTATTCTCCCAATCCAGAAAATCACCGTCCACTCGCTCCTTCAATGACTTCCTGCCATTCAGAAATACCTTATAGGACTCGATGTAAGACGAGTCAAGTATGCCTAACTTGGCGGCGTTATAGTCGTTCAGCATCTTCTGCTCAACACCGCTACCCCATAGGGCGTCGATACAGGCTTCCAGTATCTTGTTGGCCGTCAACGTGGGCCATACCCTGACCTCGTTGTAACTATAGGAGATCACGGGGGACATATCGTCACCCATCTCCCTTGTCTCCTCTCTAACGTCCCACCGGTAAAGGTAGGATCCGTCACCGTCCTTTTCCATAGTGATCGGTATAGTGTCGCTATATGTTCTTTTCATGTCTTGTTATTTAATCGTTATACAAAAAATTCCCGACGTGAGACGTGCGGCTACGCCGACGTTTTACGATATTCGGGGAAAAAGCAAAGGCGCGAACCGATGTTACGATACGCATCGGAAGGCGCCTCATTCGTATTCACGAAAGCGAGGCCCGCAAACGACCCGTGGCCCGCGTACCCGCCAACCAGCACCACCTGCATGCGGTTAGCCGATGTGTAGGTGTAGTAGTAGTCGCACCAGTAGGTAGAACTACTACCGCCGATCTCCGTAGCTACGATATCACCATCCTCACCTAGGAGCATCTTCTTGGCATAACCATTGGTACGGCAGATGTTGCCTTTCTTGTTATAGCCTGTGTAAGATGTATCGCTGAAGTTTGACGGGTCATCGGTAGTCCATAAGATAGACAATCCGGAATCACCCGTGGTGACTTGTATGTTGGCCCCATCGGTGTATTTCCAGATATGGCCGAACGGATTCTCTATACCACGATACCTGTTAGCCATCAATGTGGCATGAGTACCGCCGGAAGCGTTCTTCACCACATATGCCTTCTCTCCCGAGCCGTTCCCGAACTCGTTGGTATAGCCGCATGGGATAAGGGGGTTGGCGTTGTTGAAGTTAGTCCAATCCGTCATTTGCGTCGGTCCCGGACCTAGGCCGCCTTGTGCGAAACCGTTAGCGTCCTTCTGGGCGTTGAAAGGCTTCTGGCTGTCCAGCGTGGCGTACTCGACGGCGAATAACCAGAACAGTATCTTGTGGGCGTTGTAGGTGTACATCTCCCATCCGCTGCCACGTTTCCTCGCGGCTTGCCGGAATTGGTCTCGGGTGAGGTTGGTGACGGGACGGCCTAGCAAGGAACGGTAGGTTTCGTCCCATTCGGCGGTGTTGTCACCACCACGATATTCATTATAAGTTGAATCAACACCCAGACGAGACATAAGAAGATCTTTGCTTCTGTATATTGTAGCCTCATATGAACTTATAAAAAAATCATCCACGTATTTATATCCTGGTAATGGGGTTGCAGATATCATGCATCTAAACTTGGTACCATTGAAGTAAAATTTATACCAATGTCTAGGTATCATTATCATTATTGAAAAATTTTCAGGTTCACCGGAAGCTAGTCGAACGTCTGAATCGCTCCAACTGGTTCCAAGATATTTATTTATCCCACCTTTATTATCCAAAACGGCTCCTTTCATCTTACTCTGGATAGGTAGCTCTCTATGCAATTGCATATTACCTACTCTAACCCCATCTGGACTTGATGATGCAGTATCCCACTCAACACCATATGCATATCTTTCTTCTAGATCTGGTATATCTTCCCAAGCTGGAGACCACTCGGTCGGGATGTCACCATATTCAAGTTTAATCTTGTGAATGGTGGAGGGGTTTGTTGGTTTGTTACCATAAGGATAGCTAAATATATTTAATAATGTACTATTCGCAACTGTTCCACTATTATTGATTAAATTCCAAGAGAATGTAGCAATTCCTTTTCCGTTTGTCGGTGTTATGATAGGTACAGGTTTTCCTGCACCTACAGCATCTCCACTATTGAACAATGCAAATCCAGTTGTCCCTTCTCCTAATTCACCCCATATTGTAACAGTGACTTGAGTTCCTTCCTGTATCTGCTCCGTCAGCCAATAGTTAGCTATATTATATGCCGAATTACTTACCTCCTTCCCCGATCCCAGCAACAGGTTCCTGCCGTACACGGGCAGTTTACGATATTTACCATCATCCATTAAAGATTTAGTTCCATCACCTGTAGTATGTATTGTTAACTGCTTAGTATTATTCTCAGAAAGACCACTTACTAGATTTGTATATACATCAATACCATCACTTACTGGTATTAAATAATTCATACCAGAATCTACACTCACAGTTAAATCTTGATATATATAGATTTGTGCAGAATTATTCTGTAGTACTCCATTATTCAATTCTAGACGAAACCAAATAGCATTATCACCATTAACATTATACCCACCAAGAAGACTTGATATATACACCCCATTATCTCTTACTGGAAATATATTAACAGCGTTGCTTGGAAGCTTCTCTAATAATTTATTATAATTTTCCTGAGATATAGATGGATTGTCACTTGATGCTATCTCCATAACAATGTCAAATACTGTATAATCTGGTTTGACTACTACATCCTTCCACGTGCCATCTCCACAAAGAAACCTACCCTCATCTCCCTTCGCCGGAGCTGGTACCAATCCATCCTCCCCAGCCTGAGACGCCGTAGCGCCAACCATATCCTTGACCTTATCAAGCCTACTTTCTATTTGACCTCCATTGTACTTACCGATAAAATCTTCCATATCATTTCAATATATAATAGGAGGCGGCAAATACCCCTACCCCCCATATGTTAATAAATCAACAAATTTTCTCATCATTACTAAACCATCTTACTATCATCTTGAACCGGCTCTCAATGTCATTCACGAACCTAGCCAAGAACCAATCGCCACGAAGACGATCCCGCCACCTCCGATGATAATCGACAGCCCTAGGGTCGATCTTCCGGTCAATGTCATTCACATCCTTGATCCATACCGGGAGGTTATTAGTATCGTCTTTGACCTCGTTAAAATAGTCATTTATATTTATCTTCTGATCAACCTCCGTCACCAGTATCTCACGGCTATCATCATTGGTTATAGGATACCTTAACCGCTGGCTCATATCGTTCTTGTCGGCGATAACCATCCGAAGTTCACCGCTGTTGTTCGTATCATTATAAAACCATGCCTTATTGAATCCAGTAGTCCTAAGGATTTGGTAATTAACCTCATCCTGATACCTTCTGGCATCCATCCGATATTGGTAGTTCGCGAGGATCTTATTCACATACTGCTCACGTACCGGGACCTCTATAACGAACGGATATAGCTTACCGTAAAATACTTGATACGATTGGTTGGTCAATCCATGAGACCATAACCCTATCTCCTGACTTTCACTTGAGTAGTTCTTTCCAGACTGGAAATAATGCTGGTGCTCGATATAATAATCAGGGGTGTAGGATAAATATGATTTCCACTCACCCTTCAGGCAGTTATATCCAACGGTGAACGAGACGTCTGTGAAATGGCTGGCGTCCTGTAGCTCCACCGCCTGCCCGTTCCTGTAGAACCGGCCGCCACGGAATTGGTACTCGCTCGGATTCCCTACCGGTATATAATCTTTCTTGGTTATCAGAACTCTCTTGAACCGATTGTCCCAGCCCATGGATAGCCCTATACCAAAGAACTTGTTATCGATATCGTAATAAGACAACTCAGCGTCCGTATCAGCGTTATATATCCGGCTACGGATGATCTTCATCTGAAGATGCTCCTTAAACCAGTTTCTAAGCCCCGGTGTGACCTCCGTAAGATTCCTACCATTAGAATCTACCTTAAACACCTGACCACGCCTTAAATCGACCCAAAAATGCCCAAACTCGCAACTGATCATATCCCGGCTCTGGGTCCCGGAATATCCTAACGTCGTATTATTATACTCGATACCACGAGAGGCGAAAAGACCACCTGTCCCTAGCTCGCTATTCTCCGGGGATATTCTCTCCGCCAACACGTCTATGGCATTGTACAACCCTACCTGATTCTCAAAACGAGCCAGTATCTGATCCGACTCTATCCCTTTCATGCTTATAAGTTTCCCGAAAGATGTCTTGAACTCATGGTAATCCATAGGCTTGTACGACAGCCAAGGATCGGTCATGCCGTTCTCCGACACGTCGGCGGTGCTCCATATGACGCCGTTGGGTCTTTGGTAAGCGCAGTCCCAAAAATTGCTATCATACGTCTCCGGTAATGACCTGCCACCTAACGTAAATCGATTCTTATACACAGGACTTATCTTAAACACATTATCCCTTGATATAGGGACATTACGCTCCTGAGTCCATGATATATAATTCCCCACCTCCGGATAGAACCCCTCGTAAGGCTCAGGCCCGGCTATACGGAAATTGCAATTGATCTCAGACTCCACAAGAAACTGAGGTATGCCATAGAAGTATAGGAAGAAACGACCGCTAAGATACATATCCCCGGTCTTGCAAACCATCTCATAAGCGCTCTTCCGGCTAGGGAAAGAGTATAGCGATCCGGTATCCGTATCGGTCTTATTAAGATAATCCTCCCCGGTGTCGTAATTAACGAAATAACGGGGATACCCGATGTTCCGATAATCATAATAAGGGAATGGTATCATGTCCCCCTGACCGAACTGAGTCAAGTAAAACATAGGCATCTTCCTCTTAAGTGAGAATCTTGATATAAATACATCACCTCCAAAAACAGGTTTACGCTTATCCTTATCCATCAACCCGCAACCACCTAACGATACCCACCTGATATCCTCTATCTGCCCGTATTGAGCCGGAGAATATTTCTTTATCCTCATATAGGGGCAGGATACGAAAGATTCACGTGTCATAAAATGAGGCGTCATACCAGCCACCTCGTCGTTACGAATATTACACTCATCCTGAATACGGCTGGTATCGTAACTTGAAACCAACTCCGGATATTCAAGCATATACTTATCCATACCAAATGACATGAACAACGAATGCTCACGATCGAGGTTGTTTATGATAATAGGCTTACCACCTACGGTTCCCCCTTGTGACGAGATGTCTGTAACCGGATACAACCCGCTCTTGATATATTTGGCCGTTGACAATCCACGTAGCTCCGACGCCCCTATTTTTTGGTAAAATAAATTATAATGAGCGACAGAAGTATAATAATAAGCATAGTTCCGTCTAGGTCCCCTATCTATCAATGCCGTTAACCACTGATACCTGTACTTGCCTATATCCACCACGGACTGGGCTGTGGCCTTGGCGATACCCGTAGCCAGACGGATAGCCGTCAGCGCTATGCCGACAGGGTTGGCTAAAAAGAACACGCCTCCACCGACATATTGCTGTGAAGCCGACTGATATGTATACTCAGCTATAGCGGATATTAAATTAGCCATAGCCTCCACCGTAGCCAATGATGTTGCCATACTGTAAGCCTTATTCCCTAATATCGTCCATTTAGGGTGATCCTCCACCTCCCTGAATATACCGGAGGATTTACCTAATTGATAACCATCAACAAGGCACTCGGTGGGAGCGTCAGGCTTGTTAAAGGCAATATCAGGGCTTAAGAATGAATACCAGATATTACCCCTCCTGTTAAACGGATGCGTTATAAATTTCTCACGATTAATATCCTTATAGATATACATATCATCAGACAAATCGTTGTAAGGGTAATTAGGATAAAGGTTAGCCGATCCGTCGGGATCATCGTACTTAAACATATCATAAGCCAGACCGGTCCCGATAACGCTCTTATCCAACGTCCTATCGCCCCTATACAACTCATATCCTATTATAGAATCTCTTCTAGCCTTATCTATAAGACCGTTCTCTACCGCTATATCCAGAAACTCATTAACGATATCGTCATCAAGCATCACCCCCATAGGATAAATATAGGAGTCAACTCCATATTGACCGGTCAGTTGAGACGGATTACCCATAAAAGGAGCGACAGAGTTATCAGGGAACTTGTAATGACGTATAGGTTTCTGACAAAATGTGGTTGACGTATTGGGGTACTCAGCGTTATCCCCATTACCGGTGAAATAAGACTTACCCTCAACGGATTTAGGAGACCCATAGTATTTCGTCAAAGAATCTATTATATCCTTCCTCTTTGATCCTCCCGATGATATCCCGATCTTACTTGAATCATACAACTCAAAATTAGCCGGATACTTATTGGTAGACTCCCAATATCCGAAATCACCGTACTGATATGGTCTGGGAGCGCAGTCAGCGGGTTTATCCCCACATGAGATACATTTCGCCTCATAGGTAACGAATCTCCTTAATTTCAATTCTTTTGTGAAGAAGAATACGTATTTCACCTCCAGTGGCCGAATGCCAAAACAGAACGGGGCGGGGAAGATGGCAGTGCCAGCCGTATAAAATCCGGCAAGCTCCTTCATGTCCTTCCTCATGGCGAAACCGGTGAAGAACACGCATACCGCAGGCTCGATGCAAACATATATCTTATGGAAAGTAGTCTTGTCATCATTCCAGAACAAGTACTTTGGCATCATAAATATCTTATGATCTACGTAATTCACTATAACACCTTTCTTGGCATCATTAGCCAAAGGATTAGGAGCCACGGTACCTTCCTTGTCCGAGAAAAACGTTATACGAACCTTATTGTATGATGACGAGTCGCCGATCGGATAATTATAGTCACCCATCATCTCTATGTACATAATACCGTTATCAGGATCGGATAAACCACTTATGTATTTCTCGTAATCCAACTCCACCCATCTGGCGTATGAGGATACATGTGGATAGAACTTGAAATAAGTCAAGTTGCTTCTACCGAACCAATTGGTCTTGGCGTCAATATCATTCTGCATAGACACACGACCTTCCCAGTCAGTAGTTATACCGGTATTAAACTTAGAATTATCACCATCGCCAAAAAGACACATGGCGTTCTCGATACCAAACTGACTCTCATATTGGGGGAAATAAGCCTCCATCGTATCCATTAACTGATCAAGCATCGCCTCCGTATGCTTCTTTCCTTCCCATCCGGGATATTGATACAAATATGTGCACTTACCCAATGACCTACCCCCTTGGAATGTAGGAAGTTGAACATCGTTAATAGTAGGATTCACGTGAGGATCACCTACCGAACACCCATTAGTACATATACCCTCATCATATAACTGCCGGACATTAGACATATCCTGACACAAGACCAAGGCGGAAGAATCTATGTCAGACGGGAATTTATCCTCATCCTGACCATCCAGCCATTCCTGAACCAGATCTATGATATTCTTGCCTCCACTGGAATAATTATCGAAATCACACAATACAGAGAACTTCCTTTGTGACTCGGCATTACTTTGTGTTAATGTAGTAGGCTCGGTCTCCACATAATCACTAGCCAGCTTATATGTAAAATCAATCCTAGAATCCGCCAAAGAGTTTTTATCCAATATAGTCCTGGTCTCTATCCTCTCAATATCATCACATCCACTAGAGAAATCGGGAGCCTTTATACCGTCTTGATCCTCCGGCAACGATATAGCAGCGCATAACTCGTCGGTAATACCTACATTAGATTCTATGATATCACACAGATTCTCTATATTATCAGCGATATAATCAATAACATCATCTACCGTAACATCTTCCCCCATCGTGTTGATAACGAATTGAGTCTCTCCTACTGTGGCATATTCCTGCTCTACATATCTGAGTTGCTTGACATCTAGCTGATTCTTGCATTCTCCTCCAAAACCATCAAATCCCCAAGACGGGTCGTTTATGATCTTTGCCGTATTCTTAAACTGCCAAAGATGACGGCGGCTGTTCCCTGCGCACTGCGGGTTGTTCTCCAGCACCGACGCAGCCGACAGGTCGTCAGAGTTACCGTCCTCATCAACGATAACCTCCATCTCCTCCCTTGTGGCCGGACGAGGGATAAGCGGGAACCTAGCCGTCCTGTATCCTGTGTTGGTAAAGAATCTTATTCCTAACGGATATACCTCATCACGCATGAATGAGGCGTATTTAGAACAAGCTACCCCATCCTTGTATAGATTCTCAGTGGCTATGGATGTCTGCCATTTAACAAAATGTCCCAAGAAGTTAACTACCGGCTGTAAATTCCATTCATTCTCAACAGTCAAACCATATTGAAGAAGACGATTACCTACGGAGGTCATTCCTCTAGCCGTCTTATATACCGGTATCTCCTTGGACAGCTTCTCCATTGTCGTACGCTCACTATACTGATCTGTAAGATAATAGATAGTCCTTTCCGTTATCGGATGTATACCTTCTATGAAATACTCAAGAACCGGGCTTTGCTCGCCATTATATCCAACGGTATTCTGTATAACACCTACCTTATAATGAGATACCTGCTTATCTATATTGGATACGGTAAGCCGAATACCCATGTTGGTTGATTTGCCCCATAAGCCATCACGAATGACTATATCCTGACGATCGAATATCATGATAGGATTGGTCAATGAGCAATATCCAGTCTTCTCTATCCCGAACTCATCGCACAACGCCACGCAAAACTGGTAGGTCCCGGCACGCAAGCTCCCCCCGAACTCCACAACCTCAGGCTCCACGCATGGGGCCGTCAGCAGCGGGAATACCAGTAGCTTCTCGCAAGCCAGCCTACACCTCTCTATTGGCTTATCATCCCCACACGTCTTATACCCATGATAATGATACCAAAAATCACCATCCTCATCTGGATTAAGAGCCTTGTCAACCATAACATATCGCTGGGGGTTATATCCATCAGTCCAGTATATAACCTTACCACACTTCTCATCCTTGATCTCTATATCGAAGATAGGATGATGAATGGAGAAATTAAGACAAGGATCATCGGCCCCATCCTCTATCAACACCTCCATCAAATCACATATCTCATCGAAACGACCATCCGACTCCTCAAGCCTCTCGCCAAGGATACGATGAATATCTTTCCCTGATCCCGCTAATTGATCCTCTACGGTCTTGACATAATCCAATGACCTCATGAACGTGATCTTAGAGGTATTGTTATCAGGATTCACCAGAAAGAAATAAGTGTTATCACCAGCTATATCATTCTTATACCCAATAACCTTATAGCCATCAAATCGCTTACATAAAAGGGTACTAGGCTCGTTCTGGATCTTAAACTGACTCCCATCGTCACCCTCTATGGTAGCGTTCAAGGCGAAACTGTACTCAGACGGGGATAGGTCCTGTGGATGCTTATCCCTGTTCATCCCGGAATCGGGAACCGCTATATTAGAATTATTTTGCACGATGTTATGTTTTTCGCAAATATAGCAAATCCGCCAGATAATCACTTATGTGGCGGATTCTAATAAACTGTACGTATTATGCAAAACATTCAAATCGCACAAAAATAGAAAATCCTTCTGACTCTTACAAGCCAGAAGGAAAATCTAAACACTTTGCAACGTTTACCCCTAATGAAAATACAAAAACATAATAATTATGGATTTTTCCCCATGTAGCTTGATTGCTTGTCGGCGTCCTCTACGGATATGTAGAAGAACCCGTTAGTCACGTATCTCTCATTGACGTCCACAAAATCAGTAGATCCTTTGTCCACCCCTTTCTTCGATCCCTCATCACACACAGCGACCAGACTATTAAAGTCATTGGAATAACCTACGACTACACCGTGCATATCCCGATTTCGAGGATCGAATACGTATCTCATCTTACACCTATCTTGACATACTCCCATCACTAAAGCAAATGGGATTCTTGGATACAGACGCAAGAAACCCCGATATTACTATCGCTGGAATTACTCTTGCTCTCCAATTCGGAAATGCCCTTCCGAAGTATATTCCTAGCCGCTAATACATCCCTGTCATTAATTGACTCACATTCAGGACAAATCCATTTACGGTCTTTCAACGACAACAATTTATTGATATATCCACATTCACATGTTTTGGAAGAAGGATACCATTTATCGATCTTATGTACTATTACTCCGTATTTCAAAGATACATACATAAGCTTATCAATAAAAGAAGAATGACAAAGATCAGATATCTTCTTACCCCAAATGCGTCTCATGGCTTCAATATTTAGATCTTCAATAAAAATATAATCATATCTCTTACACAACTCATGAGCTAACTTCCATTGAAAATCAGATTTAAGATTATTAATTTTCCTATGCACTTGTTGTAACTCGAATAATCTTCTACTTCTGTTATTTGATCCCTTCTTGGCGTTTGAAACACGCTTACCGCACTTCTTAATCTTATCCTGATACCTTTTAAAGAACAAGGGAGAGGCAATCTCACTACCATCGCTTTTAGTTAAATAAGTTTTCAGTCCAAAATCCAATCCGACAGATGCACCATCATGTGTCTTTCTATAGGAGTTTACAGGATTATGATCTGTAACGATAATCAAACTAAATCGATGACAGGTCTCCCTAATTATTCTTATTTGTTTAATATTGCCTTCATAATGTCTACTGTATGAAAATTTAAAACGCTTCTTCCCTTTATTAATCGTAAAAATATTTCCATTTAACATAAACCCTCCTTGTTTAAAGACAAAAGAATTAAACCTATCAAATCTTTTAAATTTTGGAGGTCTTTTCGATCTCTTTTTAAAAAAACGACTATAAGACTCATCAAGCCTTTCGAGTATCTCCTGTACTGTTTGCGAATGAAGAAGATTCCTTTTTATCCTTTTAGCGAAATGTTTTTGCATCCTACCTATAGATATGTATTTCCCAGACATCCGGTAATAACGCTTCTGTAAGGAGAGGGCATGATTCCATACAAAACAACATTCACCAAGCATCTTATTAAGATGCTTGGTTTTCTTAGATCTGTATATATTATATTTGTATGAAATCATTTTATTATATTTGCTTCAAAGTTAAACAAATCAATTCATCCACAATCTAAATCAACGTGGTTTTGTTGGTTATCAAACCCCATCCCCGCTACCAAGGCCAAAACGCTCTTTGATATATCACTCATGGTAGTGTCCTTGGCCGGAGCCTTAGGCATAGAAACGCCTTCCATGACAAAATCCAACGCCTTATCTAAAAGCTCGTCGAAATCATCATCCCGAACATAATCCTTAAATATCTCCAATACATATAACCGGACATGGAGTTCGTTATTGACATCATTCAATGTGATCATAATGCTAGTTTTCGGCAAAGCTAGATTATTCCTGCGCAATAAAAGACCAAATATGTCATAAGCGAAGGACTAAAAAAATAAAAACTCCCCCATCCTCACGGACGAGAGAGCTGATAGATATTTGTATTATGAAAAAGAATAATCACTCACCTATTCTTACAATACAGTCACGAGACTCCTTGTTGTAGATCATCGTGCCTACCTTAGAATACAAGGTCTTTATATTTTGCCAATTATCCTCGCCGTGAGCGGATACGTTAGTAGGGGCATCACCGGTATAAACCTCCTCACCTCCTATATTGACAAAATCATATCCACGTTTCTCCATCGTTCCGCCCTTATATGCCGTGAACCTGATAGTGACATTGCCTTTCTCACGACCACCATACCAGTTACCGTATATACTACACCTGATCTCAAGAGGTAATTTATCGTAATTATCGCCATCCAACAACGGTCCCATCTGAATCAAGGCGGCCTCATTACCTGATTCCATGTTATCACCACCGTGGATAAGATAATCACCTACCCGCTCCTGCGTGGTCTGGTTTTGTTTACTCCAACCAACCAGCTTGCCGTCCACGTCTGGGAGACCAGTGTTGTCGAAACCGGTTGCCGTGTCGAAGTCAATGCCGTCCTCGTCAGCCCAGATATACCTAAGCACAAGGAAATCGAACTCAGGGATGATCACCACCGGAACCGACTCCTGCCTGCACACGAACGTCTTTTCTTCCTTGGTGCTTTCTTTAATCACCTTAAACGTAACTTCCCGTATCTCACCGGTCTCGTTAACATCAGCGGTAACCTTAACCTCAGCGGGACCAGTACCACTTATCTTATCTAAATGCATCCAATCTGCCATATCATCGTATTTTGTTAAACCATTTTAATATACTTATCAAAAGCGTTAGGCCACATCCGCTCATAAGACAACATCCTCCTCCTATTATCCTCAGCCAGTTCCCGATAATCATTCAAGGTAATCATCGACATCTTAAGCTCCTTCATAGCCCTAGCGAACTTACCCGGTTCTTGCTGAGCGTATAATTTGTAAGCGTCACCAGCGCCTTGTATCAAGCCATTAACGGCGGCGTTCTCGAAGATCTTCATCTTGATATACGTCTCGACATAATCCTCAAGATAACCTAACGCCGTTTCAGGTATATACGGGAGACCATCCTCATCCTTAGGGGTAGCCCGATATACGATATAAATAAATCCATCAAAACCGGTATACATTGTATTGCCGGATATAGTTATATCATAATTATCCCAAGCATATTTATCCCGATACTTGTCGGCGGCGCAATCACGTCTCAACCCACGACCTATAGACAGCCTTACGGGGTGATGGTAATGGAAGCGAACCTCGTGAGACCCGATATATATCTTCTCCGTGATTGTCTTCTCAAACTCCTCCTTACAGCACTCCGTGCAGGAGTTCCAACGAAACCCGCGCTCCGTGCGCTCGACCCAGCCGATCTCGTGTTGGAGGTCAGCCTTAGCCTTATCGCCCCCCGGAATCTCACAGACAAGAGGCTCACACCTATAGGCGTCAAGCATGTCGAAGAAATCGGAAGGTAATACCGCCTGTTTGTTGCTGGTCTTGACAACCGCCTCGGACATGATGGCTATAACACCCCCAAACCTTTTTAAAGCGATCTCAGCCCACCTATAAACAGATGAGGTATCTATAGCCCCGCTATCATCGTATTTATGTAAATCGGCCTTGATCTCGGCCAATAAGCCCTTTATCGTCATATTTAAGTCTTTTGCACAAAGATATGTATTTGAATCCGTGATACAAAAAAAATCCAGTCTACCCTCACGGGCTAACTGGATCACAAAAACTTCTACAGTTTGTAAACCCATTTAACTCCAAATACCTTACTCTCCGATTCAACCTCCCGGTACAAGAACTTATATCTCCTACCTGATTCCATAGCCAACCTACACTCCCTGTTCAACGCCGGAGAAATATAGAGATGGAAATACTTGTTCCGAGGCATAAAATCAATACACGTATGGACATAAGAATATCCACCCGTTCCACGTCTGTTAATAGTACCGGTAAGCTTATTCAGATATATCTTACGATTAGGATTTATCTTATGGCACAGATAACCGATGTTGTTTATATAAACCCCACCCTCATTCTCCAGATACTTATCACGTATAACCTTCCATATCAAGGACTGACATTCGAGAATATCATTCTTGTCCACGATCGTATGCTTCCTCCTCTTACCGTTCTTAGACATAATAGACCTGTAGAACCTAAGAAAGTATTGATCAAGTATTTTAAACGACTTAACTTTCATACCGCAAATATAACAATTCTATCCTAATTCGAGTAATATTTAGATGACTTTTGGTGTGAGTGTGATGGAGACAAGGCCGCACTTACCGCCGCGGCACAGGCTGACGCACAGAGACTAGCGCAGGAAAAAGCCAACGCTATGGAATGCGATTGCCCCAAAACGTGGAGCGCTTACGCCAGTGGAAGTTTCAACGGTCAATGTTTAAGTATATCGGTAAGCTACAATAACCCATGTGGAAAATCTAAAACAGCTTCATTCGATGTGTATTATACTAGATCCGAACCGTCAGGAGATGTGGAATATTTCTCCACTACCAAGACCGTTACGATACCGACAGGATCGGGAACAGTATCCGGAGGTAGTGATTGCGTAAGTAACGCCACAAGTATGTATGTCTCTAACCCAAGTCAAGGTGGAGGATGTTAAAAACAAAAGGAGAGGTTGATTAGCCTCTCCTTTTTAGATAAACCTAAGATCTCTTTTCTTAGTATGATTAAGTATCCTACTAATATGCCTTGTACTAAAACCTGTTTTGTCTTTTATCTTATCATAGATATAGTTCTTTAATACGTATGCTGACATCTCTCCAAGATCCTTTATAATCTCATCATACATATCATGTATCTCATTATATTTTATGATTGAGCTATCTCTCATTCCTCTTTCCCCGATACCATCAACAACATCCTCAGCACCAAAGAAATTGATTATAGATCTTATTATGTTCATGCTTATTGAATTTTTTGCGTTTTCTTATTAATATCCATATCCGGATTCTCATCCGTAGGTATCTGTAGTTTGGTTATCGTCTCCCTTAACGTCTCAGATACCACATATTCCAGTAACTTATCAGGGCATATGAAATCATAATCCCATTGAGATATACATGGATCATCTTTTTCCGTTCCACATCCCCCTAGTTCTAACGCCGCTTTCCTGTCAAGGGTTATAAGATCCACGTTTATAGCCTCTATATTTATATCAGGTATATAGATATATCCATCATTGACGTAATAATAGTATTGATCTATATTGCCATATTTACGTTCCTTATTATTAGCGTATTTTCTTAACGATATAGGAGTAAATATAATATCATCCATGATGTTCGATACCTTTATAATAGCCGGTCCTATACGAGTGTATATCATATCGGGCAACCTTTTCTTAGATCTCATAAGAATCCGGCATAACTTGAACTCATCAAAACAACAATCAACCTTCCGGACTCTCTCCATCTCCAGACAATTGATATGGGTGTATAACGATTCCTCGCCGAACAAAGTACCGTCAGCGTATTTCTGGGCTATATAAGACCTTGCTTTTTGTCTGCCTATGGATAATATCCACCTCCTACTGACATGAGCGTCCTTGTTAATGGAGTTCATGTCATTCATGATCCTAGATACAAACTCTGAATTTTTCATGTAGCGAAATATTAAGGAGGGGATATACCCCTCCGGTTATTACTTTTTCTTCTTAACCTTGCCTCCACATTTCATTTGAGGTTTCTTTTTCTCGGAGACTTTGCCTCCTTCTGCCATCTTCTTTTTCTTAGTACATGTCATAGTCTTACTTTTTTTAATGTTAGTGATACAATATTAGTCATTTCTATCGAAAATAGAATAAACGAGGTTGATGAAACTACCAACTTACCGCCGCGGCACAGGCTGACGCACAGAGACTAGCGCAGGAAAAAGCCAACGCTATGGAATGCGATTGCCCACAGACGTGCAATATGAACGTGTGGGTAACCATAGATGAAAGGTATTCCTCTCCTCCTGGAGCCAAGTTCACCCTTCATTGGAGCGGTGGTGACGCTTGCGCCAACTACAGCCAAGGTGGAACGGTCAAGCTATATTGTTCCGATGTCTCTGATTATTATTCGACTCATACCACTATATCGGGCAAGTCGGGAAGTTGGTCTAGTACCGGTTTCTTTAGCTCAGGATGTGATCCTAGTAATATATCAGGATCTTGGAATCCAGATTAATAAATAAAAAAAAGGAGAGGCTTATTTTAGCCCCTCCTTTTTATCATATATCAAGATCTTAACAATTACCAGATCTTCCTCCAGAAACACTTATAGATCCACATTGTACTCCTCTATCAAAACCTATAACGCCAGATTTTGATCCAGACCCAGTAGGTATACTTACGGTAGTACTTCCAGCCGTAACGGTTTGCCCATAATTATCCCTACCAGTAACAGTTACAGTTATTGATTTAGACGATCCACATTGATTATTGTAAGACACTTCATAGGAGCACCTTAATATAGATGTAAAACCAGACAGACCATTACAAGGATCACCGCTCAGCATAGCGTTGGCGTTCCATGTTTTGGGGCAATCACACTCCATCGCATTGGCTTTTTCCTGCGCCAATGCGTTAGCTGAAGCCTGTGCAGCGGCGGTAAGTGCGGCCTTGTCTCCATCACACTCACACCAAGCGCCATTGTTTCCGCCAGAAACCCAGTAAGCGGAAGCCTTCGGAGCCGTACATCCTGACGGACAACCTTGCTTGGTAGCGGTAGCCTCTACATAATCATTACATACCATTTGAGGACATACCATGGCATTCACGAGAGCCTGATAACCAGCCTTAGCGTTAGAATAAGCATCATAAGCGGCTCTAGAGGCAGCCTGCGTCGTGCTCCTGCAATATTCTCCGGCGGGAACGACCTTGATAGAGCTGTCAGGAACGCATATGTCACCACAACTGCCCGTACATCCCTTACATACCTCACCGGTGTATATCGTATAGTCATACGGGTTACAGCAATGCTCGCCACCATTCTGCCAATATCCCGTAGGATCGCACTCGCTAGAATAATGCTCCTCGCTATTATCATTATTACACCTGCTATTATCCATATGGTATGTATTATCACATCCGCATCCACAAGACCTTGAATCGGACTCAACCAACTCATCTTGATCTGAGGCTGAAGAACAAGGATTGGTCTGATTCCTACTCCTACGATAATCGCATCCACTACAATAATAACTCCAATCATCATAAGATGGGGTATCATCGTCATCGGCACAATCACCATTCTTGTTAGCGTAAGCTTGAGCGGCGGTCTTAGTCGCCGTATCATTCTTGAAAGCGTTTTGAACCTTGCTGTCGGCATCCGCCTGAGATACAGTAGATGTCAATGCTGATAATCCTAAAGCACTATAAGGAACGGATAGAGCGACACCATGTTTACATGTACCGCAATTATTCCTATAGAAAGTAGCACTTCCAGTACCGGTCCATACGCAAGTTCCATGTTGGTTAGCATAATCCTGTCCTTTCCGATCTAAGATCTGTTCTGCCTTGCTCCTGGCATCAGCCAAAGAAACTTTGCTGGTGATAGGCGTACCGCCGTTGGCTTGCGTAGAGGTCACCGTTATTCTCTGACCAACCCCGCTTCCAGCGCAATTGTTCTTATAGAAGTCACGGCTTGCCACGTAAGTCCAAGTACATCCACCGTTCTTATTGGCGTAGTTCTGTCCATCGGCTCCACGAACAGCATTCTCGGCCTTCTTATTAGCGTCAGCCAAAGATATGTTGGAAGTGTACGGATGCCCTGGCAGCCTATCGCTACTTACGGATACCATGTCTCCCACGCCGCCATCAGCGCAATTGTTCTTCCTAACCTGTCCGGTATAGCTTCCCGTCCAAGTACAAGTACCCCTCGAGTTAGCCACGCTCTGTCCTTGAGAAGTTACTGCCGCCAATGCCTTAGCGTTAGCGTCAGCCTGTGACACACATGACTTAAACTTACCACCTGAAGTAGGATTAGGATCGGTGACATCATTCTGAGTTACGGTAACAGAACTACCCACACCTCCGTCAGCGCATTGACGGGTAAAGGCCTTGGATGCCGTACCAAACCAGAAGCATGTATTACTACCACCAGATATATACCGCTCTTGATTCTCAGGATCAGTATAGCAGGTATTGGTATTACGTTGATGTAATTTAGAGATACAATCCTTACATACGGTCTCGATAGTCTCCCATACCGGTTGCTCAGTCTTAGTATGGCACGTGTCATCATAATTCTTGTTAACAAATGCCTGACCCGTCCTATCAATGTAGGCCTTAGCCAAAGCGTCAGCCTCCTCTTGTGAACGGGTAGAGGTGAAGAGCTGTCCCATAAGATCCGGGGTTACGGTAATAGGATCAGCATACTGGCAAGTAGGACACTTAGGAGTGAACTCCTTACTATAATTACCGACATATATCTTCAACTCATCACAAGTACCACGATCGTTAGCTATAGCCTGACCTTGTGCCTTGACAGCGGCCTTAGCAAGCTCGTCAGCGGCGTATTGACTCTCGTATGAGTAGAATGGACCTCCGGTTACATCAGCCTCAGTAACGGTAACTGAAGACGGAATCAATCCTCCCGGACAGTTATCCTTCTCGAATGCCTCACTATAATGACCGGTATATTTAGGAGCCTCATGGCAAGTACCACGCTCATCGGCGATCTTCTGACCTTGATTCATTACAGCGGCCATAGCCACTAAATTAGCCTCATCTTGAGATACACAAGACTGGAACGGATGACCATCTACCATGTCTTGGGTTACGGTGAACGGATCTCCTACCTGATTAGCTCCGCAATTGCTCTTCGTGAACTCGAAGCTAGCCTTACCGGTATACATAGTAGCGTTAGAGCAGGTACCCTTGGTATTAGCCAAAGCCTGTCCTTGAGCTTGTACAGCGGTCATAGCCATAGCGTCAGCGGCGGTCTGTGAGTCGTTGGACTGGAATGGGTGTCCTTCTACCATATCTTGAGTGATCGTCACCTTAGATCCGATCTTGCACTCACCACAGTTGTTTCTCGTGAACTCCAAGGAAGCACGGCCGGTATACGTACAAAGGGCGTGGATATTGGCAAGAGCCTGTCCTTGGGCGTCAACGGCAGCCTTAGCCTTGCTGTTGGCATCCTCTTGAGACACGGTGGAAGTAAATGGATAACCATCAACCATCCTATCGTTTACCGTATAAGTTCCACCAGTACCAGTACCACAATTGTTACGGGTAAACGTACGTGTATAAGTACCGGTATATACAGGAACTTTCTCACACTTACCTTTCACGTTAGCCACGTCCTGACCTTGAGCCTCAACAGCGGCCTTAGCCTTGTTATTAGCGTCCTCCTGAGACACGGTAGACCTAAAGTCTCCTGTCACCATAGTCTCGTCTACAACAACCTTAGTACCGTACTGGGTCTCATCGCAATTATTACGGGTAAATTCCTTACTGTATTTACCATGATATACGACCTTCTCCTTACATTCACCTTCAAGGTTAGCTTGTTGTTGGGCGTTAGCCTCAAGATCGGCCTTAGCCTTATTGTCAGCATCCTCCTGAGAGATAATAGAGAAGTACTTACCAGCGGCTACAACATAAGTATAAGGTTGACCGATATGGAACTCATCACAATTATTTCTCGTGACTGTCTTCTCCATCCTAACGTTATAGTAGGCGTTAGTCTGACAATCGCCACGCTCATTGGTGATAGCCTGACCTTGCGCCTCAACAGCGTCCTGCGCCAGCTTATTGGCGGCATCCTGTGATACTGTAGAAGTGAACGGATAGCCGGTACACATCTTCTCATCCACGGTAAAGTCAACAGGCGTAGAACCTTCAGGACAATTAGTTCTCTGGAATACCTTAGAATACGATCCGGTAAATACCGGTATCTTCTCACAATTACCCTTGATATTAGCTATATCCTGACCCTGAGCCTCTACAGCGGCTTGGGCTAACTTATTAGCCTCCTCCTGAGAGACGATAGACCTGAAGTCGCCTTCTACCATAGTCTCGTTAACAACAACCTCCGTTCCGTATTGAGTGGAGTCGCAATTGTTACGGGTAAAGGTCTTGCTAAACTTACCATAATAGATATTCTCCTTAGGCTTACACTCACCTTCCAGATTAGCTTGTTGTTGACCATTCTTTTCAATATCCTCAAGAGCCTTCCTGTCGGCGTCCTCTTGAGAGATAGAAGACACGTACTTACCCTCAGGAACGATGTAAACATATTCCTGACCGTCACTAAACTTATCACAATTGTTACGGATAAAGGTTTTCCTTTGCTCCTCGTTATACCAGATGTCAATTATACACTCACCATGCTCATTAGCGTACTTCTGTCCGTTAAGAGCTATATCCTCCATAGCCTTAGCGTCAGCGTCCTCCTGTGAGATAAACGACTTGTACGTCCGTTCCTCAACCACATACAAGACAACCGAACCGTGCTGGTTGGCTAGACAGTCATCCTTGGTAAACGGCTGAACCATCTTGATATTATAATAAACGGGCTTGGCATCTTGGGCTATCATATACTCCTTAACAACACTACCGTCCTTTGACGTTATACGGAACTTAGCCGTACAGATCTGACCGGTGTAATTAGCCTTGTATACGATGTTAAGCTTATTATCGCCTACCCCATGGCTCTTGTCGTTAATGGCAAAGCAATTACCCTCAACGCAATTCTTATCTACTTCCCTTGCCATGTCAATCCTCCTCTATTCTCCATGAAACATTATCTCCGGCCTCTACCCTCACGATCTGGGTATCACCATCCTTATTAAGCGTCAACCTTTGCGGATCCACGTTAAAGGGTGGTTCCGGCTCCTCGCTGCCATCGCCACAAGTGCAACATACCAGTTCAATATCATACTCGGTATTGGACTTGATATCGATAACGACCTGACCGTTCTCACTAGTCACGTTATCAAAGTCATGATCAAGTATAATATAAGGTATATCATTAGGCTGTTGATTGATATTAACAACCTTGCCATTCAAGACAAACATCTCATGATGCTCCTCGTTATCCATGTTCTTAGGCATGGCTATAACGAAGCTAGCGTCATACAGGTCAGTGGCTCCCGGATCCTCAGGATCGGCGTACACCACGTATCTGCTATCCTCGTCAGGTATCTTAACGGATAGCCCGTTGACGTTCATAGACACCATATAGCATTTACTTACCGAACCACCAAGAGTAAGGCAGGAGGCCTTGACCGAGGCGGAGTTAAGCTTGGCGTTGATGACCGCCGTCCCGCCCTCCATGTCAAACATGATATTGGCCGGATCCACGCTCACCCGCTCCATACCCTTCTGGGTTATGGTAGCGAGTTTCGTTACCTTGCCTTTCTCGACCGCTACGTAAGTCTCCCTAGGCAACCTACCCATCCATCCCGGCTCTACCTTGATCGCCACCTTGTCGGGACCGGTACCGGAAATCTTGTCGTAGGACACCCATGAGGAGCCTTGCTCGATCTTAGCAAGAATATCTTTTAAATTATTCATATCATTCCGCTTGAGTTATAGTCCATTTATCACTCTTGCCTACGATAATCTCCAGAATCTGCTCACCGCCCTCAGGAGGATACTCGAAGTTAGTAGGCTTAATCTCAAACACGCTGGCGCCACCACAACCAAGATCGCAGATCATGTCCGGCAACCATCCCTCCTCGAAAAAACGCTCTATAAGCTCCCTGACGGCCTCTGAAAAAGAATCAAGCTCCAACCTGTCTGCTGGGACAGACCCTTTCTTAAGTGTCTCACCACATACCCAACCGTCACACTCGGAAGCCAAGACCGTATCATACACTCTCTTAGCCATAGCATGAAGTATTTAAAATATTACTATTCAATGTAGTATATACGATATTAACATCAGCGAACTCATCGCCCATGCAATACCTTTTCTTGAACTTAATGGATCTACCAGAAACGACATACCCGTCGTTAGGTACGATAGTACCGCAGTAGGTCACGCTAAGAACATTCAGAGGCTCGTATCTTAACCTTACGGCCTGCACTCCCTTAAACGAATCCCTTTGGATGGACGCCGTTGCTCCAGATACGGCAACCAGCTTCCTTACCAGAGACTCGATTACGCTATTCATGCCATCTCCGTTCCTGATATCTGCCTCAGGAAAAGACTGACCATCATATATGATCTGGGAACTGTAGATACTACATTCATTCCCCGGTCTATATTCCGGCTTACATGGATTACAGTTATTCCTCATATCAAATCAATTTATTAATCATTCTCCTTAATTCAAGTATCTCAGCATCCCTGTCCCGTATAGCCTTTATCATAGCGTTAAGGACATCAGACATATCGCAGCTGGGAGATAATCCCAATGACTCCACACGTACCTTGTCTCCTGGATAAACACAGTCGGTGCTCATGTACGTAGAGCACGGTACTTTCGTATCGTCTACAGTAGGCCTGTATTGTTTCTTGTTACAACCATTCATTGTTACCATACCTCCTCTTCAGTTCCGCTATCGCCACCGCCATTACCGGCGTTGACAAGCTCGTTTATAATCTTCTTCAAATCCAGAACCTCGCGATGGTATAAATCTATCTGCTTATCCCTAGACGCTATAATACGCCTCAATGAGTCTACAACGACAGAGATATCAGTGCCTTTCTCTATACCGTCCACCACCAACTCATCACCTGAGTATAAGACGCATTTATCATATAAAACTATAGGACATCCATAGCCAACACAAGGCTCGTCCTGACAATCCCTATCGCAAGGATCACAAGGATCCTCAGGGCATTTGTTAAGAAACCTATCTATCTTAACGCCATGACAACACTCTTCGGGACGTTCCCGTGAATGATCATGACAACAACCACCTGTATTACACATATTAATAATATTAATGTTTTTAGCAAAGATACTTATTTGGTTTGGAAACAAGACAACATACGTTATTAAACAATATAAGGGATACGTCATTCGCATCCCCTATACCCATAAACCATAACAACAAGATAAGATCAGGACTTCAATTTAAGAACAGGATTACCCCATCTGTCTTTCCACTGCCTTCCCAAATCGTTTATAACGCCATCATAGTCTTTTATATATCCAGCCTTAATAGCATAAGATATATTTCTTTCTATTGATACTATCATATCCAACTCCTCGAAGGAAGCCCTATTTCTTATCCCTTCCTCATGTACGCCAAAAACAACAAAATTTATACCCTTAGCAATTCTTGATAGCGATTCCTTTAAATTGCTCTTATCGCTTATAAGCGAAGATACACTGCTGCACATCTCTATATAAGCGTCACCAGCTGCATTTCTTACCCCTACGATATTATCAACAAACCACATTACGACATCGGCGCAAACCTCAGGACTCATTTCCATAGCCACCACAAGGAAAAGGTATGGGTTCATATACCACATCTGTCCATCCCCCTTTCCCTTTCTGCACGCCAATCCCATTTTGTTTAAATCACTAAGATTTAGGATCTTGTTTTGTAGGCTGATATTTATCCGCTTACATAAATCCCTGTTTTCCAGTCTACTAATTATTTCCCTACATTTCTCCTGAAAGCCATCATACTTAATAATATCATTAAGCTTCTTAGGGGATAAACCCTTTTTAAGCCTATCATCAGACAAGACCTTCATAGCTAAAGTGATGTTAACAAAACCATTATCACTGAGCGCAGGTATAACAACGCCCATCAATCTCCTATCAGAAGATTTGATTTCAACCCGACTTTTCATAACTTTGAACAATATTTTAAATTAAACATAATACCTATCGGTTCGAGATGAATAGATAGGTATGCAAATATAAAACATATTCAACATACAAACAACTGTATTGCAGTATATAAACTTATCACCATTGATATATATACAAAAAAAATGGAGGAGATATACAATCCCCTCCAAACACTAAATCAACTATTATGGAAAACTAAACGCGCATCATCACCAATAACATTGATCCTCTTGATCAATATTCTCAATCCATTTCTCGCACTCAAGATTAAGATCAGCGTACTCCTGCCCCTCTACCATCAAAACCTCACGAGCTTTGGCGTTGGCATCCTCTACTGATATCCATGACCTAAACCTGTTGGCTTTGATAGAATAATATACCCTACCTGATTTATATCCAAACGGACATACCTTTTCAAACCAATCACCGATCTTCGTATTATAGAATACAGGTGAACAACTACCCTCGGCGTTAGCCTTCTCCTGACCTTCTTTCATGAACTTCCTATAAGCTAACGTATCAGCATCAATCTGGGATATATCGGATATGACGGCTCCGGCTGGCAATTCATACACAATACCTTCTTTGCCTGATGTCCCGGTCTCACAATCGTTCTTGTAAAACAAGCCACGAAGAGGCTGTGAGGCCCAGTCCTCGCAGCAAGCCCCAACGGCGTTGGCCTCCCCCTGCCCGATCCTTCCAAGCTCAACCATCGCCTTATCATTGGCGTCTTTCTTGGATACGTATGACACAAACCTACCTTTCTCTACACATATCTGTTCCTTGGATCCCTTACCGCTTACGCAATTGTTCTTGATAAACTCATCGCATACCTGATCATTATACCATACAGCCGGTATTATGTCGGCATATGTGTTGGCGTAGTCCTGACCGTTGGCTTTAATATCATCCTCAGCCTTGCTGTCAGCCTCCTCCTGCGTATCGCCAAAATAGACGTTGGCCGGGACCCGGTAGTCAACAGAGCCACCCGCATATCCGGCAGGCAGGTTGTTTCTGGTGAACGTCCGTACTATTTCTTTATTGCCGTATATCATCGTAATTAACTTTGACACAAATATACGATTAAAATCCAAATCACAAAGGAAGAGCCTTTTTGCTTCTCAAAACCTTATACAGATAATCCCTTAACTGTTCTTCGGTAGTTATATATCCAAACTCAATCATCTTGGCTATATCAATCTCCAGCTCCATCAACTCCTTAGCCTTAGCCTCTTCGCCTACGGAATTTCTTATCATGCTTTGATGCAATCCGTATATGATGATATTTACAGATCTCGCCAGATCTTGAATCTTATCCCTTAATCTTGAAGGCTCAATTATCCTAGACAAGGCGGAAGACATTCTCTTATAAGCATCACCAGCCTTATCCCTATAATCTATAAGTTGGTCATGAACGAATCTGATAACCTGAACCTCAAACTTAGGGTTTATCCACATAGCAAACTTGATAAATAAATAAGGATGCATCCACGCCTTACCAATAGTTTTAGATCCATCTCTCAACGTCTTTGATTTTATAATCTTAAATACCTGTGTATCTGGTAACTGCATTTTTGCCCCATGGCTTAAATCACTTATTAAAGCGTCTATAAACTCCTTTGTTTTAGGACTCTCTAAAAATCTCTTTAAATTTCTTTCCGGATTACCCTCTACAGCATTCCACTGTCTCAACAATTCGTTAGCATCAAAATAACCATCACTAGTTCTTTGAAAAACGTTAAAATCGCCCATCTTTCTTGTTAAAACATTTACTGTCTTCATTTTTTAGTCTAATTTTGAGATTAATAATTAATTACTTTATGTCCGCTCCCTCGTGAGAGTCGGCGGACATACAAAAATAGCCAATCGGGATGATAAACACAAACCGATTGGCTATTTTTAATATCCCAAAATCAGGACATTAATCACCCATTGCAAATCTTATCCTCTAAAGCATAAAGAACTTTCGCTACGGTCTTATCGCCACTTACCTTCACGCAAGACTCACCAAGATCCCGGACATCTATAGCCTCCCTGACACGGGTAAGCTCGTCATATATCTCCTCTATCACGTCAGAGATCTTGACATACTCCCATCACTAAAGCAAATGGGATTCTTGGATACAGACGCAAGAAACCCCGATATTACTATCGCTGGAATTACTCTTGCTCTCCAATTCGGAAATGCCCTTCCGAAGTATATTACGGGCTGCAAGAATATCACGGTCGTTGATTGCGCCGCACGACGGGCATACCCACGTGCGGTCGCGTAACGACAAGTTTTTATTAACAAACCCGCATTCACAAGTCTTTGAGGAAGGATACCATTTGTCAATCTTATGTACTATCACTCCATACTTTGAAGCGATATACGTAAGTTTGTTAATAAAAGAAGAATGACTGAGATCGGAAATCTTCTTTCCCCACAAACGTTTCATTCCTTCAATGTTTAGATCTTCAATGAAAATATAATCATATTGTTTGCATAATTCATGAGCTAATTTCCATTGAAAATCAGATCGAAAATCGTTTATTTTACGATACGCTTGTTGAAGTTCAAACAGTCTTCTTTTTCTATTATTGGATCCTTTCTTCGCATTAGAAAACTTTCTATTTAGTTTTCTAATCTTGTTTTGATATTGCTTGAAGAATAGTGGAGAATTGATTTTACTACCATCGCTTTTAGTTAGGTAAGTTTTCAGACCAAAATCCAATCCTAAAGATGCACCATCATATGTCTTTCTGTAAGAGTTTGCAGGATTGTAATCTGTAACTATAATCAAACTAAAACGATAGCAGGTTTCTCTGACTATTCTTATTTGTTTAACATTACCTTCATATGCTCTACTGTATGAAAACTTAAAACGTTTCTTTCCTTTGTTGATTGTGAGAATATTACCATTTAGAGTAAACCCTCCTTGTTTAAAAACAAAAGAGTTGAAACAATCTGATCTTTTAAACTTAGGTGGTCTCTTTGATTTTCTTTTAAAGAAACGATTATAAGATTCATCAAGACGTTCAAGTATTTCTTGTGTTGTTTGAGAATGAAGAAGATTTCTTTTAATTCTTTTAGCAAAATGCTTCTTCATTTTACCAATTGAGATATATTTCCCAAACAACTTGTAATACCTACGCTGTATAGATAAAGCGTGATTCCATACAAAACAACATTCACGAAGCATTTTATCAAGATACTTCGTTTTCTTGGAATGATAGATGTTGTATTTGTAGGTAATCATTTTTTTTATTTACAATTTTGATTCAAAATCAATCAAACCAATTCATCCACCTCCTAAAGTATGGTGGTTTTGTTGGTTAAATAATCATAACGCACTCACCAGAGTCCTTATATTTTGACCACTCTGGGAGATCACCCTCATAAGGTACGCAAGTGGACGGAGTTATATGTGAACAATTATACTTTCTCATGCCAGCAACTTATTAACACGTTCCTTTAACGATCTTACCTCATCCGGGCATAACCCGCAATCATTATCGCATAATGACCTTTGTAGACGAATTATCTTGCCCCAATAAGATACATCAGGCTTATTCCCGATCCTGTACCTATAATACCTCATGTATCCACTCCATTGACAAGACAGCCATTCGTCTACGACCCTACATAGGTCTATTCTATCAAGGCTTGATATACTTTGCGCGCCCATCGAGTATCTCCTTTCTCATTTCTTGTACCTCCTCGTCAGGCGGGCATCCATATGGCAGGTTCTTGATCCACTCACGGATCTTCTTCTGCATGTTGAGATAGACGATACCCACGTCACCTATGGTACGGGTCTGTTTGTATATGCTCACCACGTCACGCTCCATGGTCTTCAACGGATCAAGCATAACCATACAACCGGCGGTGCTCCTAGAAGCGTATTCCATATCGCTAACAACGGTAGAAGAAGAATGATTCATCATACTTCTCTCAATTCTTTCCCTCTCGGCTTTCAACGCCTTTTCCTTACAAGTATTACAACCCACGACTAAATATTTTTATGTTCAACAATCCACGCAATTAGTAGCCATCTCAAGAAGCTCTCCGACACGATCAATGATCTCATGAGCCGCCTCTATATTATCCAACCTGACGTTAGCCTCCGCTACGACCATAAGTGTCTCCATCTCCTGTATCTTATTTATAAGATCCTTATCCTTGTCCTCGCATAGGATATCAGTCTTAATCCATAGCCGATCAAGACGCCTGCGTATAAGATCCGTCTTAAGATACTTGCGACTGAAATTGTAAGTGGAAGGGCTACCTATGATCTTGATATCATATATACCATCAGGTAGGTCAAGGTACTTGACATTACAATCATCGTAATTAAAACAATTGAGACCTAGTGTTAGGCTGGTAAAGGTATTGACCTGATTCTTGCCAAGGAACAACGTAACGGGGTCGGACATGCCCGGCGTAGTGATCTCGATGATCGCCTTCCTATCCTCCAGTAGTCCCCACTCGGACTCATCCAATACCTGCAACACCTTGGGATCACGTGTCTCTAGCACCTGAAACGACAGCCTAATATCATTCATATTAACCTTCTTGTCGTACCGGCACAAACTATCGTCATAACGAGCTTGCATATCAAGATCCGGGACATCGGTATAATATGTTTTGACCTCATGACCGTTGATAAACACCGATGTTATCTGACAAACATGAGACCTAGCGACATCAAAAAACACCATCCTTACATTACCCTCATAATCGACTCCCGATGTCGGGTATGTCAATATCTGGGTATTATACTCACCATCGTTACGCCTAGCTACGACAGTAATTACGATAGGCTTCTCTATATCGTAATCATCCATGATAATCCTAGCGGCAAACTTATCATGAATTATCTTCGGTATGATATTGATCTGATTCATCTTAATATCTTTTTCACAAAGATACTAATTTGATCGATAAAACAAACGAGGCTATAAGATAAGAGCATCAAGAAGATCCTGCTCGCTTAGAATTATACCTCCATTGATAGCCATAGACATAGCTAAATAAAGGCATAAGCATGTGAGATCATATCTAAGCATTCTACTTCTAAGAGACACGATAAACTTTTTAAGGTAAGGATTATCCCCAGCCAGAGACATATAGCCGCTAAAAAGGAACGTATTGTATATAGGATCGGATGTAGATGATTTGATATCGCTGTAAGACATACCACAAATATCTACCCACAATCTTATAGATTTGACGACTATCTCCTTTACAAAGGACTTATTCAACAAACATCCGAATCTCACCAAAGCCACTATATCTCCCCACTTCTGATCGGATATCTCTTTAATAACATACATCGACCCATTCAAAGGATCTTTTACGACAGATGACAGTATATTCTTACATCCAATGGAATCCGATAGTTCTTGGATATTAAACATATTATTATCGTGGTTAAATACGATGGATATATCTCCACCTCTTATGATACTAAAGCTACTCATCACGAATCCTCCACAAAAGAATTGATATCAAAACAATCATCAAAAGAATATAGATCAGACCCATACCCTTTCTTACCATTCTCTATATCAGAAATAGCCCTATCAGCTAAAGATCTTAACTCCAATAGACTTACACCTAAAAAGTCTAACGCAGCCTTCAGATACTTATACAAGGTAGAGGTTTTCATTTCTTTAAACCCCTCGTGAATCAAACGACTGTTATATATATCAAAAAGGACTTTATTATTCCTCCCATCAACTCTTTCCCCATTATTTTTAAGGCTACCATCAGATTTAACCATCTTCCTTATCTTATCAGCGGATCTTGTATTTATGATATTAACCATAATCATAACCTTATAATCAACAGCGGCCCTTCTGGCCTTATTAGCTCTTCCCTTTGAGCTTACAGGGGCGTTATCCTCACCACCAATATATCTGAACTTAGCCTTATTCACGAAGCATGATGGATAGACCTTACGCATATTCCACTTATAATTATAATCACCGATTGACCTCATGATCGACAGCTCTCCGTCAACTACCAATGATATCATGTTATAAGCCTTCTCAAAACATCTAAAAGAACCGACATGCTCGTAAATAAACCTGTACGTCATACCTAACTTAAAGTCGTTATCAGATATCCTGTTAAACACGATAGCCCTATCGAAGTTAATAATAATAGCCATGATGATCTTAAGCCTAAAGTAAGGGGGTATATAGATGTTGTTAGGATCAATATCCCTTGGATTAGCGGTGGTATAATCAGCACCAGCGAAAGTATCTCTACGTTTCTTGAAATTACGCGGATATATAGGCTGACCTTTAGATAGCTTAATGCAAGTACGCCCCTCATCTACCTGCTTCTTCTCAGCCTCGGTATACACCGGAAATTCCTTTATCATAGAAGAGCATTTCCTTATATAATTCAAGTCGAAATTCATATTGTTCATATTTTGTCCACTTCAAATATAAGCAAAATATAAGACCTTTAAAAGAATAAGATGAATTAATTTCCCCATATATCACCATTATTATTTCATTAATAACATAACTTGCTGAAACACAGTTGTCCATTTTGTGACATGTGTAATAAGAAGCTTCGCCTCTTTCTGAAGCAAATCCCATTATAAAGCATTCCTTTATTTAATTCTTACCAATTTCTAATTAATAACCCTATTAATGAAATGATGTTAGCTAACGCCTTTTATTATCTAAAGTAAACATCCAAAAAACATTAATTTAAAAATGAGTAGTATGTTGGCAGATAAAGATCTTAATAATCCCACTCAAGACTCTTTATGATTGTATTATTGAGATATTTACTATATCCTTACATTCGATCTTATTTGGCAAATGACTACTATCTTTAAACATAATGATCCTATATGTTTACTTCTTTTCTGCGCTAAAGCGTGAAGTGCCAAAGGGAATCGGCAGGGTGGGTCGTGAGTCGCTCCGCTCCTGGCCGGCCATGGAGGGCAACCACCAGCCCCACGCTATGACGCCGCCACCTTGTTCATTGGCTTCCAACAAGAGTCACCTAAAAACAATACTTGTCTATACAATTATCTCTACGGCTCCAGAAGTTAAATAAGAACTATTTGGCTTTAAGGGAAGTTGTTAGTTAAAAAGATGGTTAATTAAGTCATCTGGTCAAATAAAATCTTTATATTCGCGTCACGGTCGGTTGGATGAGTTGGTTTAGTCGGTGGTCTGCAAAACCATATACCCCGGTTCGAATCCGGAACTGACCTCTATGATATTTGTATATCCTTTAAAAACTAATTAGATAATGGACGGTGAGAGATCATAGTCCATTTTTTTTATTTAGGTGGGTGGTGTGAAATCAGATATCCATCTAGCCACATCGCTTATCCTGAAATTATCTATCACAAAAGATCCTCTATTACTGCCATCCCTTTGTCTATTAAAATCTATATTATATAACCTCAACGAATAAGTAGGATATGGTAAATGGCCTAAAAAAATACCGTCAATAAAACAAAGCAATCTACTGCTAAGGCTCCTTACTATAGCAACATGATACCATTTACCTACATTCACACTACCCGCATTGACCCAATACGATCCTCTATAAGAGGCAAAATACAAACATAAACCGTTATTATTAGCTATACCAAAATAAAAAGAACCATTATACCATTCATGACCAACGGAACAGGCATCAATGACAGCTAATGGCTTATACCAAAAATCAATAGTAAACAGATCTCCATCTCCAAACAAATCAGGCGACAATGTACTAGATGTATTAATCATCCCATAAGAATTAGACGTATTTGTGTATTTATATCCAGTTCTTATAGAATCGGTGACAAACTCTCCTCCCTTGACCTCTAAACCATCCTCAATATTAGGGGGGGGGTATCCATCAACCTCAAAATTATTATCAAATCTCATCAAGAACCTTGTATGTTCATCAACAAGACCATCATTCCTATTATTCAACATTCTTCTTCTCATAAAATCTTTATCCTATTTAATATATATACCAATACCAACAATATCATCGAGATACCAGCTACTATCCACGCTATAGGCCATCTTGATCCCTTCTTATCATCTACATCCTTAGATTTGATATCTATCTTATTGTCCAAATCCTTTATATCATTCCTCGTCTTATTGACTCCAACGGAATCGGCCGTCACCGTGCTGTCCCGCCGGCCAATGACGATATGGGTATCTGTCTGCGAGGACACCGGTCGCTCCCCCGTGGCAGGATCAACATCCTTGTCCGTATCAAACTTCCTCTCCGTTATAACAATATCGGCATTAAGATCAGATGTCTTTATCTCCACCACCTTACGGTCTACAACCTCATCTATCATCGTCTCTATCCTGCTGATCAACCCACTATCAATAGACGCTTCGCTAACCTGCCTCCTGCTTCCGCAAGAGGACAGGGACAGCGACAGACCTAAACAAAAAACAGCCCTAAGACTTATCCTTAACCTCATCATCAGCAATCTTCTTTATATCGTCAAACGTCTCGTCAGGTATGTTCTTGGAAAAACTAAACATCTTGAATACGTTTATCCTCTTAAACACAGCCTTGAATACCTTAACCAAATAAGCGTCAGCGAAAGTATCCCCTATGGTATTCAAGAAAAGCATGACATATCCCACAAGGGCTATATACACACCATATTTGGTTACGGTAAGTATCATACTAGCCTCCTCCTCGATCGGGTATAACGTCTTATATATAACACATAATGTCATTACTATAAAACAAGACAAAGCGAACTCCTTAAGAATATCAGTAAACCTGACCTCCCTAAACCATCTCTTGAAACTAAACCTCCTCCTACGGCTTCTACGGAGCTTCCAGCCCCTTACGCTTTGCGCTAACCTAGCCAAAAAATTCGCTATTAATACTATAAGTAATACAGTCAATAAATGATGCACTGGCTGGAAGTAAGCCCAACAAGAAGCACCATACGCAAGCGCTATATTCCATAAAGCCCCCACTCGATCTATCATGTCTTTGTCTTTCATTTTATACCCTATACGCAAAGTTAACCACTATACCGTTAAGTACCTAAAACACCACGGCGTGTACACCGTTCCTCGTATCAAGGCTGTCAAAATGCAACCAACCCACCTTCCCTTCAAGCCGGAAAGGATATGGCAACATATCTTGATGATCCAAAATCAAGCCTCTGGCCTGTTCCGCCGTCATTGACTTGACATCGAAATCCCCAGCCTTACCCAACACATGAGCGGATAGATAAACATCCTTCTTATCCTTGACGATCTGGCACATGTTGCATCTAAGACCACGCTGGGAAAACTGTCCTTGCTTATCCCAGTTATTACAATACATAGGCTGTTTGATTATATCCCTCCGCAATATAAGAAGATTATGGAGAAACTCTGTGTCAAGGAACTGCCACGATCTGTCCTTCCACTTATTGTAAGTATGAGGACACACCAATTCAACTATATCAAAATAAGAACCTAGTTCTCTTATAATATCATATCTATTCATATCATCCATTTTTTAAATAATGCAAAATAACAATACCACGATAACCTGATCCTCCTCGACCGCCTGCGGCCCCATTATTAGAAGCTTTAGAGGCTCCTCCTCCGCCACCACCATAATAAGTGGCATTACCTCCATTTTCGCCATTAATAATAGCGCCATCAACATCCTTAGCTCCAGCTCCATCACCTCCTCCGTGATTGCCACCTTTACCTCCGGATAAAAAGCCAAAACCCCATCCTCTTGTATAAGCTCCCGATCCACCACCAGCGCCCATAGGATAAGGGTATCGGTCAGGATATTTGTTGTTAAAAACATATGATCCATCTTGCCCTGGATTTCCCGGGGAAGGATCATTGCCATCCCCTTCAACTCCATATCCGCCTATTCCACCTTTGCCGGCAATAGCCTGATATATACCGAATATACTATCACCACCTATATCTCCGACAACCACCCTATATGTAACACCTGGATTTACGGGTATAGTCCCAGTCAGTACACCACCTCCGTTGCCGCCACTCCCGGCATTATATATATCGGAATATCCTCCATTAAGACCTCCGGCGACCAAGGCGAACTCAATCTCATAGACCCCATCAGGAACTTCCCAATATCCATTATCCTGAGGAGACAGTTCCTCGAATACCTCTACTATCTTCACCTTGGGTAGCATCCTTCTTCTCATCATAAAGCAAACAGGATTTTACCCCCCCCCCATTTATATTTTAAAACACTAATATTAAACATATTATTCCGGTTTTATCGTCCATCTCTGGGCGTAGTTATTTTTTAGCACATATATCTTCTCCATAGGTGTAGCGGGAGACCCGTTGGACTGGCCTTTCACGAATCCCTCGGGGGCCTGCTCCGTGCCGGAAGGACGCTGGTTTTCGGTTGGATAAATAGCATTATACATGCTTACCGAAAGACTATAGAACTGGTTCCTCTTCCCATCCTTAGCCACGGATGTCATAGTAATCTGATCCCATCCTACAACAAGGTCGTAGAAGGAGTTTACGAAATCATCTGATCTTTTTTGGCTATGAGTGGATGCATTCACGTCAAACCGTGTAATAGCCCTCATCTCATAAATATAATCCGGAAGCTTATCCATTCTAAGACTATTGCTATTAGCTGCAATGAAACTAGTAAGATGCTCCAATCCCCTTCCAGACATATTATCATCATTCCAACCCGTCCTCCTTTCTCCACTTGCCCAGTCGTTTAAAAAATAAAAATCAGTAATATTAGGATTTATTTTATCTACCTCGAAAAAAGGAAGGGTGTTTATATCAAAATAATTCCACATATCAGAAGGGCCAGGATGTATTTTCAACAAAGTTAATTTAGGAAGATCATTAAACTCCTTTATATACCTATCCAAATAACATGAAGATAATTCAAGGGTTTGAAGATTTTTCATATTCTTTATATTCCTTATCCCGCTAGATTCCACATCCCTAAGATCAAGCATATTAAACATACTTAAATAATACACCTCAGTCTTACTAGTTATAGCCTCAGGCATTTCAGTCATTCTTTGCCCTACATTTGAAAGCTCTATATAAATTAATTTATTAGATCTCGACAATTTATCTACCGGTATGCCATCATTAACATACATCGTATACGATACGACCAAAAATTCAAGACCCGGAATATCTACGATCGGGAAAGCCGTCATCTTACAAACTTGAATATTGGCATAATAAATATCACAAGTAAAATCTATCGACACAGCCCGTTGTACGTCCCTCCTCCCATCAGCGTAAGCATGATTATCCACAGGTACGTATTGCGATCCATCCTCCTTCCTGAACCACCACGTAGTATTGGGATTTTTCCTGTGTTGTATTGCCAAAGAACGGAATATAATACGATAATTATCCTCCCCTTGAACCTTGGTCATAGGAAACTGCTCCTTTATTCCATCCCCCCAATCCACATTAGCCATACCGGGCTTTCTGGATCTAAACTCGACAAACGCATTATAAGGATTATCAACGACAGGATCGGGTACATAATTATAATCATCGGTATAATAATTTCTAAGTGCCCTATCCCATGTAGTGAACCACACGAACTTATTTGATGAAGCCTCATATTTATATAATGTCTTAGCCATTACCTATCTTGTTAAAATATTCTACAATAACATTCCTGTCCAATCCCATAGAATCACATAAATACTCTCCTTCTGGTTGATCCCCAAACGATAATACCTTATCCGTATCATGAGCTAAAACATCTCCATTGCCTACAAAGGTACGCCCATCGTCAAATACAATAAGCTTATATGGCTTATACGACCTCGTGTCAATATCAGAAGATCGTATTGACCTTAACACCGAAGCCTCTGGTGCCATACTAAACCTCCATCCATAATTATTCATAAGCACATAAACCATCTCCATAGGATTCGACGGAGAGCCATTAGACTGACCCTTTATAAAACCAGAGGGAGCCTGTAATACGCCACTAGGTCTTTTATCATCAGGATCGGAAGCTAAATACATACTTAGATACAATCCATAAAACTGATTTCTTTTGCCATCGGAAGCAGAGGAAGACATAGTGAGATAATCAAATCCCATCACCCTCTCATATAATGTCGATATAAACGTATCACATCGACCTTGGGTTGACAAGCTGCGATACATATAAAAGCTATTCATAGACCTCATCTCATATATATAATCCGGGAGATTACTTACATCTATATTACTATAACCATATGAAGCGTCGAGACTCTCAATGTTTTCCAACCCCTTACCACTCATATACGGATGCCAACTTACAACAGATCCATACCATCTGTTTATATGACTGAAAATCTTTAAACTAGAATTTATCCTATCCACCTCATCCATAGCCGGGCATGTATTAGGATCAAACGATGGCATAGCCACTCCCGGGTATATATATAATTCTCTTAGCTTGCTAAAAGACAGCCATTCCCTTGGATATACCCTAACCCTTCCACCAGCTAAATGCAATATCTCCAAATTAGGCCACATGGAAGGGAATTTCCTTATATTGGAAGCTTCGGTATCACTAAAGTCAATAGACTTGGACAAATTCAGACCTTTCAATTTAGTTAGTCTATTCCAATCCTCCGGGATGGACGTCAACGTATCCACACCAAAATCACTTAATGTTATACGCTCTATATTTACCGATCTCATTATCCTATCCTTTGGTATATCTGTTATGGTACGATTCCCAGGAATACTTATAATTATATTGATAAGGCTAGGCATATCAAGTATAGGGAAACCTACCATCATAATCCTATAGGATTCCATTTTCGTAACATCATTGGTAAAAGACATGGATATCACACGCTCCTTATCCATGCCATCATCATAAGCATGATTGGGGGCGGGAACATACTCACTCCCATCCTCTTTGTAAAACCACCATGGATGACTGTCTGGATTCTTACGATAACTTATATCCCTTCTCCTGAACATCAACCTATATCGCCCGTATATGGATTCGCTCCTATCCTTCACGAAAGGGAATTGCTCTTTACTCCCATCTCCCCAATCAACCTCGCACATGCCGGGAACATTAGAATAAAATCCTATAGTCTCATTATAATTATTACCATCCAATATAGGATCAGGAACATCATCAGTAGTATCATTCCTGTTAACGCCCCTAAAAGCATATTTGCCTTTAGTAAAAAAGGTTATAGACCCTTTATTCGTATCCTTACATATCAACTTCATACCTCTCCCTCCTCTATTCTTCTAAAATACTCGACAACAGGTGAACTATCAAGCCCTAGATTACTACATATATCTATAGCCTCGTATTTATCGGCAAAACTGTACTTGGACATGCTTTCATCTAACACGTCTCCGCTAAACACGGATACATGGCCATCCTTTACGCCAAGAACGAACGGGGTGATCCTGGTCTTCCCCGCCCGCCGTGCCCTCGTAAGGGCAGCCTTAGAAGCCGGGGCAGGTGCCAAGATCCACGTCTGCCCATAGTTGTTGGTAAGTACATACACCTTCTCCATAGGCGTCGTAGGATTACCATTACTAACCCCCTTGACAAACCCATCAGGAGCCTGATAAACGCCAGACGGTCTCTTATTAGTAGGAGCTACGGCAGCATATAAATCTAAGGTAAGTTTATAAAACTGATTCCTGTTACCGTCAGAAGCCGTCTGTGACATCGTTATATAATCCCAGGACATCATCTTATCATAAAACGTGTTAACGAACGTATCAGCCCTCTCCTGCGTATTTATAAATCTACCATCATTCAAAGTCCATATCCTAAATTCCCTTATCTCATACAAGTAATCCGGAAGATCGTCTACCGGCACCGTACTTGAAGAACAATATGCCCGTTGAATCTTGTTCAACTTCCCTCCTACCAGATCTTGTTTCCATGAGCTACCATTACCCATAAAATCAACGCCTGCCTTATCATCCCCTACCTTATCCACCTCATCAAATACAGGTATATTATCCCGATTGCTTATAATGTTTATACCTTTTGCTGGAATAGAATTAAAAGCCGGATCATAAGAAGGAATGTTACACCAGTTGAAGTTAAAATCAGTAAGATTCTTCCATCCAGAGAACCTTCTCCAATTAGAATCAGGATCATCCCCAAAGTTAAAAACGCTATTGCATCCGAAATACCTCAGATCTTTCATGTTTAAAAAACCTTCTGGCCAATTACTCCATACACCAGAATGAACAAAAGATCCCATCTGTATATTACGAAGATTAACGCTCTTGCTTATCCTGTCATATGGGATATCTCCATTTTTTAAAACGGACCTGGTCATAGCCAAATAAGTTATATTAGGTAGATTAACCACAGGAAACTCATGGAGGACAATACCATCCATATTGAACTCCCCGTCGATTACGTTAGAGAACCTCATCGTAACCTCCCTACGCCTAATATCGCTATACTTATGGGAAGGAACCGGTATGTATTGTGAGCCATCCTCTTTCTTAAACCACCATACGGTATCATCCGGATTCTTCTTATACTCAATGTCAAGAGACCTGAATACAATCCTATAACTACCATCAGATACCTTAACTAAAGGATATTGATCCTTTGTCCCGTCCCCCCAATCAACGTCCACGAATCCCGGTTTAGATGTCGAGAACCTAAGATTGCGATTAAAAGCATCCGCTGATATTATCGGATCGGGTATATAATCAGCGCCCTTACCATCATAACAAGGGAACCTGTCCTCATTCACCATAAACGTGACATAGGACGCTACCGTGTCGTATCCTGCCAAAAAACCCATACCATTAATTTATTGGGGTTATATCATAAGACATCCATTCCTTATATCCATTAACCATCTCATATACTTTGTTGATGGTCTTGCATACGACAGCGAATCCGATATCCACGTTAGGGAACTTCTCGTTAAGCTCATCAATAGTAAGTTCCCGGACAATACTCTCATCCCATTTCCTCATCTCCTTTACCTCCATAAGGATCGGTTTTCCGGTTACGCCTACGCTCATCACCCATTCTCCCTCACGATTGGAATCAGCCAGATCCGGGAAGATCGTAACACCAAAAAGATCGGAGAGGGTGAAGGTCTCGCCGGTACGGGTGAAGGACGCCGCCGCCCCGGGCGTAAGGACCACCTCGTTCACGGCCAACAGGCTCGTAAGTTTCTTGGCTCCTCCTGATACCGTGGCGTTAAACACGACAGTAACATTACCGGTAGCGCTATTAACGAACTTGATCTCATCCTTATCGCTATTTATAGCTTGTAAACGTGATCCAGATACGATATTCACGATCTCATAGTTCTTGTCATAAGTGCTCTGTAGCGTCACATTACCGTATTTAGTATCGATAAGGGTAATCCACTTAGCCTTACCACCTACTATCTCTACAAGCTTATAAAAAACGTTATTACCATCAGCGTCAACCCATCTAGCTATAGCTCCAGGAGCGAAATTAGTCACCTCCCGATCTTGGGTATAACTTACAGTGCTTTCCGTAGGCTTATTAGTCAAAGTAATATAAAGGCATTGCTCTACGTCGGCTTCCATCTTAACTATCCCAGCTCCATCGTAATAATAATCAGGTACGTTCTTATCTCGTATCAACAAGATAGTACCTTCTTTAAGCTTGTCGGCATTTGTAGGATCATCCACGAAAGATTTCATTTGGATATAGGTATCGAAGATGATCGACGTACTCTTATCCTCTATCTTCTGGTTAATATCATCAACAATATTATTAATCTCATTTTTCGTATAATAAGAAGACAAATCCACCTTCGGACCTTCCTGCTCTAAAGCCTGAGTTCCATCCCACCAATAATCAGGCACATCCTGCTCCCTGATCCAGAAGCTGTCCCCCACACGGAGCTTAGCCGTGTTCTCAGGGGCCGACAGCCACTCATTCATGGCATCGACCGTATCAAAGATATACGCCGTGTTCTTGCCCTCGGCTATACGTCTTACGACAGCCAACTCGCTCTCGACATCGCTAAGTCTTTCCTTTATATTATTGATCTCCCGCTCCAGCTTATCATAATTATCCTCCTGATCTATAGCATCGCCTATAGACATATAGACCTCATTGGTGAGCTTATTATAAGTAATACGGGCTACTTTCTGATAAGAAGTCTTATATGTACTTGCCCCCTTACTAGTATTGCATATAAAATCATATGTGTTTTGATACACGACAGATCCTCCGGTATTGATAAAGTTATACCCATCCTGTCTCATCGTACCGCCCTTATACCCTACAAGCTCAAAAGAACACTTACCAGTACCTTTGGATCCAAACCATGTGGAGTAGGCTATAAACTGAGTCTCTTCAGGTAATATATCATAATATTGAGCACGAAGATCCTTTACCGACATCCATACACATTCCTTGCCTGATCCGGTATTGTCTCCTCCCCATTTAAGTACGCTTCTTACATGATCGTCATTATTACCTGGACCAGCGAATCCTACGCCTAAATTATCTATGGTAGGAACATTCGAGTTAAGAGCCTCTGTCATGGTATCCAAATCCCTTCCTGAACTTTCGTCCCACAAATATCTGAACGTAACGAAATCCACGTCACCGATCTTAATACCACCGGTATTGCTAGGATATGTTTTAGTCACCAGCTCATAATACCACTTCCCGCCCCTAAACGTGACTCTTATTCTCTCCACTTGCCTTGGAGATATAGATACGTACGATCCTCCAACAGAGACGCTGGCGTCATCTTCGGCACGGGTAGCGCCTTCTTTTGGCTCCTCCGGGTCTACCGGAGTATAGATCGTGGCTTGCTTATCACCTGTATTGATGACAACGATATAATAGCTATCACCTTCCAGACCTTGCTCATGAGCCATCGTAACAAACCCCTGTTCGCTTTCCGGCCTCCATTCGACCACAACCATATGTTTGTCCATAGGTATGCCAGATACGCTATTAACGTAGTTGGTTGATGACATGAAAACAGCATGGTCATCGTAAGCCTGATCCACACGCTGATGTTTGGTAGCCAGACTATCAAGACGTGATATCTCAATGGGGTCGATAACCTCAACCCCATTATAATCATACCACTTATATCCGATCATCGTATTCTCACGACGATATTTTCTCTTTCTTATGACCTGACCTCCGGCTAAAGCGTCAATCATAAAATAATCATTACATACTTTTACCATAGCTAGAGAATTAACAGGTTTGACATAAACAAGCCACGATAGTAGCGCCAACAGGAATAGAGGTCAGTGTCGTACCTACCGGGTAGGTCTGGGAGGATGACTCCAGCACCATTACCGACGTCCGCTCAACGACCATATTGTTATCCACCAACCTGCTTCCCTCCACATAGAACCGGCCATCGGCTACCTCATAGCACTCGCGCACCGGGACCATATGTCTTTGGCTCTTATCCGCATAATCGCATATCGTGATCTTGGCTCCATCTGGGATAGAACTAAGCTCATCACCAGCATGATAATCAGGGTGATCGGAATACACGACATACAATATGGACTTAATGTCCTGTAATGCCGGATTGACCGTCCTGAATCCCTTTAAATGGATCTTATGGCCACCAACCTCATAGCAGTCATCTACCTCCATGATATTAAGGTCACAGCTTATTACCGTCCAGCTTCTTACCGTATCTTGGGTAGGGGTGGTATCGGTGGGATGATCAGGATCGGTTGACTCCACGATCTTATAATCAAACTCCCGGACATTAAGCTTATAGTCAATAGACTCCTGACGCCTTATCTTAACCGTACCATTCCCTGTATCATAGCAGGTATCTGTCGTATCCAAGAACCGATTCTCCATATCAGGCATCTCACACTCAACCCTACTCCATTTATCAATCATAGAGGAGTTAATATCGCCTACCTCATATTTATCATCCTCTGACTGCGTAACCTCGTAGAAATGATACCACTCATATCCTAAAGAGTTATATATAACAATATTATGGATCTTAACCCGTTTATCGTTCTCCGTGACATAACACTGATCATAGTAAGATACATGCCTGTCACGAAGGTTCTCAAGATCGCAAGGAGATTTCTTCCATCCAACAGGGATCTCATCATATTCCTGATCTATTAAGATAGCGCCGTCCTCGCTCTCACGTACAATATACTTGGCCTTCCTATCACCTAGATCACCGTCATAAGAGACAACCTTATCCACCTCAATACGCTGTCCTTTGAAAGCATAACACTCACGATATACTTGAACGTTTCTATCCTCCATATCCGTGAAATCACATGGAACCAAAGAGAAACTCTCTGGAAGGGTAGCTAAGTCGGTCCCCGGGACGAAGCTGGCGTCATCCGAATCAAGAACCTCGAAACGGGTGTATCTGGCCTTTATCTTGGAGTCATAAGAAACCAGTCTACGAAGCTTAACATGACCGTTACCTCCATCGTAGCATTCAATGTAAGATCTAATGTCACGTTCTTCCATATCATCGAAATCGCAGACAGTCCTTACCCACGTATCTGGCAAGGAACTGAAGCTGGCGCCCTCAGGCTGTGACGGATCGGTAGTCTCCAGGACTTTATAACTCTTATCCCTAACCCCTATATTCCCGTCCCATGACGTGAGAACCTCCAGCTTCACCTTACCGGCCGGTGTCTTATAACATTCTATAGTTACCTCAATATCACGATCCTCCATATCCGTGAAGTCGCAAACAACCTCAACCCAGTCATCGCTTATGCTGGTGATAAACTCACCTACCGGATTCTCAGGATCGGTACTTTGCTTGATGCGATACCATTCCTTTCTGGTACCCATCTCGTAATCAAATATCTTATATCCCTCTATCTGTACTCTCCCGGTACCGGTATCAAAGCATTTAAGAACCGGTATTATCTCCCTTTGAGTCATGTCAGGGAAATCACATACTATACGATTCCATGTATCAGGTATCTTGTCATACTCCGTACCGATAGGATTACTATCGTCGGTCGTATTCACCACCTCGTAGTGGGATACCTCGGGGTTCAGGCGGGGATCAACCGACTCTACACCCTCGATATGAACCTTGCCTCCTTCCGTGGCATAACATTTACTTACGAATATCAACTCCCGATCGGTCATCTCGGCTATACTACAATCTATAGCCACCCATTCGGCAGGAACCTTATCTAATTCCGTACCGATAGGAGTATCGATATCTGATGAATTGATGATAAATATCTTCTCGGCCAGTATCTCTCCCTTATTATTCATATAGGTATGGATACGAGCCTCTACCTGACCACCCGGCGTGCGATAGCATTGGTTGACGATCGACACACGGGCGTCCTTGATGTTAATGAACTGATAGTCCTTTCTAGGGACATCGCTTACAAGTCTCTTTACTCCTTTATCATCGAAGTAAACGTAACACCCGTCATTCCTCATCATGACCGGATACGTCTTTCCGTCTATTACAACCCCTGAGAAGTCATCTGGCGGAACGGAGAAACCCATGCTTCCGAATATAGAAGCCAGTCTCTTTAAATACTCATTAATCGCGGACATACTACAATATTTAAGTTCTTATGCCTCAAAGTTAATAAAAAAAGGGAAAGAATTGAATCTCTCCCCTTTAGGAATTATATGAACGCAAAAAAGGTCATTCTTATTTAGGTTCGGTCACGATAGCCGGACCAAGACCAGCGGCAGCACCGATCATATTAATCATCTCCTGAACACCCTCATGAGCGCCATAGCGTACACGTAAGATCAAGTTGATAGGATCATCGGCGATAACCTTTCCGAATCCCTGAGCGTATCTATGAGGATTGAGCGTAATCTGGAAGTCAACGTACTGAGCCGTTTGCTCTACACGGCTATATTCGTTCATGAACGTCCGCCCCATGAAATCCTGATGTTTCGGGAAGCCGTTGAAATGAGCGTAACCCTTCAACTCATCATCCATCATATTGCCGCCTACGTGAGTACGTGGTGCTTTGCTGGACAATCTCTCGAAATGAAGCTGATCCCACCAGATAGGAGATCCCTCATCCAAAGAATCGGGATAACCGCCACTAGCGCCTACAATCTCCACGCTATCCTCGATATAAGTCATTTTATCCATCAAGCACTCTGATGGAGATAACAACATTTCCTTGCCACGGAAACGGATACCGCATTTGCAATTAGTACCAAGCTCTTGTTCTGATTCCAGTTTCTTCCACATCCTGTTGCGGTATGATGCCGGGGCCTCGCTAGTGAAGAATCCTTCAAATACCTTATCGCACTCATCGCACAACATATTGGTATATACCTCTGTCTGGAAGCTATGCTGGCAAGCAGCAGGAGTACCGTAATCAGTGATCTCCAGTCCCGGGAACGCCTGCTTGATTTCCTCCAAAGCACTTTCACCACACTCGTTGTCCGGGATCGTGATATAATACTTCTCCTTAGATACCTTGCAAGAACCACAGGCTGACCAAGAAGCGGTACGAACCGTAGGATTCTCACACATATCAGAAGTCTTAGCGACGTAATAGATGATAGCCGTAGGATTAGCTTCCACGAAAGTAGAGATCTCCTCGCTCGTCAATTTCTTAGAAGTAGCTGCGATATACAAACCCGATCCCTTGATCTGGCTCATCTTATTAACCGTATCAGCTACCACGTTAGGTAAAGATTCTACCGTAGTAGACATATCAGCACCGTCATCCTCCAAAGAAATAGAATAAAGATAACCACCCTTAACTTCCGTATAGTTAGGAGGACAGCCCGTACATCCTTTCATGATAGAGATAAGACGTTGAGTATAGTCAGCAGGTTTAGCCCCCTTCTTCATAACCTTATAACGTGACATGCTACCCTCAATAGTATCTCGTACGATCTTCAACCCCGGATATTGGGCGCGAACCTCAGCCAAGGCCAGATCATCACCAGTATCACATACCTCCATACAATAGAAGTTCACGTCCTCCGTCTCAGGCTCCGTAGCCTCATTGGTGCATCTTGTAACAGGAGTAATATCGATATAATCAGATACCTTTCCACCACCAGCAATAGGCTGGTTCTTCATCCTCTCGATACATTTCAGGACGGCGGGCAACAAATCAACCTCCTCGCAAGGATCACACTCCTCGCATTGATTTGGCGTATTATCACAATCATCCAAAAGAATGGCGTCATTGATCTCAACACGACCCTCCTCATAGCCAAGAAGCTCAAAGGCACGACCAGCGAGAACCAAGCGGATAGCGATACGGTCTCCCTTGGATACGGAGAATGCCGTGTCATCAGAAACACCATTGTATCCTAAGATAACATCATCGACATAAGCATGATCTTTCTTCGGCCAAGAAGCGTAGATCTCCGTGATCTCGTTCAAGGAGAATAACGGCGTGGAAAAATCCTTATCATAGATAGAGCGGGAAGCCGCTTGTTCATTACGACCGATACGGATCTCATAACGCTTGTCGTTACGAGGCTTACCGGTAAAATCAATCACGGCCTTACAACCGTTCTCGGAAGTATCTTTAGTATCATAAATACCGATCTGTCCTTCCTTCAAGAAGATGGAATCAACATCCACCATCTTAGCGTGTGGGGATACGAAAAGTACCCGGTCTTGCGGTCTGTGCAACATATTATCAATATTTTAGTTTAAAAATCATTTACCTAACGCAAACATAATAATAAAGACGATCACGACAATAAAGTACGGTCATGAGTATATAGATATACAAGCAAATTACGTTTTTTGTAAAAACATTATTTAAGCCACTTTTTCTTATACATCTTCCTCATCATATCAATAAGTTCATCGAAACTTTTTATATAACCCATATCTATAGCCCATATAAGATTGCCTTGTGTTTGCTCCAATTCCTTCAGCTCAGCTTCCGTGGCCTTATTCCTGATCATACTTTCATGGATATTAAAAACAATATAATTAAGACCCTTAGCGATCTTAACATAATCTACATCCTTAAATCTAGAAGCTGCTCTAGACAAAGCATTATACCTATCACCAGCCTCTATTCGATTAAGAATAAGCTTATCGGTTAACCACGTAACAACCTCGGCATACAACATAGGATTCAATTCCATAGCTACAAGAACCCATATATAAGGATTACACATAGTTCTCCTGTTCTCGCCCCTACCAACCGTCTTATAAGCACCAAACTTTTTCATTACTTTTATAAGAGACTCTTTTTCAACCATTTCCATAAAAACAGGAAATCCTGTTTCTATCATATATCCTTGTTTTTCAAGAATATAATATATTCGCTCAGCACTCTCCTTGTTAGAAAGAATATTCTCTATTCTCTTATCATTCCATCCCTCCTGAATCCTTTTCCTTGTATAGGCTTCCTGTAAATCAGTCAACGACATGAAAGACGTTTTAGTGTCTTGCTTGATAGTAACACCAAAAAGATCCCTATCCTTGGAGATCATAACAACATTAGTTTTCATATTATATATATTTAATTATTTAATACGACGCAAATATATAAATAAAAGTTTTACCGTAAAAATATATAGATAAAAAATATTCCAATATAAAATCATTATATTAAATATTTTGTAAAACACAAAAACCATACTTACGATTTCTGGAGTCGGAGAAATCTCCGATTCCAGAAAATATGCATAGGATGATAAAAAATAAGCCTACCCATTTCTGAGCAGGCTTATCAATCAAAACTAACGTTGTTTATTTAAAAGAAGCCACATTATCCTTATCAAGCTGATACCTCTGCAACTCGTTCTCGTTAAGGCTGAATTGTTTAGCGACCATATCCAGAATCTCCTCCACAAGATAATCGGGCAGCTCCGGGTCGATGTCCGTGGATTGGATACCGGCGGCGTTGATATACCCCGACAGGTCTACCCTGACAGGACGGCGGTAGTACGTCATCTTAACTTCCTCGGTACGGAAGCCTGACTCGTAGACCACGACCTTCCCGTTCCCTATGGAATAGAATGTCTCCCGATAGTCGTAAGAAGGGCGGTTATTCTCGTCTCCAAGAAGCTCATGGATATTCTCGTTCTTAGCCTCCCACATAACGAAATCAGTGGCCTCACATCCTTTGTATGAGAAAACGCCTTTTATGTTAGAGAACCATAGATAGTCATCAGGTAAGTTAAAGGACGTAGACTCAGGATCATCCATCCTACCAGCATTATCCAACGACATCCAATAAACAAGAAGGTTTTGGATGGAGCGTATAGTCTCGTCATCCTTCCTATTTAGATAGTACTTAACTAACCGGTCTTGGGCCTCGTTGAACAACAGCACGAACCTTCCCGGATCAAGCTTAATCCCGCCATTGGCCAGATTCTGCTCGTTCTTCTGCAAAGACCTTAAATATGCTTCTTGGATTGTCATCGTTATTCCTCCTTAACCTTATCACCTTCCTCTACGTCATCCTTCTTCTTAATATCCTTAACCTTCTTGGTCTTGGACTTATCATCGATATTAGACATAGATATGATCTCCTCATACTCATCCAATACATTAGCCTTTATGTTAATAAAGTCTTTCTTGGTAGCCAAGAACTCAGCGGATGTCCGAACGTCAGGCCCTATGATCTGGCCATTATATTGTAATCCGGATGGAGTCATATTGATACGACCATTTCGTTGAAGGACGTTTACGATACGGTAAAACTCAAGAACTTCCTTGAAATCACCTTCCAATGACCGATCCCAGATATCAAGCAGATAATCAACATTGGTCTTCTTCTCATTCATCCAGTTTGATAGAGATCCTGTATAATACTCATCCTCCGTGAAATCCGGGCGAGTTACGATACCGATGTAAAGAAGAAGATCGATGACAGCCTGACGATCGTCGCCGCCTTTCTTAAGGGCGCTGATAAACTTATAGCTGATGTTCATCTTATTGATCTCACGTTGCTGAACGAAATCCTTCATATTGTCTTTCTCCACGAAACAGAACATGGAGTTCATGAAGACAGGATCGCCATCCATTTCCTGAGGAGTCAACATGCCGGAAAATACAGCCAGATATAAATAAAATAGATCTACGGTATTAGCCGTATTATAAACCTTACCCATGAAGATCTTATCTTTAGCGTCATCCCAAAATTCTAAATTGGTTTGAGATAGATCCATCTGCGACATTTCCTCGAAAGGCTTCATGATATTATCTACCCGCTGTTTGACGAGCTTATCGATCTCATTCTTGTCAAGACCATTATAGCATCTTGATCTTGGATAAAAACCGGTGTTATAGGCCTTGGAGAAATCATCCCAAGGGCAACATACGTGAGTGGCGTTCTCCGGGAACGGAGCTTTAGCTATATTAGCGTCCTGAAACGCCTGAGGAGCGCTTCCATCGTGTTTACCTACAACCTCATATAAGGTATCTGACATGATATTGAAACCGTTTACCTCGGCCAATACCTTCCTTGATTTTAAAATTTCTTTCATTTCCTTTTTTGCGTTACTTTTAAAAAAAAGAGGAGAGGAATATCCTCCCCTCTAAAAACCAAATTACATATATGAAAAAAACTTAGCCGAAGTAGTTCGGTTGAAGCTCGATAATCAAGAACTTACTGTTATCCATAACCCATGCTGCGGAAGCGGAGTGGCACCAGAATTGTTCTTTCATGCCCGGCAAGGATGATACGATCTCATTACCGTTGGCCTTGTGCGCCCAACGACCGTACTCATAACCCCACCACATGCTTACACCTTCTGGTTTGATATAGAATACGTTGTTGTTCATATTACCTAACTTAGCGTTAGCCGTATTAGGAATAGCGGAATACGCGTTAGTCGATCCAGCGTCAGTGATATTCTCGATAATACAAGAATAAGAGGATCTAGGATACATGCCATTCACCAACTCGCTACGATCTGTCATGTCGGCGTAATCCAAAGAAGGATCATGCTCGAACTCAACATTACCGATGCCCGGGATGAAAGCTCCCTTAACCTGAACAGGACCTAAGATCATGGCGTCGTTAGTACCGGAAATAGGATTAGAAGGCAACATCCTATCGCTTCCCATACCCCAGCTTAAGTTCTGCAAGGTAGTGAAGAACGATTCCCTGATCAACTTCTCTAAGTTAATCATAGCCATAGCTCCTACCTTGAACTTAATCTTACGTTCCGTAATAGGAAGATCCTGACGTCCACGGAAAATATAAGCTGCGGCAGCCATAAGCGTATCCTTAGTAATACCCATCGGGCGGCTATAGTAGATAGTGTAACCACGGCGAAGCTGACGATAGATACCTTCATTCAAATGGATAGGACCATTTTGATCCATGATAATACCACCTTCTTGCCACATCAACTGTCTAGCTTCCAGCTTAACCAACTCAGCCATACAGAATACCTCCAACGTAGAGGCTACTTTAGCTGTACGCAAATCAAGTCTACCATTAACAATCTTACCGATAATAGCCAGATCAGGAATATTACCCTCATACTCACTTCTCATGGCATTCATACGACGAAGAGCGGTCTCCACAAACTCTGAAGTGCTGTTCTGGGCGGCCTGCATGGACTTCATACCAGCATACATAGTTGTCTCTCCTTCAACACCACGGTGGTTTCCTAAACGGAACTCACAGGTCATGGAACCGGCCTTGTCAGCTCCAGATACCTTAGAGAACTGAGTGCTGTACTCACCAAGAGCATGACCGATCTTCCAATAACGGATACCAGGACGTAATTTCTCTTTAGGGAAGTATTTAGCCTTACCACCGATAACACGACACCAATAACGTGTCAAGTCACCTTCTGTCTTAGACGGGATCTCACCTGAGATAAGGATATTACAGCCGTTAGCGGCGTCATAGGTGATGACATCATAAGCCGTAAACTCAGAGGTATTCAAAACGATATCAAACAAACTACCGTCAATACCCGGTTTTAGATGATGACCTGAAGTATCCTCAGCCGTAACGACAGCGAATGTCTTTGTAACAGGTAAATCATAACGGAAAGAAGCTCCAATACCGTTAACGGAGATCGTAGCGCCGTTATTAATCATACCCATATACATCGGAACGGGGTAATTAGCGATATTAGAGAACAGATTCAACAGACCCAAATGATTCTTATCAGGATCCTCATAATACCAGCTCGCCAATGAGCCTAAGTTATGCTCTACGAGCGAAGTCTTATAGTTCTTGGCATCGGTGAAGGCAATAACGTTATCACCATTCACGGTAGCCGGGAAACTTTTTGTCAAAAATGGATTCATTTCTATTTATTTTTAATGTTATACACTCTTTGATCCACTCAGATCAAGGAAGTTAGCCTCTATAGTATCATTATCGATATTATTTTTATTCTGCTTTCCTCCCTTATTGCCAGAAAGAAGAGTGATGGTCTTCTTATTGACCTCCATCTTAACCTTGTTAGTTTTCTGTTTAAGGAACTCGTCCTTATTCATCAAGAACAAGGCCAGATCAGCGGCCATGTCCGGATTCTTGATAGTCTCCGAATAAGCTTTATCTATAGCCGTATGACCTTGATTGTCTATCGGCTTGGTAACGAAATCGACAGCCTTACCTATCATCGTGTCAGTCAACTGGAATCCTGAGCTTATAGACGTCTTAAGACCTTTCTTATAGATCTTCATCTGCTCAATCAACTCCTGTTTCCTTTTCTCGGATTTTTTCTTCTCCTCCTCGATAAGGTTATCCATCTCCTTTTTCAGGATATCATGGAACTTATTGGCCTTGGACTCAATAAACTCATCGCCCTTGCCGATCATCATCTCCATATTATCCTTTATCTCATCTTCCGGCATACCCAACATCTTATAATAATGCTGGATAACCGCAAGCTGATCATTTTTATTACTCATATCAAGGTTATCCAACGGAGCCTGAATACTCTGATATTGGCTTAATAGTTGACCAACGTTACCACCGGCCTTATCCACCTCTATCATCTTCTTCATGAAATCAGACATCGACCCGGTATCAACCTTGTCTTTCAACAACTCATCAGCCTTATCCTTGATCAATCCCTCCACTATATCGAGTAAATCATCCTCTTTAGTGATAGTAGAAAGATCGACCGGTTTATCATCTACCATAATATCTAGGTTCTCGATACTGTCTATGATACCTCTGGCGGCCATCTTCTCCAAGAAAGATTTCCCGTTAAACCCTGATACCACGTTATTATTATCAGCACCGCCTTCGCCAAGAGAATCCGGGTCTGGGTTGGTAGCATCGCCGCCCTTATCCCCGCCACCGTCAGCCGCTCCGCCGTCGGCAGGCTCTTTATTGGTATCACCTATAGGATTACCATCCTTATCATATTTACCCTCGATATTATTCTTATCGCCATCACCGTCACCACGGTAAAAAAGTTCATCGACACTCATGGTCTTAAAACCCTTAGCGAAATCACCCATGTCATTCATACAATTTCCTTTTTTGCTTTTTACAAAATTATCATTAATCTAATTACCAATTAAATCAAACCCATTATAGTATATGACAGAATTTTACGCCAAAATGATTACAGATTTTGTAAAAATATTTACAAAACTTGTAATCAATTCTTGTTTATTATTGACGTAAACCTATCTGTATCAGAACGTTTATTCCTAGCATCTATCTCCTTTTCCTTTAATTCCAACTTCCTTTTCTCTATCTCCTCACGAGATCTTCGCTCAGCCTCGGCATTAGCCTGTCTGGTTCTCATATCCTCCTCACGGATATCCAGATCCCTTTCCTTCAAGGCTCGATCCGCTATAGCTTCCACATAATCCATACCCTCTTCGTTATCTTGTGTCCTAGCCGCTTGACCGGCGGCCATTATGCTCTTACCCCGTAAATCGAAGTTACCCTTGATATAAGCCAGCTCCTTCTCCTTCTCATGCTCGTCATTACGGGCCTGTTGATCGGCCTCGGCTTTTTGCTGTACAAGTCGTTGTTGATTCTGGTACTCCTCCTGTCTTACACGATCTGCGTAAGATCTGGCATCCCTTCCTATCTGATTCATCTCAGCCGTCGAGTTGGCATTCATCATTCTAGTGATATCAAGCAAGTCATTGCCCAAAGTATTCGTCTGTAATATATATTGCTTCAAATTCTCCAATTCCAGACGTTTCTTGGAATTAGAGACAGCCATAACATTAAGATGACGTAACGACAAGCTATTATCCGTAAGACTGATGTAAGCCAAGGACAGATCGCTGTTCCTGTACATCACGGTCCAATCGTATCCTTCCTTCTGACATACTTGAGCCACGGCTAGATGAATATCCAATGTCCGTTTCTTGAAGTCATCGAAATCATTAAAGTAAGTCTGGGTCTGTAGCATAGTAGCGTTAACTCCCTGTTTTACGCCCGTAGAACTCTCGTATCTAGTTGACTGACCCATAGCTTGCTCGGATATACCTATCATCCTATAAGCCATCATATAGGCGTAAGACGCCATTTCCATACGGGATCTTATCTGATCCGTATTAGTAAGATCATATACACCGAACTGATTATATATGCTGCTCATCTGCGGATTCTGGTAAGGATTGTTTGTGTCATTACCACCTACACCCATAAATGAGACGGACTTAACGATCTGCATAAAAGTAGCCAAAGCTCCCTTCTTGTCCATCATATCCTTATATTCCGTAGGCAGGAATCCTAAGTCGCCTAAGAAGAACTTACCGATCTCCTTCTCGGCGTTATTGTATAGCTGGTTCATAGCAAGGTTATACATCATCTGGAACGGCTGTATGCGATCAGCGAGACTAGCCCCTATAAATCCAGAAACCGGAATGACATAATCATACAGACTGCTATCACCATGTATCTGATGAGGTATTGGATCCCCACCAATATATATAGGCTTATCCATTAAATTACCTCCGGTGATCTTAACGCCAAACCTAACCTCAGGGACATACTCCAAGATATAGGTGTTCACCTCAGGATCACTGACGGCTTCTGCCATCACCCTCTTCACCTTCTTTATCCCGTTCTTCTCCAAGAACTCCGGGAGAAGCTCATCGGTAACAAGCTCCTGATCCACCATCCCGGTCTCCGTCATGTAAGTTATTAAGAATACCGGTTTCATGGATACCCAATATCCCTCCATGACTCTAAAAAGACGGGAATCTATCTCATATCTCTTGCCATTGGACATGTCAGAGTTAAAATAGCCAAAGGGATGGAAGCGGGGCAAGAAGCGGGGCTGGGTGTGTTCCTCCCCGTCCGGCCCGAAGGTGTGGTACTCGCCCATCGGAACACCATAATAGTCCTCAGCGGCGACTATAGACTCATAGTCATGGTATCCTTTCCATGGAATAACCTCATTCTCATACATACCGGTAATAGAAGGCTTCTTTTTCTTCTGATCATACCTAGTACCGTCATTGGATACCCATCCCTCGTAATCATCATCACCTCCCATAATCCGGCGCTTATCCTTAGCCGTCATCTTATGACCGTATTTTGATATCAACTCAACACCCTCATAATAATGAAGACGGCCTACATAACTTCCATATTGCGGATATTTTACATCAGGATGGAACACTTCCATAGGACTCCACACCTCCGGTCGATAGTAATCAAAACCGACGAAATGATTACGAAACATCTTTCCGCTAAGAAGACGATCCCGGAAATTCTCCCTGTCAAGCTCATCCATATAAAACCTGCTACGATCAGCCTCGATCGTATGATCTCCCCATACAGCCGCCTGCGTCTTCCATCTGGTACTCATGAACCTCTGGATATCATCTGGTGTCATAGACACCTTGGCTTGTTGAATTTGCTCTGCGTAAGCCTGACGTTCCTCCTCGGAATTAAACTCATTGTATGTAGGATCAAGCCCGGCTTCTACAAGACGCTGATTGACGATAATATCCCACTGTTCTTGTATATGGCGATGAAGTAAGTTTGACATTGTGTCCTCATACTCACTTATAGCCATATCCCCTACCTCATTAACCGTATACTTATCCTGTAGGTTTGTCAACCATCCCTCAAAAGCGTTTACAATACCACCTATGATATCATAATGCTTCAAGAAAGAGGGTATCCTTATATCACTCCTTAACTTCTGTACGTTCCTTAACTGTGGGATAACATCCGCCATCTCCATAAAAGATAACTTACCATCCGCCATCAGATAATAGTCACGGTACATTTGGTTACGATCATATTGTTTCAACCCTATCGTCTCAAGAGCATCCATGCAATCCTCTTTCCATTTCTTGTTCTTTTTTTTCGTGGAAATAGCCTGAGGAGGTAATCCTAATAGCGCTCCTTTTGCTGGAAACGAATGATCTCTATTGAAAATCTCCATGTCAATCTATTTTGTTTTTAGCAAAGATAAGTTATTAAGCGACACCAAACTACCGAAACGCACCTATAGATACCGATCCGAACGCCGAGGCATATATCTCATGATGTTTATAAGCGTCTTCCTTACGGGCGTTATTCATCTCATCTATCTTCGATTTAGGCATATAATTATTATCATCAAAATACCTTGCTAGCACAAGAGCATGACCGAAGGATATTATCCTATCGACGTTCAATCCTGGCTTGTACTGTATTATTTCATCCAGTAGAGCTATATCATCAATCAACTCAATACCCTTGACCGTTATATCAAGACCAGTACTATCATCATATCCGATAACGAAATCCTGCCAACAGTAATCCACGACACACGAGAATAGCAGGTTCTGGTTACCGGGGGTAGGGTATAGACCTAACTTGCTGTTCTGCCGGGAGCCGGCCTTCACATACTTATTGGCTATTGCCTCACCAGCAAACAGGAAGAAAGACGCTGGCATACCGCTTTTACGGTTAAGGTACTGCTCATACATCTGGTCAGCGTTCTCCATAAGACATATAGCACCATATCCCTTCTGAAGCACCTCACAAGTACGGCAAAACTGATCTATGGATGATGGGCGGGATACGTATGAAGCCACTATTCTATAGGCATAAGGATCTCGAATACCGACACGCCTTTTGAATACATAAAAAGCTCCTAATGAAGGGGTATCAGACTTGGCCTGTTTATAGGGATCTTGGCCTGCAACATAAATAAAATCATCAAACCTATTAGATTGAGGCATCTCGAATATCTGGACAGGAGCGTCGATAACACCTCCACTAAACGGAAAACCAGCTAGCTGTTTATTAGATTTCGTAGTACCAAGCTTATTGCCCGATTCAAGAAAAACATCACACAGCATGCCACTATATTGACCCGACTCAAGAAGATCGTTCTTATGCTTGATAGCGTACTCAACCGGGAACAGATTTTGAGAAGAACTTAAAAAACAGTCATCAATCGTAAAAGGATAGAACATAGTATGAGAGGTATAGGCTACCCTGTCCTTTGTAGAAAGCTTCTTCCGTTCCTCATTAAGTTTATTGGTGCTAGCCTCGAAGTCTGTGGCGTCAATCTTGATCTTATTAAGCTTCTTATCATCAGGTTTTCCTAAATAATCACCCAAACCTATAGTTACCTTGACACCAGAGTTTGCCATTTGTCCCGGGACAAACATCGCCCATTTCCGTTCTTTCCATGTTTTTCCTTTCATGGCTCTACGGTTTAGGATATCCCAGTCCATGACCAGAAGGTTATATGTCTCGGGATCGGAGAACATCTCTTGAGCGTCCTTAGACAACTCCACCTCACCACCGGTACCAGCTAAAATAGGACTGAGACGCCAGCCATAAGGCGTGTCGTAGGATGGCATGGCGGCCGTGTAAGGCTTCTTTATCGGACCTTTACCTACCTCGTCGAAAATAGCCGTAGCCGGTGTCAAACCAGCCGTCTTCTGCGTGGAGGTCTTCCTACCCATGTTGATGTTGGCTATAGAGATAATGGCATGGATATCACGTACGCCATTAGACATCCTCTTGCCTAATGTAACGCCCGAACTCCAGTCGGTCTTGGTTCTGTTGATCCTAAAAAAAGGATGTACATGATCAAGACCATACTCACAATACTCACCGATATTGGATAAGTCACTGTCGCTGAATCCTACTACAGAATGACTAAGACCGATCGTCATCGTAGCGTTCATCTGGAGAAGTGATGACATGATGGTCGTATTATGGGATACGACAAAATTGGTAGTAAGAAACTGATGCGATTTATTATCGACCTCAATACAAGTAGCCTTATATCTACCGTAATAATCTATATCAGATATCCTAAGCCTATCGTGAGTCTTAGATATATACATATCGTCACCATCCATGACACAATAATACCCCATAGACCAAAATATTTTCCTTACAAAGGATATAATATACTCGCTTTTATAAACGACCTTAAAACGATCGTCACCGGTATTTATACCGCAAGCGATCTTCATGAACGAGCTTATAAATAACTCTTTTTGTTTTCTGGATGAATAAATAATATCATCCATCTCCTTCTTGCTTAGATTAAAGATCCTGTCGGTAGCGCCACAAAGGAAGGAGGCGGCCAGAGACCCCATGAGCTGGGGCGATATCAGCCACCGCCGCTCAGGGAAATCTACCGCCTCACCAATATCTATAGTCATTTTGGAGAAGTCAGAATGGATGATACCCATAGTGCTCATAACCTTATAATCACCATGATACTTGACTTTCCACTGGTGCTGCCCGCAACACACCACGCTGCGACCGTCCTCAAAGGTCACTTTGTACGTATCAACGAATCCCTGAGGGTATACGCCCACTATGGTAGTAAGCTTCCCATCATCACCGTATATGATATCTCCTATATCGGCGAATCCTATTTTCTTAGATCCATAAGGAGTATATATCAGCTCCGAGTCCAGAAGAGCCTTGCCAAAACGACGAGTACCAAACATCCCCAACCCCTTCTTCTCCATACGGGCACGTTGGTACATATCGGCAAAAAACCATTCGTTGTCACGCAAACGACTGATCGCTGGCACACGTTCCCCGTTTGGAAGATCCTGGAATACGGGAAAGAAATTAACATGCCAATAAAGCCATGGAGGGATAAACGTGCCATTGATAGTCACCCCGTACTTGACCTTATAAGCCTCTTCTTTAAAGAACTGCTTAACATCATCATCCTGATCCTCCCAACCGAACAGATCGTTCCATACAGGGGGATTTTTCATGTTTACATAAAATTCTGGACTCGTACTTAGACTCATTTCATAATATCCTTTAAAACAGACTCGATTCCACCAGAAACCTGACCCTTACGTTCCTTTTTCTGGACATTGCTTACAGACCTATATACATCCATGATCCCGCTTTTTTCCATATACGATTCATTCCATGAATTGATCTTATCGATCAACTTGGATATGAAATCGAACGCCCTAGCCATATCTTCCGGCTTCTCCTTGTCCCAAGGATGCTTGGCGATATACGTCTTGGCGTCATCCACGGCCTTAGCTATGACTTCAAGATTATCATTGACCCGATCGACATCCTTACTCGTCGGCTTTCGTCTTCCCTGTGGCATTGGCCTTTATTTCCTTAAATTCGTTATACTGCTTCATAAGAAGCTCATAAGATTGAACAACACCTATCTTACTTACTTCCGTCACGCTCATATCATGGAACATATCCTCAAGCTCCTTATCAGCATATCTCAGACGTTCCTTGTCATCATAAAACACAAATCCAGACGTTCTGTCTTCCATAATGCTCTTTGCGGTAGACGCATATGTCGTATCGAAATCCAGATCCATACCGAAGCTGGTAGCCAACTGGATTATAAACATCAACCTAGAATTAACTTTCACAGCCTCTATATTCAACATCTGTATCTTATGAGTCATCTCATGAAGAGAGACGAAATCCTCCTCCTTTATCAACGATGATGATTTAAGGGCTATCTTCTTGGTTCTATCCTCAATATCGCTATAAAGACGCTTGCTCTCACGTTTTATAGCCATCCAATGTCTTATATGAGTATCTGCTTCTTCTTTAAGATAATCCTTAATCTCTTTCTTAATATCCTTATCTTCTTCCATTACGCGTTGTAATCGTTACTGTTTAACTCAATCTCATCACTAATACTTTGGTCTATAGACCTCAATAGATCTCTGGTACTAATATCCCGCAAGAAGCGTACATTACCACCATTAGCCCTAGCAACTCTCCTTAAAGCGGAATAAAGTATATCACCCAGCGAATATTCGGGTAACTCACGGCAACCGACTTCCATGACAATAAGGGCATGGATACGATCATCTATCTTACTTCTTACGGGACTTCTCATGGTATTTACTTATAAGCTTCCCCTATAATACGTAGCGGGAAATGTTTGAAATTACGTTCAGGATCATCCTTAGTATAACCCATAAGAGATAGATGTTTCTCAAAATGACCTTCCGTATATTTTGAGGTGTCTAACGTCATCCTAAATATAGTTCTATTCTCATTGTCAGGATGTTTGTTATATGATACATCTCCCATACATCCACATCCAAGATGATGCTCCTTGACATGGAAACCATCTTTATGGGTGATAAATAACACGATTTCTATCTTATCACCTATTTTCTGATCAAAAATATTTAGATAAAACTCGCTCTCGTCATCCGTCAGTCCTATATCAAAGGAATCGTTAGGGCACTCGATATTAAAATCGTTATGATCGGCGGTTATCACCTCCATAGCATTCCATTTGGCTTTCTCTCCTTCCACGAACTTCAACGGGCATACCTCGGTCTTCATCCAAGCCTTCTCCTTGATAAAGCAACCGCACAACGAGCACGCCTGTCTTCCCATCAATCTTTGCAGCAATACCTTAGCCGGTAACTTAAAGAAAGCGATATTAGAAGAGTTCTTAGGACATTTCTTGCATAAATCAAGACGATTCTTGTACCACTCCGGATAATCCTTTCCATTCTTAGGAATCCTACCCAATAAACTATCTTCCCAAGCTTGGGCTATTACTTGGGCTTTACCAATTGTTTGCATATTATTTTTTAAACTGTTTTTGTTGAAAATCCTGTAATTGTTCCCATGTCATTCCATACCGACATTGATACATGGCCTCATGGTTATCACGTATAAGAGGATCTCCGTTCTTTAACCCCTCCATATCCTCTATTGCCTTAATCTTCTTATCCAGACAATCAAGCTCAATAGGCATCCTTTCATCCGGATAACGATTACCTTCCTTGACAAATATCCGGCGTATCTTATCACGCCTTACCCGCATCTCTCGGAGATTGCATATAACGTATCCGATAAACGGGATTCTGATAGATATATTGTCAGTATACCTAGCTAGATGATGGATGTAAGATACGGATGCTTTCATACACCACTCTACCTGTTGTTTGGTGAACTTCCCATCAGATCTTCTTACCACCTCATCCACGATATCCCTGTCAAAATAAATAAGATTCCTATCCATCAATATCCAACTTATTTCTCTTGAATACGAATCCCATTACACGGGTATCATCACCCTCCCCGTCAAGCACGAAATAGTTACGTAGGCTTCTCATCTCAATAGACAACTCACGGGTACGGAAATTCCCGTTCTTCTTGTCCACCAGAAAACCACCACGCTTCAGTTCATTGTTAAGGACAGCGATGTAAGACTCCTTCTGTCCATGACAATCCATGTACTTAGCCCTGGTATCATCCGAGTATCCGTAGTTGATGTAGAAAGAAAGTAAGTTTATCGTCCTTTCGGTAATCAAGCTTCTACCCTTGGAATCCAGATAGCCGTTGTATATCCTTAAGAACTGCTGGATCATATCCAGTCTAGTATCATAAGGTAATGCGAATACGAAAGCTTTTCTCTGTTCCGGCATATGAAATTAGTTTTCAGCAAAACTACTTAAAAAAAATATCGTTGTCAAAAAATTTTGCCATAATCAACATAATATATGCTGACTAGCATGTATTTACGAGAATCCAAAGGGAAAAAGCTGGTGGGGTAGTACGAACGAAGTCATGTATGTCTACGGCTGGCTACGATGGCGAGGACAGTGAAGTTCACGTACGCTACGCGCGTGGACGGCAGGGGACAGCCTTATCCTGCCTCACGGGATGCGACCGCTCCCTTTTTCTTTTTGGCTTCTTATCGTCCCATGACATAGCCCAAGGCATCCAAAGGGAAAAAGGTTGGTGGGGGACGTGCAGGGACAGCTAAGGTAAGGCTACCGCCGTCATACCGGACAATGCCGCCAGAGGTTCGCTATTGACATGGACGGCAGTAGAGTTGTGTTATCCTGCCGGAGCGTGAGCGACCGCATATGACCTTACTTTTTCCCTTTGGATTACTCCCTTCCCAAGCTATGGGATATAAAGCCAAGGGGAAATGGGAGGTCTTGGGGCGATGGAGCCTGCCGTAGAAGATACGGACGGCCGGAGCGTGAGCGACCGCACATGACCTCGCTTTTTCTTCTTTGGCTTTTGCTCCACCCGATCCCCCTACCGGGGTTCCGGCTTCCGGTATAGGATACGGCTTCTACCAGGTTTAGCCTGCGGTATCCTGCCTGACGGCACCATACCTTGGCGGTAAAAAGCAATGTTTTATTAAATAGAGACTTTAAGTGGAGTACACAGGAACTCGACGTCAGGAGAGGTTCTGTGTACGGATAGAGATATTAGTAAGTAAAATATATTTATAGAGTTAATTATATTTAATAATATACCTATTAACGCGCGCGTAACAAGTAGGTTGAGAAAAAACCATCGTTCACGCGCACAGCGTTTTACGGACATCACCTACCCTCCTTAAACAACAAATGGGCGACCTTCACAGGCTACCCATCCATCCGAATAACTTGTTTCGTATTGATAAAACTTGTATATTCGCAGAAAATAAAAAAAAACCTCATGGAGACAAAGGTATCACTTTTACAGAAAACAAAATCAAATTTCGATAAGATTCTTACCGAAGCATATATCCCAAAAGATATACAAGCAAAAAAAGATGAGCTTGGATGCCTAAGGCTTCCAGCAGGATCACTTGTCTGTCCAGTAGATTACAAACCTGTAACTAATAAGGACGGGAAGAAGGTTACGGCCGTAAAATACTCGAACAAGAAAGATAATATAAGAGGTTCCGGTATGGTTATAGAAAAGAAGTGTAAGCAGGTAACGGCTTATCTTTCTATCATAAATGTACAGAAGCATGTATTTTTAAGAAATAGGATGAGAGATGGTTACCGTGACCGTATCGAGATCAATACCGATGATTTTATAGATATCCTATCCGATGGCATAGCTTATTTCTGCTACAAACATGTTATAGAGAACTGCCATGAGGATATAGACTATCAGCTAAAGACGCTTAAGGCTTACGCAGAGGGCGAGATAAGAATAGCTTTATCTGATATCATGACCTACTCGTATAAGGCTAAGAAGAATGAGGATACGAAAGAAATATTCGTAGGTAAGAAAAGATCCGTATACAAATGTCTGGATAAGAATTTAAGCTCAGACGAAAGACGGAATATGGCTAACAAAAGCCGGAAACTTGATCGGGTAAGAATCCTTTCAAAAATAATATTCAGGGCCAGAACCAGAAACGTACATCATATATACAAAGTAACTAAAAGAAAGACAGTTAAGTTTAATGTATCATACCTTCTTAATGAGTTGAATAATAAGCTTATAGGAATAGGTATGCGTGAGATATCGCAATCCACTATATACAGATACATAAGCATGTTCTTAGATATGTGTAAGAAGAGTATATCCGATTTGTATGACGAGGTAAAAAAAAACAATGGAATAGCGAATGCCAAAGACAGGAAGAACGTAACTATCGGACACCTAAGATTATTCTACATAGGGAGAAAAATACATATCTTAATATCATCATACTACATAATAGATGTGTTTTTAGGAGAAAAATATGCTAAGATGATCAATGATGGGTATTTAAAAATCAGCCAATAAATCATACATTTAAGTATTGTTATCAATTATTTATATTTATTATTAATACGTATTCATATCTTTGTGTATTATTAATTTTAAACATGAATAGATATGGTACTTGATTTTGATTTTTTCTTGTTAAAAGACGATAAGGTTATACAGGCTATGGCTGATATGGTTCAGGACATCGTAGATAAGAGTGAGAATGTAATTATAAATAACGATTTCGTATCACAATTTACTTCCGGTCTCGATAAAAATCTATTTGATATAAGATATAAAAATGGATTGATATATAATAGTAAGGATTATAATATGTATGCTAGCAAAACCATAAGAGTATCCATTAAAGATGGTGATATAGATAACATAAGTACCGACGACGATGAGTATTATGATAATTTATTTAACGATAAAGAGGATTTTGGAGAAACTAGAGATATAATAACTATTTCTTTTCGTGATTGTTATGATAATGATGCGGTTTATTATATCGAAGAGGTGGAGATACTTTCTAGTTTTAGTGTAAAAACATGTTTGGATGAGCAAGATAGACAATCTGAGTATAAGATATAAAATTTAATATTTACATATTATTCACATTTATTTTTAATAGTTAATTATAACTATTCGTATCTTTGTACCATAAACCTAAAAAGATATGGTAAAAGAAGATTTTAAAAATGAAAACGACCTCCTTCGTCATATTATGACGGTGGATAAAAACGTAGAGCAGGGTCGTGCCTTGAAGAAGATTTTCACCACTAGGGAGAATCTGTTTATTACCGGTAGAGCCGGTAGTGGTAAAAGTACGTTCATGAGACGTATCGTAAAGTTCTTGGGTAAGTGCGTTATCGTAGCCCCGACTGGAGTAGCGGCGTTGAATGCCGGTGGACAGACCATTCATTCGTTCTTCTCTATAAAGAACGATCCTTATATCCCTTCTATCGATAGAGGTATGTTGTCTAATAAGGTGGATGTAAGTCTGTTTGTGAAGAAGAAGATCAAGAATCTTGATACTATCGTTATCGACGAGATCAGTATGGTAAGGCCTGATTTACTTGATGAGGTAGCTGACGTACTTAGACAATGCAGGCGTAGCAAGGAACCTTTCGGTGGAGTTAGATTGATTATGTTTGGAGATCTATCACAACTACCTCCTGTGGTGACAGCAGATGATTTTATCGACAGATATTATGAGAGCCGGTTCTTTTTCTCATCAAAGGCATTAAGAGCCTCAGGATTCTCGGTCATTACATTCGAGAACGTATTCCGTCAAAAAGATCCTCAGCTTCTTTCCGTGCTTGAGGATATAAGATGTGGGGTTATTACCGATGAGTCAAGACAGATATTGGATAGTAGGGTCAAGTATCCGGACAATATGGATAATACTATAATTATATGCTCAACTAACAAAGAGGCTTATGAGATAAATAAGACTAATCTTGATAAGATCAATAATAAGGTATTTAAGTTCGATGCTACTGTATTCGGGGAGAAGCCTGTAGCGCCCTGCGAGGATGAGCTTATAGTAAAGGTAGGAGCTAAGGTCATAATAACCAGAAACGGCAACGGGTATGTCAATGGCTCGATGGGTATCATAACCAGCATAGATACTGTTGATGAGACGATATATGTTCATCTAGATAACGATACTGAGGTGGAGATAACCAAAGAGAAGTGGGAGAAGATGAAGTACAAGCAGGTAGATGATTCCCTTGAAGGCATTTCTTGCGGCTATATAATACAATATCCATTGAGGTTAGGATACGCCATAACTGTCCATAAGTCCCAGGGAATGACTTTGGATAATATATTTGTAGACATTAGTAGAGCCTTCGAGATAGGACAGATATATACCGCTCTTTCAAGATGTAGGTCAATAGATGGTCTTTATCTAAAATCAGTTCCTAAGGAAGATATGGTACTGCTAAGCGATAAGATATCTGACTTCATAGATAAGGTGGATGAGAATGAGGGTGTTTTGAATCCGGAAAAGATATCTGATATCGGGAAGGATATGATCAAGAAACAACAGGATTTGTTTAATTTCGATGAATACGGGTTATAATGGCTAAGAAAGAACTTTTTTCAGACGTAGATGAATTAGTATCATCTTTAAATAAAGAGCTTGGAGAAGGCTCGATAATGAACTTCGGTGACGATAAGCCTATAATATCCATACCAAGGGAAAGCACTGGATCGCTGGTGGTGGATAAGGCCCTCGGCGGCGGATGGGCGGTAGGCCGGATTCATGAGCTGGTCGGGATGGAATCTTGTGGCAAGACTATGATGTGTACGTTAAGTATGATCGAGTTCCAGAAAAAACATCCAGATAAGTTGGTAGCTATAATAGACGTGGAGAACGCTTTCGATATTGAGTACGCTAGGAAAATGGGATTAGATATAAACCGGTTTTTGATCTCCCAACCAAGCTACGGGGAGCTGGCTATTGACATCACAGCCAAGTTAGTCGAATCCGGGAAGGTCGGATTTATTGTCGTAGATTCTGTAGCCAATCTGGTACCGAAGAAGGAGATAGAGGGCGATATGGAAGACAGCAACATGGGATTGCAGGCTCGTTTGATGTCTAAAGCCATGAGGGTTCTTACAGGAATCGTAAACAAAAGCGACTGTGTTCTGGTATTCATCAATCAGTACCGAGAGAAGATCGGTGTTATATACGGCGATCCTAAGGTAACGACCGGAGGTAACGCCCTTAAGTTCTATGCCTCTATCCGTATGGAGATGGCGAGAAAGAAGGTTATATTAGGAGAGGACGGATCTTCAGTAGGTCATGAGGTTAGGATAAAGGTTCTGAAGAACAAGACAGCCGTTCCGTTCCAAATAGCAGAGACAGCCTTGTATTATGGCGTTGGGTTTGATAAGGAACTTGAACTTTTGAAGTTATGCGAGGAAACCGGTATCTTTACCCGTAAAGGATCATGGTACTGGTACGGGGATGTCCGGGTAGGAAATGGGGTGGATAATACGTTAAGTATCATGAGAGATAATCAAGAATTGTGTCAAGAGTTAAGAACTAAATTGAATTTGTAATCATGGCAATAGGAGTAAAATTTGTAGACGTAATACCATCCAGCGTAGAGAACGCTGTCGAGGTTAAGAAGGGGGATGTAAAGAACTATCTGTTCGTAGGTATTCCCATGAGTGAATTTATCGGGAAGAGATATGAGTATGAGGGATTCATATACATGTGCCTACAGGGTGTCACCGGTGGTACGGAACTTGGCGGCGATATAGCCATAGCCGTATTAAGACCGGTTCGACCAGCGACAGGACAGGCTTCTTATCATTTGGTATCGTATACGCCTCTCACATATACGAGATCTGATGTAGCGATATTACTTAGAAATGGCGATTTTAAGGTTGTTAAACGAGACGATTGTAATCTTATCTAATATGGGAACATATATCTCGATAAAATCAACGGTAAACGCATTCAGGTACGGTATTGATCCTATACCTGAATGGTTCGATAAGATATCTAACAAGACCGATGAGGTTGATGTTATGGTTGAAGGGAATAAGGTAAAGGCATTGGATATAAGGCTAGAAAATGGCATTCTACGGGCTTTTTACGGTTATTATATAGGTATGTATCCGGATGACTCAATACAGGTGTTCAGACCGGAGGATTTCCATTCATTATATACGTTGAAGTTATGAATATATCAATAGGTATAGATCCGGGTATAGACACCGGAGGATTGTCCATGATCCCGGAGAACGGGGAGATTAAGGTAATTATGACTCCAAGGATATCGGCTAAGGGGGATATAGACCTTAGGGCTATATCAAGCTTCCTCCTAGATGCCGCTGACAAGATCCAAGAAGAGGGCGGTGGGACGCTGGCGATCGCCGTCGAGGACGTCCATAGCATCCACAACAGCTCGGCAGCCAGCAACTTCACCTTTGGCGGGAGACGTCGGGAACCAAATGCGCTTTTTGCGATGATGGTGGAGATGATGGAACGATACGGATCGCACCCTGATGTCAGGTTCATGTTCGAGGAGGTGCAACCAAAGACCTGGCAGAAGGAGCTTCATACGACAGCCGATCGGGTGTATACGGCGGCTAAGCTGGATACGAAGGCTACCTCCATCCGATGCGCCATGCGCCTTTTCCCTTTGGTTTCTTTCGTGAAACCATGGTCAGGAAAAGGAGTACAACCTACTAAGATACAAGACGGAATGTGTGACGCCACGCTTATAGCCGAGTATATTAGACGTAAGTTTAAACTATTTTAATACTATTAAGTATTTATTGTATTTGTATTAATATAATTATGATTATATTTGCGATGTAATAAAAAGTTGTTCGTTATGCTTATAAGATGCTTGTCGAAGTCATTAAATGAGAAGTTGGGTAAACTGGAGACGGTGGTTAAGAACGCCGGTTCCAACTCCCTTTATAAGGATCTTAAGATAGATGTTGTCAATAATCTGGCTTATATCACTTCCGTAAATGCCAAGGTATGTGTTATAGAGCGATTGGAGGTAGAGGCTGACTCTAACTTCTCTTTCTTGGTAGAGGCAAGCTCTTTTATTAAGTTCATGAAAAAACAGAAGAATTGCGAGATTACGATACTGCTTTCGGATAAAAAAGATCAGATAACGATCCGCTATGCTTCTGGTGAGTATAGTTGTCCGGCTTTTGATATCAATACATTCCCGCAGGTACATAAGATACTTGATGGAGGAATTAAGGTTAAGATGAGCGATTATGTTTCGGTTCTTAACAAAGCCAGCGATTATACGGAGGTAGATGACTTTTATCCATGCATCGAGAATGTGGTAATTGATATTGATGATATTAATATTAATATAGTAAGTACGGATAGAAATACTATTTACAGGTATTTTGTCCCTAATCAGGATAAGGTAGAGAAGATGTTTATCCCGGTATCGAACGAATCCGCGATATTGCTCGATAAGCATATCAATAAGTCATCGGATATGTTGTCTATAAAAGTGGACGATACTAAGACTTATTTCTCTACGCCTGATATGGATATGTATGAGACCCATTTTGAGGGTAATTATCCAAATTGGAGGTTCGTGGACGAGCATTTTGTCAAAACAAGTACCTATGTCTTTGATAAGGATCTACTCGTCCAAGCCCTCCAAAACAATCTTAAGGTAAATGAGTTCGATCATTGCAAGTTGATATTTACCGATAAAGGATGCGGTATTATGTCAGAGAACCCGTCTTCCGGTAAATCATGTAAGGAGAGACTTGCTTCTTTGTCTTATCATGGTGAAGATATTATATGTAACGTATTATGTGGAAGATATCTTGGTATTATAAAAAGCGTCTCATGTAATAGGGTGGTTATCGAGCATGATCATAAATCTCATTTCAATAAGGTTTATGGGGAGGATAATAAGAACGAGTATTTCTTGTCATCATCTGTTATTGTTTAATATTTAAAAATATATAAAATGGGAGTTAGAGAAAATTCATCAGGTGGTAATAACCATTACTTTAAAGTAAGTGGTAGCGGATTATTATATCAGTCATCAAGAGAACCAAAGGAAGGTTTCGAGGAGCATATAAACGAGAAGACCGGAGCCGTTTCTTATTGGAGGGTATTCTGGAACGGTATCGAAGGTTATTTGTCTGATATCAATGTGCGAGAAGTGGAGTTCAATGGGATAAAAGCCAAATACGTGTCCATAAAGATAAGTGATGAGGATGGTAATTATTTCATAAACGTTCCTTTGATGACTCAAAAAGGAGGTATCAATAATTACGTTAAGTCACTGGTAAGGTACTTGCCTAATATAGACCTGAAACGTAAGGTGGTGATCAATCCTGCTCATGCTAAGAAAGGGGATCAATATGCTCCCGGTAATTTCTTTATCTCATACGCAAGGGAGACTCCTGACGGTAAGGACGAGCTTATCCAGCAATATTATAAGAATGGGCAGAATGGATGGCCTGACAGGGTTGAGAGTACTGATATAATGGGGAATAAGAAGTTTGATTATACGACCCAAGACGCTTTCGCTTATCAGGTACTTAATAAATATATCCAAAGTATTAAAGCGGATGGCGTGAGACCGGTTCAGTCTCCAAGCCAAAACAACGCTGGTGAGGCTATAACGCAAACGCCCCCACCGTCATACGCTACGCAGGCTCCGCAGCAGCCAGCCCAAGCACCTTTTTTTGGAGGTCAGCAGCCGCCACAATATCCTCCTTTTGGAGACGATAGTGACATGCCTTTTTGATTAACTAATTGAAAATGAATAATTTAATGGAAAGTAATTTTAATATATCTACTAAAGTGAACCGTGTCTCGATGCCTACCCAAAATAAGGTAGATACGGTTATGAAGAACTTAGGGCATCGACCTTGTGTAGCGTATTCCGAGGAAAAGAATATGTATTATAAGGATGGAGAATGGGTAGCGTCAGATCTTGACGCTACTATCTTACCTCTTAGGGAGATGTTCGAAAAGACATCTGATTTGAAGTTAGGATTGAAGATCGTTTATTTAATAATAAAATTATAGTATGGCTACGATTGAAGATATCAAAAAACTTCTGGAGAGTAAGTCATTTACATCAGCCAGAGATCTTGAAGAATTTGAGGAAAAACCGGATGATAAGCTTGATGAGGTTCACATGAATTGCGATCCAATGGTAGGGATAGTTGAGAAAGATGGTAAAATTTTTCTCAACTCTTTAAAATTCTCTAAGGCATGGAACTCATTGGGGAAGGATATTCCTATCAAGCAAGGTAATGCCTTCCCGTTGGGTCAAGGTGATGTTCTTGATATAGACACAGGCATATCGGCCTCATTCCCGGATGATACTGTCGGGATGGTTATGATGCTCCCATCGTTCACCAACGATACAGGCCTCACTTTGGTAGGATCACCGTTCGTTTTCTCTAATAACGAGAATATTACGATCAGAGTCTCTAATGTCCGTAAGGATATAGCTATAGTCGAGAAAGATAAGCATATAGCTGAGTTAATTATAGTCGGCAAGATAAAGGCCGATATTCGTAGAACTTATAAAAGTGTTGAGGATGTTCGGATTGAAGATAGTAAAGAGTAGTTATATAAATACTCTAAAACAGGATCTTGATGAAGCTATTAGCTATTCAAGTAGATTAAAAAGAAATTATGAGGATGCTCGTAGTAAGATAACGGAATTGGAGGAAAAAGAAAGATATCTTAATACGCTTGTGGATTCTCTTGATATGGATATAGAATCAAAGGATTCTCATATCGTTAAGATGGGGAATGAGCTTAGTAAATCAAGAGATCTATATAATGAGTCGGTAAAAGAGAAAGAGACTCTTAAACGGGCTTATATGGATATAGAGAAGAAACATAAACTATCATCTAAATTACTCGATGAGGCTAGAAGAAGGTACAAGGAAATAGAGGAGCAAAATAAGGCTATGTCAGATCGTATCCAGTATCTGGAAAATCATATTGATCCTGAGGCTTTAGATGGTGATGTGTCTGATGAGGTTATTGTTGAGGAGGATAAGATGGACCCTAATTCAGGTCATATCGATATACCTGAAAATAATATCTCTGAGGTTACTGGTACCGATGCCGGCAATGACGTAAATGTCGAGAATAAAACTGAGGAGAAGAAGAAATCTAAGAAACGTAAAAAGACTAAGAAAAATGAATAAGATCTTGTTTTTCTTGTTAACGTTATTTACCTTAGCGGCTGTCGGATGCAGTACGTCAAGAACCTACTATACGGAATATGATACTACTGATATATCTTATGTGGTGGATTCCATAGTGTCTTCCGGTACCGTGATGGGCCAATGGAAGGAGTGGCGGTTTACGCTGGATGACGGCCGGGTCGATAACTTTGGTTTCACCGCCCTGTACGACGCCAAGGGAAAAGCTAGAGGGTCAATACAGGTTAGGCAAAGATCCGATACGTTTAATATCAAGATAATAGACTATCATAAAAAAGATAAAAAATGAGTTACGGACTAGGTTACATACCATCACCAGCGGATGATAGGGACGCTATCATGAATATGCAACATGAGGCTGTTCCTGATGAGTATAAGATCAATAATGTCGATAGCGTGGTAGATCAAGGTTCTTCCCCTATTTGCGCAGCCGTAAGCCTGGCTGAGATCCTTAACTGGAGAAAAGCTATAAAGGATATCAAAAGACCAGCTAAAATATCTCCTTACGATATATATGATCTGAGAGAGGATAAGGACCAGGACGGGATGGTTCTTCGTGATGCTATCAAGTCTATCAAGAACGTAGGCGTAGATGGGGAGAAAATAAACAGTTACGCTAGGATCATAGATCCGGTATCAGCTAAGGTAGCGTTGATGCTGAATGGGCCTCTGGTTATAGGTCTGTATTGCTATAATTATGGTAATCGGTTCTGGCAAGGCCAAGGACAGAACTTGGGAGGCCATGCCGTTATCCTCACCGGCTGGGATAAGGCCGGCTTCGTCCTACAGAACAGTTGGGGGACGGGATGGGGTAGGTCTGGTGTAGAGACGTTCCCGTTCGAGGATTGGTGCTATATGCTAGAATGTTGGACAATAGTTTCATAACTTTACTATATAAACTTCGAGAAATTCCGTACCACATCCTCTTGTGAAAGACGATGTGGTATATTTAGGACCCGTAGCTCAATCGGTAAGAGCAATTGGCTCATAACCAGTAGGTTGTCGGTTCAAGTCCGGCCGGGTCCACAGTTGGATTAATAGAATTTGTCATTAGGTTTAGAGTTTAGATTTATGTAGTGTCCTTGTCCGGGAGGATCAGGACGCTTAAAGGGGAGTTAATTTAACGGATAGAATTTACGATTCCTAATCGTAGCGTGGATAAGGGTTCGATTCCCCCACTCCCCACATGGTGTTTTCTTAAACATATTCCCGTAGGTCGGTAATTAACGATAACCGGTAGACAGCCTACGGGAATCAATAAAATCCTACGTGCTTGGGATCGCTTTCAGTTCTATTTTTCGTGTGTATCTATAGGAGGGTAGCACGACCCTCCTTTTTATAATAACTATTTGGGATGGATATTAATCAGATAAAAAAGTACCTGCCATCAGGATGGGATGTGGTTGATCTAATAGATCACGGCATAATCGATCTTGATATTATGAACGGAAAGATGATGGGTGAGTATGTGGCTGTGTTGATGATAAAATCTTATGATAAGACCAATGGTCATATCTTAACCACTTTCTCGTTCCATGATAAGGATATGGATAAGTTGAGGATGTTGATAGGTAATGCTATAATGGCGGTAGGATATAGGAATAATCCTCTTACTGGAGATGGGAACACGGCGATCAAATAAAGGTACTGAATACACTGAGAGAGGGATATTGGATATCCTTAACAGACAGTTCTTGGTGTCTCCCAGATGGATTATAAACAACTTATATGTCTATAACTGGGAGTCTGATTATTTGGCTATAACTAGATCCATGTACGCCTATGAGGTTGAGGTTAAGATCTCATTAGCTGACTATAACAAGGATTTCGAGAAGGAAGGCAAGCACCAAGTAATGCAAGGCTGGTTCGAGGCCCGGAAGCAAGCCCTATACGAGACCGGGGACTGGGTCAGGTACGGCCGGCCCAACTACTTCTACTACTGCGTGCCGGATGGGTTGGTGGATCCAAAGGACGTACCTCCTTACGCCGGACTGGTTTATGTATCTGGCAGGAATATTAAGAAGGTTAAGGAAGCCCCTATCCTGCACCGTGATAAATTTGACCCAGAAGCTTATAAGATGGCAGATAAATTCTACTATAATTGGTGGAATGAGAGACGTAAGGCTAGACAGATAGAAGGGAAGGATATGAAAGACGAGTTCAGGAAAAGCATGAAAAAGGTGAAGGAGAAGATAACCGTCGATGCCAAGATCAAGGCGATGGAGGCGTTCTGGAGCGTCTGCGATTACGCGTACTACCCGTACGGGGGAAGAGGGGTTCCCGGAATGAGACCCAACTGTTCCGCTTGTGGAGAGGAATGTAAATTACAATGCCCGAAGGGGAAAGAATTTAAAAATAAAATACGATGAGCAAGATTAAAGATTTATTGGCAAGAGCCATTTCGTTAGCCTCAGAGCAACCTATGAGTTATAACGAGGCGTTTGAGTTACTTGAGGATATAGATACGTGAAAGGTCAAGATATGGCTGGAAGAAGGAGCTAAGCTGCCTGAATATGATCATAAAGAGGATGCTTGCATGGATTTGTTTGTTAAGGATATAGAACTTGACGGTGGTAGGATTATATATCATACCGGTGTACATGTAGCATTGCCAGAGGATTATGAGATGGGAATCCGTCCACGTAGTGGTTTTACTAATAGCGAGCTAATTATGCAAAACGCCCCTGCTACTATTGATGAAGGATATAGTGGTGAGATTATGATAGTTCACAGAAAAATGGATAGGCATAGTCCTTATTATTGTAATGTCGGTGGTAAGGTAGCTCAACTTCTTATTCGTAGACGGGAACGTATCGTATGGGAAGAGGTAGAGTCATTAGAGGATCTTGGAAAGTCTGATAGAGGTGACAATGGATTTGGTAGTACAGATAAGATAAATAATGTATGATATGGAAAATAAAAATACGTCAACCACTACTAACGAGGGGTTGAAAGAAATCGATAAACAAATAAATCCTGTTATGTATGGATGGAGATGCCCTGTATGCGGAAGGGTATATTCACCTTTTACATCTATGTGCGCTTATTGCGGAAACAATAATAACTTTAATCGTATTACATGTAAATCGATATGAGCGGGAGAATTAAGATAAAGCCTAAGAATAAGGATAAGAAACCTAAGATCGATGTATTTAAGGTGATAGAAGACAGGTTTAAGAACATGAACGAGCTTCGGGATCTGATCGACATGGATCCAAAGAAAGGACTGGTCAGGATCCGGGACGGGGCCGGCTTCAGGGAGGTCGAGCGGGGCGGATGCCTGCATCGGAACTACCTTAACCTATTGGAGGAGGAGCTGGGAGCTAAACTATCAATAGATCTTATAGAAAGGTATATCAAAAGATAATAATATATTAAATCGTAAAATTATGAATAGATATGTAAAGAAACCAATTGCGATAGAAGCCGTAAAATGGAAAGGCTTTAATAATGATGAGATCAAGGATTTCGCTGGTGAGAGTGTTAAAATAGAAGTTATTAGGGAAGGTGACGCTGATAATGGGATACCTCCTTCTGTTGATTGTAGTATAGAAACCCTTGAAGGTGTTATGAAAGCCAATGTAGGTGATTACATCATCAAGGGAGTAAACGGGGAGTTTTATCCTTGCAAGTACGTAGTTCCTAGATACGACAGTGGCTAAATCACCTAGCTCATTAAGTATCTCATCATACATCTTATGTATCTCGTTGTTGAGGATAACCGTACTATCCCTTACATTTATCTTCTCGATATCGTCATCGCAGAAGAAGATCTTTATTTTATGTAGTATGTCTCTAAACATGATTGTAGTTTTGTTCCAAAGATATGAATTTTTGATATCCGGTCAAAGACAATACATGGAGAAGCCAAAAAGAACGGGAGGGGCGGTGGTAGGACGGGGGAGGCCCGGAAGGACGAGGTCTCCCTCCTTCCCTTGGGATTACACTATCCTTACCGTTACTAGATATTCACCATGAGAACTTTTCCCATAGGCATAAGATTTACATCCCGAACAAAGATCAGTTACTATACAATTATCGTTTGATATATAATCACCATCCCAACTTACATGACTTTCATCTAAAACCTGAATCTGTGATTCAGGTCTGTAAGTGAAATTAATGATCTTCCCAGGATCTTTTATCACCGTTACAGGAACAAAATTAGTTATCCTATTCCCGTATATCACCTTATTAGCCAACTCGCAATGCATACCCGAATTATATTGATACGTAAGGGTTCCCTCTATAATACCTCCATTTACGCCCAACATAACATTGTACTCATTTTTCGGATTTTGATATGATATCTGGCCACTTATGCTTATAGTTTTTATCTCCTTATCGCGATATATATCAAGATAAGATCCGTTAAAACCAAGTTTATATGGCTCCCCATCAATATATATATCTACAACGCCAAGACACATATTCTTGTTTATATTAACGCGGTAGTGGATCTTACCGGGAGAAGAAGTCCTGCGCCTAAACATACCCCCTCCTTATCTGAGGGTTAAAATATACCCCCCCCCATATATTTAACTTTTTTATTCATAATATGTTATGTTTTAATTATATCGCAAATATAATAAAATTAATGAGAAGGTCGTGAGGGGACGATGAATGGATTTGATGGGGATATAAGGGATATGTTGGGATGCGCATCACATGTAGAGGTATACGGGATTGCGGGGATATGAGGGATATGAGGGATATGAGGGATATGAGGGATATGAGGGATATGAGGGATATGCGGGATATGAGGGATATGAGGGATATGAGGGATATGAGGGATATGAGGGATATGAG